ACCCCAGCCGTGTGGTCTGCTTGCGCTTCAGGGACGGTTCTGGGGTGTTCAGGATAAGTATATATCTTTGTGCACCAAGTAGGAGTCGAACCTACAACATCTAGTTCCTAAGACTAGCGCCTCTACCAGTTGGGCTATTAGTGCGTGGTTGCGGGAGTGGGATTTGAACCCACGACCTAGAGCTTATGAGGCTCCCGAGCTTCCGAGCTGCTCTATCCCGCGATAAGAAACCCCCCTGGTGCGCTTTGAGTAGAGGCGTGGGAGGTGTTGTGTCTTAATTATAGCAGAAAGCCCCCGATTGCTCAGGGGCTTTCTTGCGTTGTTAACGCACCAGTTGAGGGTATATCCGCCTCAAACTCGGATTAGTTTGATTTTGTTCCGTCAGACCAGGTAACTGGATATGAAGGTAGTCCTGGGAAAGCGGCTCTAAGAGCAGCGAGTGCAGCGTCTTTATCAGCCTGTGTAACAGCAGCGTCAACTCCACGCAGAGCATCTATTTTTGCTACAGATACGTCTGGTAGACCAGCGGTTATCTGTGCCATTACTTCTGTTTCTTTTGCAGTTAGCATTTGTTTTCTCCTTAGTTCCAATTAATGGTGAGGCCTTGGGCGTATACCCAAGGGGGAACGCTTCCCAAGGACAAACCACTAGCTGCAGATACAAAGCTTCCACTAGGGTTTAGCTCAAATACTCCGTATACTAAGTACGGGCTTGACGCAAACTTAAATGTAGTTCCGTTAAGTGCGGTGTAGTCGTACGCACCCCACGCTACTACACCAGTAATGTGATATACGGTGTTTATGTCATTGTTAAGTGCGTTTCGTAAAGGCGAGTAGTCCACGCCTCCAAATAAAAATTCTGGAGCTCCAAAATAGCTACGCGACGCGTCTGCGTAATGAGAGTTAAAGCTGGCACCGCTGCCAAAAGAAATTGTGAAACTATTGGCGTAGCTTGGCGCACCAGATACCAGCGAGATTGTTGCTGGGCCAGCGATAGTGGCTGGGCCAGAAAAGTTATTAGTTACGGACATGTAAAGCCTCTCTTTGATAAGACTAACAGTAAGTCTAGCAGCTAAAGCACATCGTCCCCTCCTAAAAGGGGCCGATGTGTGACAGGTAGCGAATCCGTCAGTACTAATACTATCAGTTTAAGCGTCTTTAAGGATTCTATTGACTTTAGTTCCACAGGTAGCGCACTTGCTTTGCGCCACCAGTCTGCCTGATTGGGTGTTGTTCACCTTGTAAAAAGTATAATTTTCCGCCTTCTTACACTTAATACAGAACATGACCATCTCACTTTGGGTAGAAGAAGGCTTAAACTTCACCAAAGCTAAAGAAATCGCCGTTGTAACGATTATGAGCGCATACCCAAATATACTCCTCATGTCAGACACCAGATAATCAGACACATGATAGCTATGCCCGTCACCAGCGCCAGAGGCAACCACTCATCATTCTTCATCAGTATCCTCCTCTAACCGCAATACATAGCCGTTCTTAGCGCAATAATGTACCACATCACTGAGTGAGGCTTGGAGAAGGAAGTCCAAGGCAACTTCTACCAAGGCAACCTCTTCGCGCAGCTTCTTCTTTTTTCCCATTATCTACTCCTTAACAATCAGCGCTATTAGGTTGAGTGGTTATAGCGTTATCGGTTTTATATATCATAGTGGTTCCATCGCAAAACTTAGAGACACCATCAGGCAAAGTTACTACAGAACTCTTAGGGTCTGGCGTTACAGTTACTGGCGGATTGTGCGGTTCGGGCGTTCTTATTGAGCGGTCGTGAATAGGAATAATTACGAAAGTAATAACAGCCGCAAGAACGGCTCCACCAAGAGCAATAAGTATAGAGGGTCCGCCGTTTCCGTTTGGGTCACCCATTATGCGTTCTCCTTCTCTGTGACTCGGTTAGTTGACCACTCCATATAACGATTGTGGAAACAGTTAAAGCAGTATTTACCCCACTTGTTGAAGGCGTTTAGCTCTGTACGGCAATCAAGGCAGTTCACCCTAACTCCTTCTCAATGGCTCGAATAGTGGGGCAGGGATACGGAAATTCAATTCCACATTCTTCGCAAGTGTTGCTAGTAGGGCGAAGTTCTCCGCTTACGCTCCAAGATTCTCCGTGATGTTTATGCAATTCCACTACTGCACGAAGGGCAAGTAAAGAACGAGCAGGAAACCATTCACCACAGGCACTAGCAAAACCGCCTTGGTCAATGTCTTTATTTATATGTTCTAGCAATTCATCGTGTGTCATTACCAGCCTCCTAAGCAATCGTTGGAATGTGTATGTATAGAGTACTGAAGTAAGTACGCGCCCTTGGTAGGGGCAAAGAGCTCGGTGTTACAGGCACCACACTTGCCAGACCACTCTTCGGCAAAGAAATCATAGGTCATAGGAGACCGTCTTTCCATATTTCAAATGTTTGATGGGCGCTAATACGCTCTGGTTGAGAGCGTCGACAGTCTTCCTTATGGGTATTAGACGCGTCTTTACCACTTAGCTCAGAAACATTTGTAGAGCAGTTGCATCCTGCAATAAGCAGTACCGTGTTGTCTAAAGTGAATTCGAGTAGCTTAGTCACCGCAACCACCCACCTTATCTGATACATAGCCGTGCATCCGCCACCAGAAGCGGTTCTTCCAGTAGCGTAGATTCTTTTTGCGCTTCTGTACAGTTCCTGTGCCACTACCAATAGACCACCACTCAAGGGGACGATAGTTCATGGCTGTGGAGTACTCCACTAGAGTAATGGTGTGATACGGCTCTATCTTTTCCGACGGAGGCGTATTTGGTGTATGTACCGCGCTCCCAGCAGTACCGAGCGCTATGCGAGAGGCGTAGCGGGTAGCGTTGTTATAGCCATTGCAATAGTCTTTGTTATCGGAGCAGGCGCAGGTGCCATCGGCTATCTCGTTGGCTATCTGCTGGCGAAGCTCTGAGAGCTCTATAGCGAGTGTTTTATTCATTTGACCCACTTGCGCTTGGCGGAGATATACCCGTAGATACCAAGACCAATGCCCAATATGTCGGCAAAGGCGATGACTGCTAATAAGACTTTAACGTACATTGTTGACCCCTATCGGCGCCTCTGGCAACTCGTGCATGGGTCGCAGTTCTGTACGAGGAACATACCACGTGCTCTCGTTGTACTTCCACTCTGCTCTCTTGGCATCTTTTCCATACATCCATCCAAGGGCGGTATAGGGAGCACCCTTCCATTCAGGGCCGATTCTCTTCGTTTTACGTCCTAGACCACCTGCCATCAGTACATAGATGAGCTCATCGCTATCTCTGCTGGTGATGCGAAGGCCCCGTACTGCATCGGAAAATACTGGGAACTGTGGTGGAAAGGCATATCTCACCTCTCCAAAGCCTGGAATATCTAACTCTGTCTTGAAAGTATTCTCAGAGGGCACGAAATCTTTTAGGCCCAGCATTCTAGCGAAGGCAATCTCACTACCCGCGCAAATCATATGTTGGAAGGCTTCCCATACATCGCCTTCGGAATAATTGACATTAGCCTCTGGACGCGATAAAAAGCGTAGCTGTCTCTCCCAGCCTACCCGTGCGGCTACTGCTTCCTCTTCTACACTCAAAAAATAATCCACGTTTCCCCTTCTTCCTGTGCGATAGTTGCATAATCCTTTAACTCTTGCAGCTTCTCACTCTTCTTCTCCGTCACCTGTTCAGCAACAGAAATCATTGCTCGTAGGGCGGTAATTGATAAAGACTCCATACCTGCACAGTATCACAGGGCGCCGAATTTCATAAACTCGGCTACTACTTCTGCACAATGAGCGATACCTGTTACTGACACCTGGCCTCAATCCTGAGAATTGCCTGAATTAACCCTGGGGGGTGTCTGTGTGTGTAGATAGCCTGTGGATAACTCGTTGTGGACAACACGGTGTGGATATGTCGGTGCTTGACACTTATTCAGCCTAGTATTACTGTGCTCTTAGTGGACAACACGGTTCACTAATTAGACGGGGGACACAATGGCAAAGGTAGACATGCCAGGCGTTCGTAGCTTGCAGAAGCTATGGACAACTATGGTCGAGCAAGGACACGACCCTATCACAGCGGGTCAGTGGATTAACGGCGCATTTGGCGCAGATTACGAAATCTGCGACTTCTGCAACAAGTACGGCGCGGATGTTTACGAGTACGACATGGGCTCGACCGCAATTTGCTCGACCTGCGAGGACAACCAACCAACAATCAACGACCTAGTGAAAATGGAGGTGGAGGCGTGAGCGCCTTCACCTTCCCACGCACCGACAAGACCTACAAGGTTACTGTCGAATTCAGCTTCTACGCCGAGGACGAAACCGAGGCGCAGGAAATAATCAAGTACCAGATTCGACGCCCAATCAACACCGACCTAGTTTCGGTGGACGATGTGACGATGGTCGAGGTTCCCGAGTGAAGCTAGCTCTAGTGTTGGGGGCGGTTCTCACCGCCCTCATCACACACCTGTTCTTCACCCCTCACTATGGAAACTGTCAGCCAACTGACATCGGCAAGACCTGTACACTCACTCATTACACTCTCAAGGAAGGCAAATAATCATGGACCCACGATTTACAATTGCAGATACTTATAAGAAATTGCAAAAGGCGGGAATTTCTTATAAGGAGTTCGAGGCAGAACTAAACAACTGCGGCGGACCCGAGAACGCTTTTAGAATCTGCTGGAAGTACCAAGACATGGCAGAGGATTCCTGCGCATGATGACCGATTTAGAGTGGATTCTCTTTCAGCTCAATGGAGTTCTGACGGGAAGCCTGACCACCGAGCAGAAGCTCGCCAAGCTCACCGAGCTAGTGGCTAATTGCTCAGAGGAGATAGGGCTAAGCGTATGATTATCCTAGTAGCGATAGCAGTAGGAGTCTTCGGGGGGTGGCTAGGCTCACTAGCCCCCTCAGTAGAGGATGAAGCACAGATTTAGCCCCCGCTAAAACGACAAGCCCGAGAGCCGTTCCTCTCGGGTTTTGTTGTTTCTTGAGACTTTCCTGAGAATTACCTGAGCGCAAAAGTTTGTGTTGGTGGTTGATATGTGTGGTGTATGTGCCTATGCCAGCCAGCGGCTTGTCTCGCTACGCTCGCCAACACAAACATTCGGGCAATTCGGACATTTCAGGCTGTGGATAAGTCGCTGTGTATAACTAGCTGTGGAGAGAGAAGGTACTTGCATTCTCTACTAATGAGAGTAATGTTCCTCTTGTCGCTAAACGGCGAATTTTAATACAGAAAGGCAAGGCTCATGGCTCACGATTTAGAACAGGGTAACGGTCAGACCGCATTTGCACTACGCGGAGAACCTGCATGGCACAATCTAGGAACCGTATTCGACAAGGATGCGGACATCACAACGAAGCAAATGTTAGACCTCGCACATCTCTCCAATTGGAATGTTCGTCTAGAGCCCGTTTCCTATCCTGAGGGCTACACCACTGTCAAGGACGCTTATTCGGTTGTCCGTAATCACCCATTCAACGGCAATCCCGATGTTCTGTCGGTCGTAGGCGAGCGCTACAAGGTTGTCCAAAATGAGGAACTCTTCTCATTCGGTGACGGCATGCTAGACGGTGGCGGGGCATGGGAATCGGCGGGTTCTATCAAGGACGGTCGTGTCGTGTTCGGCTCAATCGTTATTCCGCGCGAATTTATCCTCGACCCTAGCGGAATTGCCGATAAGACAGTTTCCTATCTGCTTGTCCATACATCACATGACGGCTCGACCGCTCTACAGGCGAATGTAACGCCAATTCGCGTGGTCTGCCAGAATACCCTCAATATCGCGCTAGGCTCTAGCAAGCAATCTTTCAAGGTTCGCCACACTCAGACAATCGGCGGACGCATGGAAGAGGCACGTCGTGTACTAGGCTTAACATTCTCCTACATGGACGATTTCCAGAAGCTGGCGCAAAATCTATTCGAGAGCGAGATTACTAATGCCCAATTCGACAAGCTTGTTGCAGGGCTCTATCCAAAGCCTGATGAAGCTAGCAAAATGGCAACCACTAAGTACACCGACAAGCTCGACACCATCCACAATCTCTATAAAGTTGCAGCAACGCAAGACGGAATTCGTGGCACGAAATGGGGAGCGCTCAACGCGCTCACAGAACGAGTTGATTATTTCCGTACAAGCCGAACAGGAGACAATAAGTCTCTCATGGCTTCTGCCAGCGGATTCGACGTCCAGACCAACGCTGAAAAGAACAAGATTCTAAAAGCGGTCATGGCACTGTAACAAGATAAGTAGAGGGGCGGGGAAACCCGCCTCTCACCTAATTCTCAGACACGCCCGAGCGCGTTGCAGAAAAGTTTGTGTTGGGTGGCTGGGTGGGGTGGTGGTTGTTTCCTTTAATACTTTCGTAGCTCGCTTACTCGCTTCGACACAAACATTCGCAAAACGGACATTTCGGGCTGTGGATAACCTGGTGTGGATAAAGATATACACAGGGCGAGAGTTATTGACTTCTACGATAACAAGAGTATTGTCCTCTCTGTAAGGCAAATAACTACTACAGAAGGAGAGAATGATGATTCAGTCACCATTCACGTCACAGGAAGTCCGTAAGCTGTTCGTCCTCGTCTGCGCTTCACCAGATATTGAGATGAAGGAAGCCATCGAGCTTCTCAACAAGTTGGATTCTTTGCATATCGCCACCAAGGGCGTCGAATATTATGAAAGTCAGGGGGTGTGAGGTGAAAACACTGGCGGATTTTAAGCGCGCACTTACTGTAGGCACTGAAGTAGAACTACTTAGCTTAGCAAAGAACGTCAAGGGTGGGCGCTTGCAGGTTGGTATGGTGCGCCGAGTCACCAAGGCAGATACCACTGGCGTGTACTTGCAAACCGAAGGACTCGAAGGTCGAGGTTCATTCTTAGGTTGGGATAAGGCTAAAGATTGGGTGTTTGACGGCGATAGGGCTATTAATATCGTCTGGGGCTATTCATACCGAGTATTGAATAAAGAGGGCAGCTAATACTTAGCTAAGTTGAGGGGCGAAAGCCCCTCAGCCAATTCTCAGGAAAATGTTTGTGTTGACCGAGCGAGCAGCGAGGGCAATCAGTGGCTGGCATGGGCATATACCTGCATATATCAACCGACACAAACAATTCGGACATTTCAGACAAATTGGGCTGTGGATAACTCGTTGGGGATAAAGTTATACACAAGGGGAGAGTATTTGACATATCTATAGAAAGCGATAGTCTTCTCTTTGTAAGGCAAACAACCACTCTAGAAAGAGAGTAAAGGCAAAATGGCAAAACTTCTACCACGCTTTGAGGTAAAGGTTACCGCAGAGTATCACTACGAGTCCGAGGACTTTGATACCGAAGGCAACCTTACCCGCGAAACTGTCGAGAATGACGCAAGTATCGCTTTCTACGACAATGTTAATAATGCCGAAATCTACTCAACCGAGATTACCAAGTCTTGGTTCGAGTGCGAGGATTGCGGCGAAGATGATGTCGAAGAAGACCACGAGTGCGAAAACGAGGCTGAGTAATGACACGCAAGGACTACCAGCTTATTGCTAAGACTATTTCAGACTTCCGCTACGAGGGTACGGAGTTCCGTGACCCTGTAATGATTGCCCTGATTGACCGTCTTGGGGCGCGTATTTGTGAGGCGTTGGAAAACGAAAATCCGCGCTTTAACGCCGATAAATTTCTAGAGGCTATGGAATACGGAAAACGCCCTACCACCGATGAAATCGTCATGCGAGCGTGGGGGTCGTAATGAAAACCACCGAAGACTACTACAAGGCTTATTACAAGGGAGAAATAGCGTGAAAAAAGGCATTAAAGAAGTCCTTCAGATTGCTCTAGAAGAAGCTGACGACTATAGCTACGTCCTAACACAGGAACAAGCCGCAGAACATCGGGGCGCAAAATACGCTCTATACGAGGTTTATCAGTATCTCTTTGATGAGTCATACCAGACCGAGCGTGACAAGCGCCTAGAGGCTAAACAGAGTTCTCCCGCGTAAGTTATTTGCCTTTCTGACGCGGTTGAGATGGGACATAGAGCGGAGACTACCCTTCGCTCTTTGTTCATTTTAGTAGAAAATTCGCGCCTAAGCGCCAAAAGTTTGTGTTGGTCACTCCTTGATATGGTCATATATGTGCATAATGTGCTGTGCTGGCTATCACACGTGACAAAACCCACCCACCCGCTACCAACACAAACATTGCCAGCCTTGTCAAATCTGAGAGTTAGCTGAGAGAGTTATCCACAGAGAGTTATCCACAGGCTGCGAGCGCCCAAGTGGGCAAATATCGACAAATTGACATGTAAATAAAGAGATGTTTCACGTGAAACGCTGATTCGGCTACTATTTAGCTGAGTAGAGAGAGTAAGCGGTGGTAAGACCAGATTGCTGGGGGTATCCCGAGTGTTCCTATCGCATAGCCTGAGAAGAAGCTGAGTGAGAGCTGAGAGAGACTATCCCTATCCCCTTCCCTATCCCTATACCTATATAAAGAAAGGCTCAGAATCGCTTAGGCGCGAAATTTTTATAGGGGGTTGTGGATAACTGCTTGTGGATAAACACCTGTGGATAACTATTTATTTATCGTGGTGTGTTGCATTATCCCTTTTTATCCCCTAGTGTCCTGTCTATCAGGTTATGAGTGATAACAAGTAAGCGATTAGGTAGCCCTAGTCCACCTGATACACCTACCACAACGAAAGGCAACACATGAACCTCACACAAAAGCAAAATGTCGCTAAAAGCCTGAAAAACGCTAAGGGTATCGCGTGGGATACCTGCCATAAGATTTATATTCTTATGGACGATAATCAAATGGAACTCATGCGCGGTTATGGCTATGACCCATTGGTTAGCTCAGTAGATACTACCCCTGACGAGATGTTGGCTCTTATCGAGGATTGGTTCGACAATTCGTGCGACCTACGTTTCATTGACTCTGTAACTACTGACACCGAGAATCCTAACGCGGGATTTCTTACTGTTGTAGGGCAGGATTTCTAATGAGCTATATAAAGAGCCTATTAGAGGATATTAACGCCGAGTGCGAGAACGAAAATATCCCTGTCAAGGCGTTTATTGCTTATCTAGATAATGACCATATCCCGCTAGGGGAGTGGCAAGACCATATTCCTAACTTCCATGAGGCTTACGTAGGTAAGTACGATTCGGTCGCGGATTTTGCTTCTGATATGGCTGAGCGCTTGGGCGTATTTACTGAGGCTAGTAGTTATGACTCTTTCTTGGTTCGATACTTTGATTTCGAGGCTTGGGGGCGCGATTTATTACAGGGTGATTACTGGGAGATTGACGGTTACTACTTTGGGAGTTACTAAGATGAATACACGTCACCACCACGATACCGTCAAGATTCTGTATGACGAGTCGGTGCTATGCCTACCGTGTTGGAACGGTCAAGAGGGCGCGATTATCAGCACCGAAGAACGTTGCCCCGAGTGTAGTGGGGCGGATATTCAGGACAAGATTACCGAGTGCGATAGTTGCGGAGAGGTTATTAACTAAGATGAATAAATGTTACGAATGCGGTTGGTCGGATTCTGATATGGGATTCTTCACCGAAGAAGCGGGCAAACTGTATTGCTCACTTCACCGCTCGCTATCCATGCAAGAGCTTTCCGAGCTGACCCATGAGACTCAGGTCGAGCGCTTTGGGTTCTGCACCTGTGAGGAACAAGAGAACTTTCCTTACTCAGATTGTCCTAGACCCGAGCCCGAAGAAAAAAACGACTGGTCACTCTACGGAGTGCAGAAAGGATACGAAGACCATGCTTAAAGTAAGCTCAGTAAAGCACGAAGACACCGCTTGGGACAAGTTTATTAACCTTACTTATGAAGGTAATGAGTACCGCGCTATTCTCCATTGGGATAAGTGGGAAGGGTACGAACTGGTGAGCTTTACAAACCCTAAGGGTGAATGGATTGACACGCCTGAGTGGGCTGTTGATTGGGAAGAACACAACGAGAAGAGCCTTAACTATCTATTAGATGAGTTGAGCGACGAAAAACTAAAGGAGAACTAAACATGGGATACACACACTACTTTCAGATTCATAAAGAGATTGCACCTACGCGCTGGAGCTACTTTATCAAGGGCGCAAATACTATCCTAAGCCACGCATGGGACTTTGCCCTAGAGGGTGAGCTTAATAGTGAGGTCGTAGTTATCAACGGCATAGGTGAAGAGGGGCATGAGACCCTGTTTATTAGTAGGACTAATACACGCTGGGAATTCGTCAAGACCGCCAAGAAACCTTATGATGATGTGGTTACGGCTATCTTAATCCTAGCTCGTTATGTCTTTGATGAAGACTCCTTCTCCCTATCTTCTGACGGTTCATGGTCAGATTGGTCGCTAGGGCGCGAATTATTTACTGAGGCTATGTTCTTAGAACCTGCCGAGCAAACCGTATTCGGCAACACCAAGCACGTCTTTCCTGAGAGGACTCTCGCATAATGCACACACTACATTGGATTGCGGTAGAGGCAGATAATGAACCTGAGGCTTTCTCAAAGGCACAAACAGAGATGATTAGCGCGGAAGGCATGTGGTGGGACTGGTATGACAATTCTATTGGCGGTCGCTGGGCTAATAATGATTGGTGCAAAATCTATCAAGGCAAAGATATCTTGATTGGTTTAGACCATGTTAAGACTAATCGTAAAGAAGAAGTTGAGAGAGCGTTAGAGAAGATAGACCTATCTGAGTTTGAGTCTCAACTTAATAATTATGACGGAGAAGATGTAGTCACTACCGATTACTCCCTGAACCTATGGCGTATTAAAAAGCTCGCGCAGTTATTAGACGGAGAGTGGAATTGCGACTCTTACTTCTATGACATGGTTTATGGAAGCGCGAATATGGCAGACCTATTAAAGCGCATAGAGTCTGACCCTGATAAGCAGTTCCTCGTCCCTATTGACTTTCACTTTTAAGGAGAACAACAATGAATAACGACGAAAATGGTCTAAACATATCTCAGTTTAATATCATAGATATAAAAGTGGAAGCAGGAGAATAATGGAGAAGTTTTATACACCCGCGCAGGTAGCCGAGGCTATGTCTGTCACAAGAGAGACTATCTATAAGCTGATTAAAGAGGGCAAACTGAACTCATATAAGTTTGGCGGAATGGTACGCATATCAGAGTCACAACTAAGAGAAGCATTGGAGAGTACCAAGTGAACTCAACACAAACCACGCCGATTGGCGCGACAGTAATGATTCGCTGGAAGGATATGCCTGAGGAGTTACAGTTTCAGGAATATATCTCTTTTGGGGAGTACGACGAAGATAGCGAGCAAGATGGTTTTGGCGTTGATGATTTCTTTATCTTCAGCTATGTAGATAGCCTAGAGGAGTTGCAACGCATGGAAGGAAAGCTAGATAATCTTAATTTTGATTGGTTACTAACAGAAATCGGAGAAGTGCATTATGCGTAAGTTATTACTAGCCTTAATAGTGGGTGCGACCCTTGTCTCACCTGCCTATGCTGGTACACCAACGACACCTACGGTTGTCCTTGTGGATAGCGGAGTTAATGACTCGTTGTTTAGCGCGAATATCGTTTATGAAGCGTGTTTTATTGAGAATACCACCTGCGCTAACGGCAAAAATTCTATGGAAGGCGTGGGGTCTGCTCAGCAAGTTACCACATCTACTAATGCTGAGGTTAATCACGGAGAAAATATGCTCTCTATCATGGTTAAAGTTAATCCTAGTATTAAAGTAATTCCTATAAAAATTGTGGGAGTTACGGCGTTAGGGAATCCCTATCTGTATTCTTTAGCCTCTGTTAAATCCTCGTTGGATTGGGTCGTGGCTAATCAAGCTAAGTTTAATATTGGAGTAGTTAATATCTCTCAAGGCGCGATATTCGCTGGGTGTGCCGTCCCTGCTGGATTACAGCAAGATATTAACATCTTACAATCAGAGAACGTTCAGGTCGTCGCCGCAACAGGTAACACCAGTAACAGAGCTCAAATGTTTGCACCTGCCTGCTTGCCTAACGTCATCTCAGTAGGAGCAACGGATAATCCGTGGGGTGGTATGCAACCTTACGCATGGGACTCAAAAGCTAATCCTAGTATTGGTCTATACAGCAACGGAAACAGTTCTACAACCCTTTACTCGAATGCTCGATACTTTGTTACTCAGCTTAATGGAGTGGTGAAGTTTATGGCTGGCACGTCCAACGCCACAGCCGCAGTATCAGCATGGCTTAGCCTCAATAGAGGGGCAAATTGGACAACAACATACAATAATCTGATAACATCAGCCTCGGGAACAGCAACCAACCAATGGCTTACGGGTCACTACCTATTCATTAACTCATAAGGAGAGAGACATGGCTAAGAAAATAGAAAAGTCGCTAGACGCGTCACTTACTAAGAACACCTCAGTAGAGCGGGGCGGTGCATGGCTTCTCACCGTAGAAGATGACAATGGCATTAACCACTCAGCTTGGTCTAATCTTTCAGCCGCTAAACGGTATCTAAAAGCGTACGTTATGGAAAACACGACACGTAAGTCTATTAAGATGGAAATTAAAGCAACAGATGAAAAAGAAAAGCCAACTCACTTAACAGGTTCTATTGCATGGAAGGTAAATGCTTAATGAAAAAAGTAATCCTAGTGGCAACCGCTTTGACCGCGTTTTCTATCTCATCAGCGCAGGCAAGCACCCCTAATCTTGCTGGCTATATCTGTGTGGACAAGCAAGGCGTACACCATATGTGGCAGGACGCTTTTAACGGCTCTACATACTGCAAGTTAATTAAGAATCCTAATAAGAAGAGCTAACATGGGATTCGAAAAAGACCCGATTATCCCCGATGAAGATTGGGGCGCTACCGAACCGTTTACAGGATTCGGAGATGATGAAGATGATTACGGTGAAGACGAAGAATAAATAATAAAGCCCCTGATTTATCAGGGGCTTTTTGCTATTGGTTATCTTTAATTAATCTTACTTCACACGCGTCTGTTGTGCAGTAAGCCTCGCCCACCGCGTCAGCCGCCATACCAGCATAGACACCAGCAAAATCAATAGGGAAGAGAGTCATAGTCGCCTCTTCATAATCTTCTTCACTAATCTGAGTGTATGGCATCTGTGGATAAGTAGTGTTTCCTGAAGGCAAGAATGAGACGGTCTTGAGTTGTCCTTCGTGCATATGAAGAACCCTCTTAATCTCATTACTCTCTGTCTCAGGGTCAAAAGAGACCGTTACTGATACAGAATTATCTGACCACTCGTACTGTGCGGCGGCGGCTAGATGAATCTTCTCGTAAATAGAGACTTCCTTCTCAGAACGGAGAGCGTCCGACTTGACAGGGAAGAACACTACTGAGGTTGTCTTAGGAGACTCACTTGCTGGTTCGACACGATAGTTAGCCATCTTAAAGAGAGGCAACATAGGGTCAGAGTTAGCAAAGCGAATTGCACGAAGGAAGAACTTACCGCCAACAGACCAGTGCACACCTGGGCTCTCACCTGCGAGGATAGAGACTGTTCCTGATGGCTTGACAGTTGTCATCTTGATTGACTCACGAATACCGAGCCACTCTGAGTAACCCTTATCGTATTCCTTGACAACAACGTAGCCCTCATCGAGCCACTTGCGAAGAACAGGGAGACCCTTATTATCAGAGAAGTTAGCAACACCTGAGACAGAGGTTCCGATACGACGGTTACGTTGCATGATGGCGTTGGTTTCTTCCCAGTGGGTAGGCAAGAGAGTCACGGTCTTGGCATAGAGATAAGCAAACTTGAGAGTGCGCTTAAAATCATCTAAGTTATCGTGACGATTAAGATAGGTCTCAACTAGAGTGCAACACTCATACGATTCAAGAGATTGTTCAGCGCATGGGTTGTATCCCATAGCACGCCAGTCCTTGTTGTTGATACCATCCTTGAGACGACCATACTTTCGTGTGACATCCATCCAGATAACACCTGGCTCTCCATTGTGGGCGATACCATCCACAATAGCGGAGAGGTCTTGACCTACCGATACCTCAACAGAGTTGTTAGACATCCACGCCCAGCCTGGGTTCTTAGGGTCATAAGAGTTGCGCTCAGGGAACTTCTCGGCGTTCTTAAGATTGAGGAAGTCTTGGTCGTCAATGCGACCCATCAACAACTCAGCTGAACGACGAACGTTTCCTGATACAACACAAACGCCAATCATATTTCCGATGTCAGCAATATCCACGCGAGTCAGCTTCTGACCTGCTCGGCCATCGAACATCTTAGTAATGTGGTTGTGAAGTTTCTCTAGTGGCTCGTGTCCCGCGGCTGTTCCTCCAAAGGTTTTAATCGGAGTACCTGCTGGGCGGATTTCTGAGTAGTCAAAGATAGGCTTCTTCGTATCTGGCTTAAGGTAGGAATTGAGGAGGGCGGTAAGTGATTCCACCCAGCCTTCTCTGGTGTCAGGAATGACATATGTATCTCCTTGGGTAGGGGCAAAAATTGCGAAGTCTTTGTCCGCACCTTTGTCGTCGAATCCAACACCTACGCCGAGCATCGACGCCTCCATGAGGAAAGCAAAAGGCTTGGCTGGGTTGAGCTTGGTCATAGAATCTGTGGAAACAAAGGCACAGTTTTGGAGCGCGGCTGAGTTGCGTTGCTCATTAACAAGCGGAGTACCCATGACCCATAGTCCGCGTCCTGGTGGTGTCCACTTGAGGTTCCATAGTCGGTCGAAAGCCTCTTTAGCGGAGGCAGCTGCCTTGGAGTCTGACCATGGAAGTCGGTTCAACTTGGCGTGGTCTTTCTGAAGCGAATACATACCGTTGATGACTCGCTCGCAGACATCTGTCCACGTCTCTTTAGTGCCATCTTCTTTGAGTCGGGAATAGGTACGAAGGAAAGTAATCTCTCCTACCGAGTTGCCTGCCGCGTCTTGGTATCCCCACGGAACCTTCTTGTCCCGATATCCTGTCAGGAAATCTTCTGTCAGACGGAAAGACAAACCCATTTCGACCTTCTCTCTTTGTAGTTAGCACCCCATCATGCGGGGAGTGTATAAGTTTAGCGATGCGTTACAGTAATGCACAGGCAGACTAAGTGCCAATTGGGGCACACGCGATTCCATAGGAGCTTTATCACTCCTATCGCATATCAGCCTTCGCTGATATCTTTAATAATTTTGGTGGTCTGCTCTTCATTTAAGCCGCCGTTTGGCAGCTCTCGAAGGGCTTGCGCCTTGTCTCCAAAGATGTTAGAAAGCACACCAGCAGACCCATTTTTTGCCTCTACAGTCATGCGAATAAACGAGGCTGAGTCGTCCAAATCCTTGGTAGTTTTGATGAGCTTAAACAATCTGTCAATCTCTTGGGAAACGTTTGGGTCTGCGTATCCACCGTTCATTTCTTCAGTAAAACGCATAAAAGCGACTCTTTGACCCTGCATTTCAATCATTGCGTTAATCAAACTCTTAAGTTGGTCTTTAGTCTTTACCTCAATAGGAAGGTTGAAAGCGCACATTGTTTGCGGCTTAAAAGCAGGGCAGTTGGCGGCTACAAAACAGGTATCGCACTGGCGAATTGTGCTACTTTGCGAGCGCACAACAGGAACGTCTTTGATGATGTCTTGACCATCTTCATCGGTCTCTACAACGGTCTTAAAGTCGTATCCGAAGACGGGTAAATTGCCCATTTCTTCTGGATTTCGGCTCTCAACTTTCCGCATGCCAATACCCTTGTTATCGCTTACGCTGGGGGTAGTTTCCCCACTATCCTCCACATCGCTCCACTCGCTGTTATGCGATAGGAAGCCGTCTTCTGCGCCACTCATGTTCATCCTCGCTTCGTATTGTTCGTATGACCATACAGCCAGACGACAGACTTCTTGTGGGTCATCTTCCATAATCAGGTCGTAGCTCAAGCCCGCCTTTTCATACACCTTGGCGTATCGTACCCGAGCTTGCTCCTTCATACTCTTGTTGTATCTAACAAGCTTAGTACCGTCCCAGACAATCGTTTCACCGTGGAGCATGGGAGCCAGCCATGACAGGGTACTGGCGGTCTCTACCTTGACCTGACGCAGGTTGTAGGGCTTAGCGGTGTTTATGGCGTGGAAGCGGGTTCCTCGGGCTGTATAGCCCCGTGTAAGGGCGGCTAGCTGGGTCTCGTGCTCAATGTCGTCACCCATGATTCCTATGTCTAGGTAGTGCTCGACCATCTTCTTAAAACCGTCTATGCCTGTCTGGGGCTGCCAAACTGGTTGGAACTTGGAGGGCGGAACTTCATTCCAGCAGGTCTTCCTCTGCTCTGCAATAAACTCAGGAGTGAGCATGGGGTGGACAACCTCATTAAAGCTCACAATCCTGTCTATGTTATTGGCGATGAACTCCTCGTACAGGGCGCAAAATTCTTCTAGCTCATCCTGTGTGAGCTTTTCGACCTTGGGGATACCTGCATGGGCGTAGATATGGGTATCGGGCGTAAAGTAATTCTCTAAAAGGTATGCCTTAGTTTTGGGTAACCCACGACGATATAGGCGCCAGAAACTAACCCCAACATGGTTGGCGGTGGTGGACTCTAGAAGGGTACGGTTGGATGGAACTTCCGCACCTAAGTAAATGATTCGCATTAGACTCTAGGGTCTTCCTTAATCATTTCAATTTGTTTGTCTAGCTCATCCTCAATAGCTGCCCAGCTCTTCATTCCTTGACGTCCATCTGGACGGAACTCTGGGCGTAGATAAGTAGGGTGCAAAAACAGTAGGGTGTCTAGCCCAATCTCTAACAGCTTCTTGGCTAGGTCAGTGTTACCTGTGACTACCAACTCCACCTTGCCTTGGGAACGAACGTACTTGACTTGTTCAATATCTGGGTCATCTAGAACACCTGGGACATTCAGGTCTACAAGGTCATCGAACTTATTTATCTTATGCTCTAACAACCAACGATTAGTTCTTGCCTTGTCATCGCAGAGCAAAATAACGCGGACGTCTTCATTAAACATCTTATACAAGGCAAGACCCTGATAGATAGGACTCCCTGTATCAGAACGCAATACGTCATCTACGAACATTACTATTGCCAAAATGTGCTCCGATTGAACTTAGGTTAGTGCTTGTATGTTGCTGCTCTACGAACTAGAACACTAGCATCTGGTAGTGTCATTCCGTAGGTCTGTGACTCAAAATCTTCTCGTGTCTTGGTAGAAATATCTTTTAACTGCTTGAGGGCTTGCACAACTCCACCACGTTTTCCTGCCTGCCAACGGTAGTTAGCATAGTCGGCATACCCCTTACCACTGGGGCTAAACGCAGACCCGCGTCCGTGATGGATGTCCTCAAATAACGCTGCGCCCTGGTCTACAGCCAGTTTAAGCGCAGCCTCAGCATTAAGACGAGCGGAGGCAGTAGTAGCAGAACCAATGTTGGCGAGCGCCTGTGAGTAACGTTCTAGAATCTCAACAGCCATGTTTTCATCGCGGGCAACCATCTGTTCCCACTGTGGCTTGCTTTTGATGTTAGGCTCGCTAGGCTCTACTGTCCAGTCATCATCTGTCAGTGAGTAGGCGGCGTACGGCTTGATGTTTCTGATATCAGTATTGACATTGACATAGAAGGTCAGCTCAAAAGAATCTAAATAGTTTTCTGTAAGCGGGTATAGCTCAGCGCGAAAATCATCATTGAACATATTGGCAATCTCTTGGTCGCTAAGACCCGCAAATTTTGTGTTGGAACGACGGAACGCTATGTAATCAACACCTACTAGACAATCAAGGTCTGCTGGTGTGCGATTAGCTGCCCACTGATAAGAAACGCCAGAGCCAGCAAGCCAAGCGTAAATGTAAGCTTCAGGGTTGTAATAGTGGCGACGCAAGTGGTCAAATAAAATACTGAGGATGCCGTTGCGTACGCTACCGATAAGGCGATTGTTGCGAAACAGGCGTGGGTCTAAGCCAGGATTGGGTGAACTAAAGTACGAGGTTTCTGATGGCTCTAGCTCTACGGGCACAGCGTTCTTAGCTAATGCTTCGTAGATGTTCATTAGCTTAGTATAGTCTAGTCTTCGTCTTCTTCTTCTTCTAAAACTTCTAAATCAGGAACCATTGTGTAGAACCAGTCAGGATGTGCGCCTCTATCCGTAATAAGCGCCATTGAAATGTCTACAGGAAATCCTGCGCGACGAAATGATTTGTACAACTCATGCAGTTGGATGGCGTGAATATCTAATGGCGTTAGCTCTTCATTTTTGACAACAGAAACTCTTTTAGTTGGTTTCTTACGAGGAGTTGCCATAATCGCCCCTTAGGTCTGTGTAGTTACAGTATACCTTTGTCTGACAGCGCCTGGCGGATTGAACTAGCTGTGCGTTCTGACTCAGATTGACTGTTTGCCGCCAATTTAGCCACAATTAAGTTAGCTAGGTCGTTATTAGACATCACTTCTAGAACGTCAGTACAGCCCCGTCGAACGTCTAGGACTGTGGCATCCCTCTGGGGAGAAAAATTGGTGTTGACGTCTGTGGTGGCAAAAAATGTACCGTCTTTGCGGAGGGCGATAGCAAACACCGCCTCTACATCTACGACAATATCACTCATACAAACCGCGCTCCTTGAACGCCTTTTGTTGGTTATACATCTTTACAGGGCAAAAGTCACATAGATAAACTTTGATGTTTGACTTACCTAAGCCTTCGGCTCGGCGTTCAGCATCTGTTCCTGCGTTCAACTTCTTACGCTCATGCTTGTAATCGGAGCACTGACCCTTAGGGCTATTATGAATCTTCCAACAGCTCATTGCGTCTTGGCTGTAGGTGTCTTTAAGTCCGTAAAATCCTGTACCAAAAACATCAAGACCTGACGACGCGCCCTTACCGAAAAAGGTTTCACGCAATTCTGCAACAATACTTTCTTTGACCTTTGGGGTCATCCAGTAGCCTTGGAGCACGTCCATAAGGGGATATCCAACATGGTCTGGTCCATGCTTACTTGCAGCCAGCTCAACAAAAGGGTTGTCGTCTTGCTTATACTTACCTTCGCCTAGATACTCACCAGTTTTAGTATAGGGAAGTTCTTCGATTGTTTGGCATGTTTTACAAACAAGAAGGTTAAAACGTTCGGTCTCAAAGGTATCGGCCATAGCCGAAGCTTATCATAGACTCACTACTAATCGTTGTAGTAATTAGCCCTAATCGGGTTGTGTCCTTCTTTAAGCTGGCGCTTTCTTTCGGCTTTTCTTTTAGCCTCTGCTGCAGTTTTTTCAGCCGCTTTTTCCGCTGCCGCTTTAGCCGCAAGGGTGGCATCGGTCTTAATCTTTACGCCTGACGCAACGGGACCTGCGGGAGCAGCTGTCTTCTTAGGAGCAGGTTTAGCAGCAGGCTTAGGTGTTGGAGCTGCGGCTTTTTTAGGTGCTGGTGCAGACTTCTTAACCGCAGCCTTTTTAGCTGCAGGCTTCTCTTCCTTATACACATAAGGCTCAGTACGAGTATTAGTGGAGGGGTAGCGCGTCGATTGCTTAGGCTCTGATTCCATTCCAGGTGCAACAGGCATAATGATGCGCTTTTTGTTGTCCTTGCCCTTAGCCACGTCAATGTTATGGTTTACATCTCGACTAGCCATAATTCCTTGATGAATAGGGTTCTTAGCGTCAAAATTTACGACACGAAGGCTGCTAGGTCCGCGGTCTTCTACTCCTTCAGCCATTGTTAATCTTCTTCTGTGAGTGCTCTCGAGGCTGCGTGCTGGTGAAATGGTTTTCCATCTCATCCATGGTTTCTGGGGTTAGGTAGTCCCAGCCTTCTGGACGGTCGTCAGTCTGCTCAGGAAATTGTGACTCTGTTGGCTTCACTTTTTGCTCGAATCAATGTCAATAACTTTACGCTCTTTGCCAGGAAAATGGGCTTTACCTACCGTACGTGATTTTTCTGCGTCTTTATTTTGCGCTTCACGAACAGCTGAATTGTACTTAGCAATGGTTCCTTCTTTTGTAGCATTAGTAAGCTCAGTACTAATTTTATTAAAGTGCTCTTTAGAAAGGGGCGGAACTCCGTGCTTATTTTCCTTGTGAACTACAGTCACATTAGGCGAAAATTTTTCACGGGTTGTTCCAAGAGATGCATGACCCATGACGTTATCTGAAACTTCCATAGGAAGTCCGCCAGAACCTGTGGTGCCTCGTGTGTATCCACGCAAAGTCTCTGGAAGCTTTGGAAATTGGCTTTCTTTTGGCTCCATGATTATTCCTTTTCCCATGCTGCACGCTGAGCTTGCCATTCACGGTTATGCTCACGAGCTGCTTCGTAGTCATCAATACTAATATGACGATAGTCGTCGTCGCCACCTGCAGCAATAGCGCCCTTAGGCCACATATGTGGCTGTGGGAAGTTAGGTATGCTCTTGCCTTTATCGGCAAACTGCGACTCTTTAGGGTTCATTACTTACCTGGATTCCATTCAACTTTAGCAGGCTTTGGCATGCCACCTTTAATTGCTCGTGCAATGTGCATACCAACATCTTTAGAAGTTGCTTCTGGATGTACGTCAAATTCATAGCTGGCTGTGGCGTAGTGCTGTACATCTTCTTCAGCAGGTGTTACCAAAACATGTTGTCTTGGTCCAAGCATTTCTGCTGCAGAACCAGTAACTCGCTTAGAATCGTGTGCGCGGTCTTTTGTCATATTACTTACCTGGATTAACCTTGTTGGCTTCTTCAGAGTTGATGAAGCCGTAGTTCATATATGGGTGCAGACCTGCACGCTCTTGCTTAACAATCTGGTCACCAAGACCAGGAATAACAGTGGTATTTGGACGTGCCTTACGGTACTTGCCGTCGGTTGCGCCCTCATCAAGTGAAACGTTCATGGAACGCGAATTATTTACGGTCATTAGGCCATCCGTCCTTTGAGGTGTTTAGCTTGCTTACGGCGTGTGCAATTTGGGCACGTATCCGTATGTAACGATTGTACGGGATTTAAGGTCATGCCACATTCAATACAAGGCTTAGAGCCGTTGTAATAGGTCTTTCTGAGGTCACGCTGGGTGTCTAGGCGCACATCTTCAGCCCCTGCCATGCCATCGCCTGTGGAATCTGTTAACAGACCTGGGTCGTTATTCATCTGACAACCCTGCGCGTTCATGAGCTTCTTTAATTCTTTTATCGGGGGAGGGCATAAAAGCAGGAACATTCTTGCCCCTGTGAGCTAAACGAGTAGAAAGACCTGCGCTTGCTCCCATCCTATCATTTACTTTTGAGTTTAAATCAGCTGCTTCTTCCCAAACAATTGTTTTATCACGATTATATGCTTGAGCAATATCTTGTGGGGACGGTTCTACACCAACTTTAAAATCTTGGTTATTACGTGGCATTAGACGGCTCCTCCGAGGTCGTTGCGGCTTGATGATTCTGTGGTATTTGGGGTTTGGCTAAAGTCTGATTCTACACGTTGCTGAGCACGTCCAGGGAGTTGAACAATGTCTTCAAGGGTCAATTCTGTATCTGTGTATCCATAGCGCTCAGGAAATAGTACAACTTGGGGTAGTGGAGGGCGCACATATTCTTGTAATTCGGCGCCTGTCATTAAGTTAGCTGCTAATGATTGGCTCAGTAGACGCTCTTGATTAGAGGCAAAGGGGCCGATATAAGCTTGGGGTGGGTAGGCAGCCTCTGGTGGTGCTTGCCACGGTTTACGGGAGTAAACACCGTCTGACATTCTTCCTGTCATTAAAATCCCCCTGAACTTGGAATTTTTCGCTGGTGAGTTTCAAATATTTCTACGGGGACATCAGCTTCTGGGTCGTGAGCCAGCTGAGACGCCAACCTATGGTTACCGTTAACTAAATTAAGACCCTTGTTATTTGGTCCCGTAAAAATGCGTAATGGTTCTTTAATTCCGTTTTTTTCAATATCATCATGGAAGCTATTTAGTCTTCCAGATGTAGCGTCAGATTGATTTTGAGTTAACTTTCTAGAAAGCATCTCACGTTCAGAAGATTTTTGTTTTTCAGACTTTGGTTTACCAGGAACACTGGGCTCACTGTGCACGGCCTCATCTAAATTTATATGCTCAGCAATATCTTTAGCCTTCATATACTGCTTAAAAGGAGATTCACTTGGAATCATATTACTTCCAGTTCGGTGATAGTGAGCTCAAACGCTTTGCGCGGTTGAGATTAACGCCCATAGGTGAATCGCTCTTCGCTGCTGGACCCGCCTTACCGTCGTTAGGCAAGTGTGGTGCTGGAGCTAGGTATTGGTTATCTGTATTGCGCTTAGTTCTAATAACGTTACCGTCACGAACGCCAGCCATTTGACGGCGAATTCCACGCTCTGGACCTAAGTCAGCTGGGTAGTAATAACCAGCAGCGTCGATGCGCTCGCCTTTGTGCACACCACGTTGATAACCGCGTTGTGTGATGCGAACCTTGAGTGAGTCTAAGACGTTTTCTGATGTGGAACCTGGACGACCGCGGTCATCACGACGTGTACGAATGGTCCCAAGATAGCCTTCAGGATACTCCGCAGAAGGCTGACGACCTACGCCTAAACGTAAGAAGTCAAGTTCACTCCTGGCGACTGGGACGCCGCCTCCGCCGTAGCTTGTATTTGTACCATACATACCTGCGGCACCTAGATTTTGAACGTTTTGATGCGGACCTGGCATTAGATGTCCACCCGCTTTCTACGCTCAGCTGTTCTTATAGCGTGACAGTTAGCGCAAACAACTTCGCACTTTGCTATCTCTAACCATATAGATTCTACGCTCCTATTACCGATTTCTTCACCTATATTAAAAAGCTTTTTTGTTCCTGGTAAATGGTCGAACTCAAGAGCAGCTGGGTGTTTGTTAAACCCGCAATCGGCGCATCCTTTTTCTAACTGATACGCATGTACTTTTGCCAGTTTTCTTTCTATGTTTGGTCGCGTGTACTTAACGTACAAGCACCGATTGCACATAGCTTGTCTAGTACCACTTTGCCGACCTTTAGCCCATCGCATCTTAAACTTAGTTTCAGGAAACGACTGCTTGCAGGATGTACAGGTTTTTAGAGTATCCATCATTACTCCAGGATACTCTATTAATAGCCATTATTGACGCCAAAGGCGTTCGTTCTAGCGAAACCCGCCTAGTACTACTAACTCACGACGGGCATCAAAACCCTGACCTACAACTAAAGACACGATTCCTGGGTGCGATTCCAAACCCGACTTATCACGCCACCAACCTGAACCGTTGTCCATAGCTGGGTTTTGGATGAATAGTCTAGTTCCTACGCTTTGAACATCGTAGTGGTGAAGGTGACCGACATTGAGGATATCTGCCTGTGCAACTGCACAGTTACCCATAACTTGACCCGACCACCACTTGACCATATCTGCTTTTTGGTGACCATGAGCCATGCCGTACATAGTGCCATTTAAATTAACGCACAAGGTGCTGTCGTCTTTAGCTGGGTAGCGAAATTCCACCTTGTTACGAAGGTACTCGTTCTCTTGGCAAGCGTCCTCTACGGCGCGAACAATTTCAATCTGCCAGGAATCTTCTGGGCGCGAAACTAAGAAGCGCTGAACTTCATCGTGGTTTCCTGGCACTACAGGAACGATAATCTTGCTGGCAAAGGGTGCCATGGCCTTAATCTGTGCCATGAGCACACGACGACCAACCTGTACCTGTTGTGCTACTCCAATATCGTGGCGACCCATGACTTTACCTTTTTGGCTGGTCATTCCCTCGATGCAGTCGCCAAGCTGGGGAAGGGCAATCTGTGTGATGCGATTGGGATACTTCTTCATCAACAATTTATGGTGCTCTACGCACTCATCAAATGCACGTAATACTCGGTCAACAATAGCTGGCGTATCATCTTTTCCATATTGAGTATCACCAAGGCTGTAAACGGCTGTTAAATCTCCACCAGTTTGCTCATGTGATTTTCCTGGCTTCCACTTATTAAGCTCGTCAATAAGGGCTTGAGCATCGTAATCAATTCCTACGCCACTAGCAGGAACAATGTTAAGTCGCAAGGACTCTAGCCATTCTCCATCGTAACGTTGCCAACGTCCACGTCGTACAGAAGTAACTGTCCATTCATCGGGATTTAGATTGGCTTCAATAAGTGCGTCTCGTGCGCCTGGAACTGTTTCACCAGCTGCTGGCGAGGAAACTACATAACCGCCTGTTTCGCTAATCTCAGAACGTGGTCGCCACGCTTCTGGCACATCTTTTGTAACGTTATCTGAACCTTCTTTTCCTGCCTTTATAAAATTATTAAAGTCATCTTTTATAGACATGAGCACCAATGGTTTCTGTGTGAACGAAATGTGGTTGTTCGGAAAGGTAAATCAGGAAACTTTAAAACTAAAAACCTATGTAGCTCTAGTGTGGATGTCTTTGTCTCTAACAACTCTTTAAATTCAGCTACTAATTGGTCATCTTGCTCTTTTAGCCATTCACCAACTGAACATCTACCTTTAGAAGCAGGTCCCGCACTAGCGGTAGCTTTTGTTAAGTTAGCTAGTTCATCTTTTAATGACATGGGTGTTATTCAACCACACCTTGAGGGTTATATCAAACAAAAAGCCCCCCATTTCTGGAGGGCGTTTTGCAAGTTTTTTATTCAGCCATACCTGCTGAAAAGTTAGGCTTGCTACGGTTAATCGCTGGGGGAATCAAACGACCGTTACCCTGGGTTGCGCCAGCTTCTGGTGATGTCTGCTTCTCAAATCCAACCTTGATACCGTAACGAGCGCCTGAGCGCGCCTTAACGTGTGAGCGGTGTCCTGCATCCTTGATAGATGGGTCGCCAGCTTGTGCGCCCTTCTTCTTCATCAGCTTGCCCTTTTCAGGTGCAACTGTCTTGAAATCAACCTTGCTTACTTTAGCCGAGGCTGGAGCAATGTGTGGATTGCTTTTTGCTTTTTCCATGGGTTTCCTTTGCAAAGGGGGTTAAATAAGAATAGAACCTTTAGGCGCGGAATTAGTGCTTAACGGGCTTCGACTACGAACACGATGGCAGAAATCTGCCCATCGTGGCTCTCAATGCTGGCAAAGCCAGGAATGCAACTGAGGTCTAAGCCGCGTGGAGCTGTGTATCCACGGGCGATTGCAATGGCTTTAACGGCTTGATTTACTGCGCCTGCGCCAACGGCACGAATCTTGCATCCGCGAGTCTCATAGATGCTGTGGGCAATTGCTGATGCTACGGCTTGTGGGTTGCTTCCTGCGCCTACGCGGAGGATGCCCTCTTCTTCTTTTACTACTTCAGACATGTTTACCTTCTTATGCTCGGATTAGTATTACCCATAAAGTATGGGTTTCCAAGCGCCGAATTTCAGGCTAAACGTCTATGGGAGTTGGTGCTGTGGCCTTTGAACCGCAAAGGGCGCACTCCATGTCCAGCATATATAAGGATATTTCGCCGTCCTCAAACATGGCTTGGACGTTCCAAAGCATAGACCCACAGATACAGACGTGTAGGGGATTGTCTTTATCTCGTAGGTCAAGGGCCATTAGAGCAGCTCAATCTTCTTTTCTAGTTGAGCGCGCATAATACGGGGGGATGCAAAGGTCAATACCTCGCGCCAATAACAATCCATACATCCGCAATAAGGCTGACCTGAAAGGGTTTCCACATCTTCGTCTGAGTCTACACTGTCCTGTACAACCATCATGTACTCATCAAGGTCTTTTTGGAACTGTGATGCCCATGCTGGGTCATTAATTACAAATGACTCTTCAATCATCATTGTCCGCCCCACCCTCCGCCTTTAAACTGCAGTCCTGGTACCGAATATACCTTGGTCATATCGTAACCACATTTGGGGCAAGGAACGGTAGGCGACTCTTGCATACCGTGATTGACCTCAATGGTTGTATCACATTCAATACATGTGTAATCGTAACGTGGCATTATCCAGCTCGCTTAGCTGCACGGACCTTTAGCTTGGCTGGTGAATAGCCGCCTACGGTCTTACCCTTTTTAACGTTAGTCTTAGGGTTCTTCTTAGATGCCTTGCCGTTTGGACGGGCATCGTTTCTATTTCCTTTAGCTTTAGCCATTATCTCTCCCTGAACTTGGGGTCTTGTAGTTTAGTATACACATCCTTTTCGTACTCCAACTCCGCTGAACCTGAAACAAGCTTAGCTAAGGCGTAGGAGTCTGCAGCATTGTCATCGCTAATGTCTGCTCCCCACTTCTTAAATACGTATAGGAGCATTTGGCTTTTAGATATACCGTTGCCTTTGCCTGTCACGTATTTCTTCAAGTTAGTGGGAGGGACAATAAGGGGATAAACGCCAAATTCATACATGGTCATCTTGACCACTGCGCCAAGCTCTCCCAGCATATTTGCCATCTGAGAACCAAAAGCATAACCCTCCATGGCGGCATCTACAATTTCATACTGGTATAGAACATCCATCATAAAGCCCTGAATATTTTTTAGGCGCTGAACGCCTGCACCTTCAGCTTTATATACAATGCTGTAGTAATCAGTCTTGTTCTCTGCGTCTAGGGCTGTTATGGCAAATCCACTATAGGACTGGTCAATACCTATGTAGACAGGCTTGCCTTCTACCAACCCGCCATTAAAAAGCTTAGGCTTTGCCATTAAGCAGTAAATCTATTGTTGCGCATACGGTCTCTATCACTAGAGGTACGGCGTGTAAGCTCACGACTAACAAGATTGTAGTAGCGCTCCATATTATCCTGTGTGGTCTCCATAAGCTTGCGGTAAGCGTATACATAACTCTTTACCTGTAGCTTTTCTTGGATTTCAGGGCGCAATAAAACAGCGGCTTTGAGTAAACCAGCCTTCTCTGTGGCCTTTCCTGTAGAGGTCTGCATAAGGGCATACGCCTCAGCGCGGTCGTATTCGTTCTCTGCCTCTAGCTCTGCAACCTGAGCGCACGCGGTCTGCGTGCGCATCATGTTGTAGTTCTCCATGTACTTAGAAGCCATCACCATAAGCTCTTGGTCGTCTACCAACGTAATGTCCTCGGGAAACTCTGGCATATCTAGGTCGAGCACTTGGCGGATATTTAATCCCTGCTCTCCCAAGAGCTTAATGATGTCTTTACTAACTCCTGTGGCTTCAAGCTTGAACATCGTTATACACCTTACACTGGTAGCAACCTTCGTTATGGTCAATATTACACGCAGGTGCTTCTTTCTTGTCAACTGCATCCACAATCATCTGGGCAGCTTCTAGTATATGGCTAATACCAAAGTCGCTCTTAGGAACAACGAATTCCTTTTGCGTTTGATTAGCTTTGTTCTCGTAAAGGAATAGCGCTTCCTGAGGTTGAATCTCTAGGTTCATTAGCTCGGCTAGCTTCATATACATCTGTGCCTGCTTAATATGTGACATGAAAGGGGCGTCTAGTGCCTTCCACATGGCGTCTAAATTACCGTCGTGTTCTGCCATAAGGTTAGGGGCTTCAAATCTAAAGGTACCTGCTCCAATGGACTTAATCTCAAGGAGTAGCGGGTCGCCAAAATTTAATAGAATTCCATCCGCATGACCTGCGATGCGCAACGGCTCATATACTAGAGGCACTTCTCTGTACTCTAAATAGCTGGCGTCAGCTTTGTGGTCAGACGGAGTACCAATAAACGTTGAACGGCAGTCTTTGCAGTAGTACTTGCCCCACAGGTTTCCCATATCTTTAAATATGTTTTGCCAACCATTATGGATATCGTGACCTGTTTGGAACACGCGCTTTTGACTTAAAGTTACACGATATTTGCTAGGAGGTGGTGGGAATCCTAGTAGCTGAAAGTATGACCCTCTGTAGCACCAATCGTCTTTAACCATGGCTGAAGGGTGCAATACGTCCGAACGACGTGAGGTATCGGCTGGTAGTGTGATAAGGAATCGTTCTACGGTAGTAAGGACCCGTGACTCTTTCTTACCTGCTTCAAGAAAACGTTTGAGCGTTCCCTCTGGCTTAAACTTTTCTTCCTTTGCCATGTTTTTCCAACCAACCTTCTAGTGAGAGACCAACCTTAGCAGCTTTTCGTTTCAATGCGTTACGCTCTCGGTGGCTGAGTCCTCCCCATATACCGTGCTGTTCATCCATCTCTTCTGCATAAAGCAGACATTTAAGACGAACTGGACATTCAGGGGCGCCATCTTTACCAAAGCAAACGGCTTTAGACTTATCGGCTATGTTTTTGTATTTAGATTTATCGCGTGGCGGGTACCATAACTCTGTATCCATGCCACGGCATTTAGCGCTATGACGCCAGTCTTCTACGTAGCCTGAGCTTTCGTACGACAAGTGCACTCCTGAATATTCTGGCGAAGTTCCAGGAAGTCGTCTTCTAAAAGCATTACATAATTCTCGTTGTTTAGACTAATACCTAATACGGGCATTCGGCTATCAAGAATTGCTTCGTTGACAATCTTCTCCAAAACTGTCGCTTTGACAGTGAAGGATGCTTTGCCCGTCCACTTATGTTCTATAAGTAAATCGCTACTTCGGACATCGCCTTTACGATTCCAAAAAGCTCCGCTAGCAGCTGTACGCTTGCCATCGATAGCTTTTGCTAATCGTGCCTCATGCTTCTTAGACTGCTTTTGTCCTTCACTCCTCATCGGAGTATTCGCCTACAAACTTTGACCCCGCTTTAATGGAGTCTAGTACGTCGCGCTCTAGGGCTTCTTTCAGGTCTATCTCTTCCCGTATAGAGCCAAGCATACCATCTGCCCCTTGCCACTGGCGACCTGCGTACCGATAATAGGCTCCTGCGCGTGTTATGACCTTGTTGATGATTCCCATAGCAACTATCTCTTTGGCGAAGTCATAATTACCGCGGTCAACCACTCCCCCAGGGGCAAAATAGAAGTCAATGAAGGCGGTCTGCTGTGGGGGAGCGGACTTATTCTTCAGGGTGCGAATCTTGATGGTCTGTCCCACACGGTGCTTATCCTGACCTGTGCCTTCTTCAATCCAGTCATCGCGCTTAATTTCAATTCGAGTAAAGAAGGCGTAATCCTTGCCCAGTCCACCTGGGGTGGTGCGTGGGTCTCCATACATAACGCCAATCTTGGAGCGCCACTGGTTAATCATAATGCCGATAAAAGGGCGTTCAGACTCTGTGAGGGAGCGCTTAGACGCTTTTCCTACCTTACGGAAGAACTTGTTAGTCAGCAGGGCTGTACGACCTACTGTTGACTCTTCCATTTCTTTCTCGTTCTCTGAGCTAGGAACAAGGGCAGGAAGACTATCAATGACAACGCAATCAACAGCCTTACTCTCGACGATTTCAATGACCGCTTCATAAGCGTCCTCCATGATGTTAGTTGAGATAACGTAGATGCGCGATAAATCAACCCCACACATCTCAGCGTATGCAGGAACCCATTCTTCTGCGGCTACCCATACAGTAGTGAACTCTGGGTCTTTAGCTTGGTTTGCTGCAATAGTCTTGAGGGCGATAGCGGTCTTACCGTTGGATGCTTCACCAATAATTTCATGCCATTGGTTGACTGGCCATCCGCCGCCAAGTGCAACGTCAAAGGACAAAGAACCTGTGGTCATACGTCCGCTAATATCAATAATGTCTTCACCAAGCACAACTGTATCGGCGCCCAGCTTTTTGTTAATCTTGTTAATTACTTTAAGAAGCTCTGCATTTGCCATTAAATGTGTCCAATGATTGTCTGTGGATTAAACCCGCCTGATGCTACTTGTTTTGCTGGAATTGCAGCGCCTCCGCTGCTTCCTCCTTGACCAACAATTCCTTTACCTAAACCTGAACCCGACTGTTGAACTGGGTAACCGCAATCATAACAGCGAGCCATGGCTTGCATGCCACGCGCTGCATCTGTAAGACTTCCGTAGTTACCGCTACCGCATCCAGGACAACGTGGCGCTTGTGGCACCATCTGTTGCTGCGGTGGGTACTGCGGTTGTTGTGGTGCAGCGTACTGCGCTGGCTGTGGGGCAGCATATTGAGGAGTAGGGGCTTGTGGTGCCTGCGGTTGTGCGGGTGCTCCTGTTAACTTTGTAGCCCACCAGTTACTACTCATCATCTTCCTCTCTATAGCCTGTCCCAGTACCTATTGTATGGGTATGAAGAATATCAAGTTGTATGCCAGATGAAAAGGCGGTTACTAATGCCGAAAAACCTATGGCTTTATAGAAACTACCCATCGCCTCTATCTCCTCTTCGCTGGGAGGAGTTAAGTCCCAGCTAGGCAAATCACGTACCTGCGTAGCGACTACAACCTTTGCGTTTAATTCACTAATAACATCTATGTAAGGAATTAACTCGTCTATGTAGGACAGCCTAATCTCGCTGTCTTCGACTTCTTTGTTATCCCCTTCTTCGCTGACGGGATTAAGTCCAAGACTAACTGCTACCTCGTTAGGGTTCTCAATACTGAGGTCGTACAACGCCCAGCGCAATATGGTGCTAAAAGGAACCTCAGTGCGTTCAACGCTGGATTCCTCATTGTTTCTAAAAAACTTATCGAACCAACTCACTTTGCCTCTCCCCAACGCTGGACTACTTTGACGTCTGCTAATAAAGGTACATCTAGAAGGTTGATGCCTTCCATGGCCTCTCTAATAGCTTCTGCCGTCTCCGCAGCTTTACTATCGGGAGTTAGGGTGACAAGTTCATCATGTACGGTAAGGAGTATCTTAGCCTCTTTAGGAACCATATCCTGTGCGCGAATCATGGCGAGTTTAATAATATCTGCCGCTGAACCTTGGATACGCGTGTTAAACGCCTGACGTTCAGCGCTGGACTTTTCGCTAAAGCTCTTGGAGTTAATCTCTGGAAGGTATCTACGGCGCCCAAGAAGCGTGGTGACGTACCCTCGTTTACGAGTAGTTGATATGACAATATTACGATAAGTATTGACGGAACCAAATTTCTCCGCAAAATCATTCAAAAGCTGTTTAGCCTCGTTGAGCTTACAACCAATCTGATGAGCAATCTTGTCTGGACCTACGCCGTATGCCATGGCTAGGACAAGGACCTTTCCAGCTTTGCGGTTGACTCCCATGGTGTTACCTACTGTTGTATAGATATCTTCGCCCTCTAGGTAGTTCTGCATCATAATAGGGTCTTTTGACATAGACGCAATAACTCTAGGCTCAATCTGCGAGTAATCGGCTACCACTAATTTGTACCCTGGTGGGGCGTAGAACAGATTACGAAGCATACGACCATACTGTTTATCCTCTGGAACCTTCTCAGGGTCTTCAGGAGCGGGAATATTCTGCAAATTAGGATTCTTACTAGAAAAACGACCTGTCTCAGCCCCGTGCTGAACAAAGTCGCAGTGAATCTTGCCGTTAATCAAAATGCTCTCTTTAGTCTCTGTCTTTGACTTTCCAGCTGTGGTTCGAGTTACCTCTCCACCCAGGTAAGGGATGACATAAGTAGACAATAACTTGTTAAGGTCAGCGTATTCGAGCATAGCGTTGACTAACTTGTTGCTGTTTCGGTAAGGCTCCAAAGCGTCAGCTGCTACTGAGTAATCAGACAGCTCTAAAGGAATGTTCTCTGCCTCTTTTGCCTGTCCTTTTGGAGTCAAAATCTTTGGCTTTAGACCCTGACCTCCATTCTCTACGCTCCCATAAAGAATCTGTTGCTTCTCTGGGTTAGAGTTAATGTTAAAGACTTTGCCAGCAATACGATAAATATCTGAGCGCGCCTTTTCAATGTTAATTTCTAGCTGGTCGTGGAGCTTAACAAGCTGCTCGGTATCTATAGGGGCACCAGCAAGCTTCATTTCACAAAGAACCTTAAGGACACCCATCTCTAGGTGCATTACCTTGGTTAACTGTCCTTCTTCTAATTTCTTAACAAGGACATTCTTGTAAAGCAAAAATGTGTACTTAGCGTCAAGGTAAGCGTACTTAGCTACCGTACTGAACGAGTACTTCTCGACCTCTTTACCGACGCCTTTAACCATGTGATAGCCGAACTCTCGAGCTAAGCAGTCATCAAGACTGACCTTGTTCTTGTTCTTGTTATCGTATAAAAACGAAGCTATTAACGTGTCAAAGTAAGGACCTGTGGGGACCTGTCCGTCATAGTATTTAGCCACAGACGTTAAATCAAAAATTAAGTTGTGACCAACAAGGGTTCTGCCAGTGCCGAACATCAAAGGCTTAAGCGCCTCAAAAACTTCTGCAGGGAATAGCTGCTTAGGTGAAGGGCCAAAGGTAACTGTGGCTTTTTTCTTGTCTTTTGAATAATCGATTTCACGCAAGGTAAGACCTGCTGCAGCTCTTTTTTCGCCAACACCTGTTAGGGGAAACTCTTCTGAGAGAAACTCGCCGTTAGGGTGACCTAATGGGATTACATCTCCTCGCCCGTGTGTTGCGAGAGAAATCCATAAAACTTCGTTTACTACAGTAATAACTCTTTGTGGACCTACGGTTTCTACGTCATAGGCAAACGCGTCTTGCTGGAGATAATAATTAACTAACTCATCTAACTGTTCTTTGGTCGTAATAATGTTCATATAGTTCCCCTTATGGGCGGAAAAGGCAGACCAAGGGGATAGGTCTGCCTTTCCCACATCTATGTTAGACGAGTGCGTCTACGACTTCGTTAAGCTCTTCAACAGACTTACGAATTACTGACTCAGCAGTAAATGGAACCATCTCTGCAATTGCAGCTTCGGCGGTAGCCTCGTCGATGCTCCAGTCTTCTTGGAGGTCACGACCCTTAACAGGGTTGAGGATGTAAGTAGTTTGCTGCATCTGACCGCGACGAGCAACTGCCCAATAGTTCTTGGACAATGGGCCCGCTGGTGAATGATGCGCTGCATGAAGCGACTTAAAGAACAATGGAGAAACGACCATCTTTGTTAGGGTGGTTCCCTCAGGTGTGAGAACCGCTACAGAGAACGCATACTTCTTCTCTGGCTTGTGGTTAAGACGAACGCAAATTGGGCATCCGCTACCAAGGCACGTGTATGAACGTTGTCCTTCTGTTTTTTCAGTAAGGAAGTGAAACCCGTAAATAGCGTATGGGCCATCTGGGTCAAGGAACTTGATTACCTGAAGAGTCTCGGTAATCTTGAAGTCTTTTGCAAACTCCTTGGGCTTAATCAGAGCTTCTGCTGCTTCCCAACCAGACTTAATTGCGTCTGTGGGATTTCCTGTTGGACGGTCATCTACGTTTTCGATAGAAAACTCGTCAACCTCTGGAACGAATGAATCTGTTTGAACTGACATGGGTACTGCTCCTTTGTATGTTTGAACTGCTTGGCTTTGAACTGCTAGATTTTTGTTTCGGTAGCCAGGATTTTACTCCAAGCCTCAGCTATCTCCACAGGGAGCTGCTGGTGTTCAGACCATTCTATACGCTTGACTTCTAAAAGTCCAGCCTTATCAAATAAGTCCACCGCAGCTTCAATCATGGCTCGGCTATAGAGGCGACGCCCCTTATGTTCCTCACCATGCTTGTTCTTTTTCGTAGGTAGGCGGTACGGAGCGGTAGGAAGGTAACCTAACTTGTTCCACAATCTGATGGAAGCAAATGGCCTTCCTAAAGCTTGAGCTAGTGAACCCGCAGCAAACAACTCAATGTCTTTACCATTGGATAATGTTTTTACAAAGGGTTTGGCGTCCCAAGCAGGCACGTCTGCTCTGACTTCCTTTACCTTGGGCTCACGTCGCTTTCGTTTACTGCCTGGGTAAAAGACGTCCAGGTCGGCAAACGTTGAGTCAATGAAGTCGTCGGACATTGTTATCCGTTGACTAGAAATGCGTAGGAGACTTTGACAGGGAACATCTTTTCAATCTCTTCTTCTGTAAGCAGGTCTTTTGCATATGCAATCATAATCGCATCTTGGTCTAAGGTAGTTACTACCTTAGTGCAGGACTCTTCCAAGCCATGCTCTTGAAGGATTTGTTTTGCTATATCCATATCGAGGTTTTGAGACTCTTTACGCTGTTTAGTTAACTTGATTCCGTCAACTTCGAGAACGGTATGTCCTCTAGCGTCTAGCTCACCAATAGCCTCTACTGATTCCAGAAGGCGCTTTTTAAGCTCTGATTCGCGTTCAGATAAGAACTTCATCTGTTGCTTCAGAGCAACGTATTGCTTTGCGTATTGATTGACTTCTGTTGTGTCCATTAAATCCCCTTCGATTCATGGACGAGATTAGTAGGCTACTTATGCCTTGTCAACTAGATAGGACTCAAGCGCGTCAATAATTACGCTGGTCACAGTTACGCCTTCGCTGGCAGCCTTCTTCTGTACGGCTTTCCAGATGTCGTCAGAAACGCGAATAGTACGCGTAGGGGTCTTAGGCATATTAGGCATCCCTATAGTCTAAAGAATACGCGTTAAAAAAAGTCCTTAAAAGGCTTTTTATACTGAGGCTAGTTGTAAAAACTGGCGCAAACTACCCACTGTAAGGGGTACTCCGCCCTTATCGTCGATACCTTCTCCGTCAATAATAGCGCTAGCCACTGACGTCTTTTGCTGGAGTGATTCGTACTGGCGCTCTTCAATAGAGCCCGCAATTAATATATCTTGAATGACTATTGAGGGCCAAGTAGAGGACGCACGTTTGATTCGTCCGTTACGTTGAGTAGCAGCGCCTGAAGACCAAGGTAAATCATAGTTAACCAGTAGATTTGCGGCGGGCAAATCAACGCCATAACCACCTGCATCAGAGCTAATGAGCACCCGTACTTCCAGTAACGTGTTGAAAGCAATTTTATTCTCCTCTTTAGTCTTAGCGTCTAACTTACCTGAGTATAGACGGCAACGGTCAGCCCCTAAGCGTTCCGCTATCTTGTCTAGCATGTCTACATAGGTGGCAAAAATAACTACCTTATTGGCTGGGTTAGCGTCTAGAAAATCAGATACGTACTCTACAAGAGTCTCTAGCTTGCTAGAGCTGGTAAGACCTTCTAAAAGCCCTTCTTGGACAAGCTCATTAGCATAGCTAGAACCCTCTCCACTGAGCTGTAAAAACTTCTGTGCGCTGGTACGCAATAAGTCTGGGTGAGAGCACAGCATCTTTAGGGCGCCAATTTTAGACATAATCTTGCCACGCCATTCATCTTCTGGGCCGTTGCGTTTACTCTCATAGCCGTAGTGAGCCATGATGTTAAACGAGCCACCAAAGAGTGCTTGAGCCTCATCTAAATCAGCAAGCAAGTCTTTTCTAATTCGTTCGTAGAGACGAGAAGACTTTCTATCAAAGACGACCTTGATAGGGTCTTTGTGGATGGAGTCAGGCAAGAAAGGAGCAACGTCTGGGTCTTTTTGAGATTTGCGAACAGACGCAGTTTGCATAATTCCAAAGAGAACGTCTAGATTTTTATAGCGCTCTACTCCACCCCACGAATTGCGAATGATGTATAGCTGGTCAAAGTAATCAAACCTTTTGAGAACGTCGGGGTCTACAAACTGCATGATAGAGAACAGCTCTTCGGGCTTACCGTTTTCAATAGGAGTTCCCGTAAGAGCAAACTTAAATTCTGCTGTGCCTAAACGCTTTGTGTATTTAGACCTCTTAGACTTAAAAGACTTGATAGCAGTTGCTTCGTCAAGTACTACAAATCCTCTGGGGAGTTTTTTGACGAAATCCCAGTCGTTAACAATTTGCTCATAATTGAGGATAATGTAGTCGACTTTGGTGGTTCGCCAATTGTATGCAGCGTCGTACTGCTCTGCTCTTTTAGCTTTGGTTCCATCAATGACCAAAGCACGTGAAGTACCATCGGTAAATTTCTCAATCTGATTAGCCCACTGATATTTCAGTGATGATAAACAGATTACCAAACCAGGCTCTTTAATTTGTCGTGAATCCATAAGCCGTTCTATAGCGGCAATAGTTAACACAGTCTTACCTAAACCTAAATCATAAGCAACGAGCATCTTCTTGCGCTCGCACATACGTTCTACTGCTTCGGGTTGGTAAGGAAGCAGTGTTCCTTTAAACGACATCAAACTCCCCTAGATTGGCTGCAATCTGACCTTTGAGACCATCCAACCCTGTGTTATTCATAATTACTCGGTCAAACTTCCAATAGTCTAACGCTGACTCTGAAGGATGGTCGTTTACTGGTGAGTAACCTGGTCGCATAACGCGCCATACTTCACCATTCAAATCTTTGATAGCGCTGGCTTCATTAGGAAACCGAACATCGGTAAAGACGACCTTCTGTGACGAAGATACTCCCTTCATCGCTTGGTCAATCCAAAAGTTCTCGCCAAACATATCTCGACCTACTTCAGTGCCAAATACTTGTAGAAGACGTCGAGCGTCGGTATAACGCTTGGCATACTCCCATCCGTGCATGTCAATTATTTCTTGAAGTCGTGTCCCTCCTGCAACAAAAGGGTTTAGCGCGTAAAGAGCGGTACGCATGGGCTCAGCAAAAGCGCGGTTGTCGTAACCATGCAGTCCAATAAGCATTCCTGCCACGGTGTCCTTGCCAGATTGTGCGTATCCTGATAGACCAATAATCATAAGAAAGCCCTCTTTCCGTGGATGGAGTGACGTGCGTTGTTTAACCCGAACATTATCTCAGCCTTGCTCATTCCTCCAATGTCCTTCATGTCTGTTTGCTCATAGTTGAAGAACCAACACTCAAATCCCATGGTGCGCGAATACTCTAATAAAGTCGCTGATGAGCTTATTCCAGCTTCATCATTATCCATAGCAAAGACAACCCTATCGGCTGAACGAATAAGGTTAATCTGTTCTTTAGATACTCCAGAGCCACAGGTAGAGACGCCGCCTAAGATGCCTACAGAAGCTAAACGAGCTACATCCAACGGAGACTCTACAACAATCATTTCAGAGCCGATGTAGCGTTCATAGCCAAATAAACACGAAGACTTACTTACCTTAGGAGGAAAGTTATTAAATCGTCGTTCTTTAAACCACTTCTCTTGCCAACCAATTAACTTATTAGTAAAAGGGTCGCGTAAGGGCAAAATCCAACTGCTGTTCTTCTCATTCCACAAGATGCCGTAATAGTCCGCAGCGACACCTGTCAATCCGCGAGATTTAAGCGCATAGTCTGGAGGGGTAACAAAAGCGCTTAACATAGACTCAGTAACAGGCTCTGTGCGCTCAGGTAGTGGGGCTGGAGTAATCAGCTTTTGAAACGCTTTGCTAAGGTTGCGTTCCCCGCTGTTTACCCATTGAGTTGCCATCTCTGAATCAAATCCCTGAACATAAGAAACAAGACTTTGTACACCACCTTTGAAGTGGCAGGAGAAGCAGTTATGAGCACCTGTATCGGCGTTGATAGACCACGAAGGGTTGCTGTCTAGCTTTCCCTTGCGCTCTAAGTGAGCTGGGCAGTGCCCTTTAATTTCATCGCCGTTGATAGAAACAATCTCAATACCCAGTCTGTCGAGCAGGTCTTCCATCTCTTCTACGGTCATAGGTCGGTCTCGTCAATCTCTCGGAAAGCGCCAGTATTCCAATCCCACAACATGGATACTTCCATGTTTCCTGAGTTACGTGAAGCAATAACTTTAAGAAGACGAGTGCTGTCTACATTTTCGTCTTCGCGTTGAAGACCAAAAATAACATCCGCGTCTTGGTGGAATGAGGAAGAGTAGCCAATAGCGTCAGTTGTTACTTGGCCGTTGCGCATTTTATTTTCCAAAATCTGAGTGGAAATAATGACAGGCTTATTTACACGCTGAGCCAAACGCTTGAGAGAACGAGTGATATTAGTAAGCGCTTGTGGGCTGCCTGGCTTCTCACCGTTTTCATCAATCATCAAGTACATACCGTCAATGAACACCACATCAGGCTGAAGTATCTGAATCTTGCTAGCTACCGCTGAAACGGTTGAACCCTCTGTTGCCCCTACCAACCAAAACTTTTCACGCATTTGAGAAACCGCTTTCAGCTTTGCTTTAACGCGGGACTCTTCTTCGTCTGTTAAAGCTCCGCTTTGATAACGCGTGTGTGAGACACGTGAGCGCATAGCGACATAGCGAGAGAGCTGCTCTTGGTTCGTCATCTCAAACGACTGAAACATTGGAGTACTACCTTTAAGGTGGATGTTCTGAGCAATCTGCATAGCAAGAGTGGACTTACCCGTCTTTGGCGGTGCAACAATAATAATCAGTTGACCATTTTGTAATCCATTTGTTGCCTTATCAATCGTAGGAAACCCTGTGGGAACTCCTAGCAATCCTGGATTGCTTTTGCGGTACAGGTAGTCGTCCCACAACTGCATGGGGTTTTCGGTAATGTCAATGTCAGAAGACTTTGTTAGTCCTTCTTCTTCTAACTTAACTATTCCACGTTGTAGAGAAATAAGTGCGGCTTCGTGGTCGCGTTCTTTTTCTAATTGGTCAATCGCTTCTCCCACCATACTGATGGTGGCAATCTTGCGACGACGAGCGACAATCTCATCTAATAGGTAATCAATACTGTCCTGGACAGGTGCAACTTTGTATGTAGGAAAATTTTCTGTGACTACATCAAGGCTCGGGCACTCGCCATACTTAGTAAAATGAGATTTAAGAAGAGCCCACACTTTGCGGTCTTCGTTATCCATGAACCATGAGTCATTGACATTGCGCTCAAATAACTTAGTCAGGTCACGTGTCTCAATGACCTTGCTAAGAAGCAGCTGCTCTTTGTTCATAGTTGTGTGAAGTCCAATCCCCAATGTCCGTACCGTAGCAGCCTAGTCGGTAAATCCAAAACCCCAACAACTTCTGGTCGGTATGGCAGTTCAGAGACTAGGTGCTCTACTGATTCATACTTAGTAAAATAACGAAAGGGATTAGTCCCCATCTCATCCAAGTGGTTAATCATCTCTTGAAGGGCGTCCTCGTTTAAGGTAAAGGATGCAAGCTCCATGGTATACCCCTTATTTTGGGAGTATACGTAAAGACGGCTAAGTAACGTCCTATTGAGCTTAGCTTCTTTAGACGCTACTGGTATTACTTTAAGAACCTTTTTTACGGTAATGTCGTAATCAAAAAAAGTATCAGTAGTAACGATAATGCGCTTAGGCAAATCGTTACTGATGTCCCCTTTGTACATTTACAAAACCTCTGGTATTCCAAACTTTAGTAAGAACTCTCTATTATGTTTAGTAGAAAGCTTGGCCTTAGCCACATCTGTTTCTGTAACGTTTTTAGATAAAGAAGGCTCATAAATACCGTCATTCATATCCATGCGAAGCTGGACAAGATTAACGTGTTTGCACCTTCCTCGCCCTTTGTAATTTGGGCAGGTGCAGACAAGCTTGTCATCAAGGGTAAGACCAACTTCAAAAACGCTGGGTGAAGGGATTTGAGTGTCGTTCAGAAAAATCTGAAACAACATGATGTCCTCTTGCACTGCACGCTCCTTCATCGTTGAGACCTTCTTAAGTCTAACTCTCCGTCTACGGGAACATAAAGAAACGCTTCTCGTATAAAGCTTCCTGTGGCGTCTCCGTACGTTTCTGCCCAGTTGTCTCGCTTGATATTGCTAGTAACAATCGTAGGCAATCCATTGTTGAATCTGGTGCGCAACACATGATGAAGCATATTTTTTTGCCATCCAGACAGACTAGAGTGCTCTTTTCCTATGTCATCAATAATCAAAATTCTAATGTTGTAAGCATCATCTCGGCATTCACCAAGCATTCCGTCATACAGGACTTTATCGCTCTCATACGGCTCGTCGTCCATAAGGCGCCCTTTTAGGTCTAAGACATCGTTAAAGGTGGCAAAGTAACATGGGCGAACAATGACCTTGCCCTCTTGAGGTACAAAAGCCTCTAGTGGAAACGTAGCCATAACCTCTTGGATAACCGCCAAAGCAAGGGTAGTTTTTCCTCTACCTGGCTCTCCGTAAAAAAGGATTCCTCGGCCGCATTTAGCCCCTCCAGCCTTCAGGATGTATTCACCTGACAAAGCAAGCTTAACCCAGCCTCTAACGGCCTCTAAAGCCTTTTCTGGGGCATCTGTACAGTCACCTAAAGTCCACCCTAAACGAGCTGTGGGTATAGAGGCGGACTGCACCCATGAACGACGGCGAATTTTTAGGTCTTCTAGCTTAAACACCAAAATCCTCCCCAAACTCTCGTTTCCACTCTTCTTCTGCCTCAACCATAGCGGTTGCCAAATCATCTGACGAATTGAGACGGGCTTTGGCTTGAAGAGCTAGCTCAGGAAACCGTTTGATAAAGGTTTTCCACAACATGTCACCGTTAGTCTCTTTATTGACTTTAAGGGCGCCAAAAAACAACCGCATCATTTCTTGTTCTACTTCTCCGTCAGTGTCGTATGTCTGACGAGCTTTGGACAGGGCTATAAAAAATCGGCTTCCAGCAAGTTTCCACGGAGGAATCCCCCAAATGGCACTCATCTGAGAAACAAACTCATTAGCGGACTGGTTAACGTTCCAGCCTTTAGGAGAAGCGGTTTCTCTGTCAACGACGTCTTTAGCGTGTTTTTCTGACTTCTGCTCTTGATAGGTAGCTTTGCGCTCAGCCATCGCTTTAAGGCGTTCGGCTTGGCGCTCATCAGCATCGGAGCTTGAGGTGCTCTTGAAAAACTCGTACCCCACCTTTTCCTCCAATCGCCCGATTGATGTTTTATTAATATCTATAACTGAATTAGCTAATACTTGTATTAAGCTATTCTGCTCACTGTGTAGTATCTGAGGACGGCTTTTCAGGCCCCAGGAAGCCGCCTCCATAAATCCCTTTTCAGTTACATAACTTACAGTCTTGACCTCATTGTTGACCCGTTCTTTGCGGGTAACAATCAGTCCAGCCTCTCGCAGCTCTTTCAGTGCGGTTCGTATTGCGTCTCGTCCTTCAGCTACCTCTTCGGCAAGGCGTGCAGCACTGATAGACATATCAGCGTTGATGAAGTACGCCAAAGCACCACGTGCCCGAAGAGATAGTTTTTTATCCACTATAGTGTCTTTAATGTTTCCTTGAGAGTCTTAACGAGCTCTTCAGCGTTTTTAAGCGCCTTTTCTACTTGAGCCCTAGTGTCTTCTAGGATAGGTGAGCTTAATGGCAGCTGGTCAGGCTCTTCCTTTACAGCCAGCTTCGGCGTTTCCTTAGGTTCTTCTACCTCATTGAGGGGGACAAGCCCGTCACAGAGATTAAAGGCGGGAATTTGGCTAGCGATGCAGGACGCCAAAATACTGTTGTCCTCATTCCACAGTAGGTAGGCAACAGAATCCTGACCCGCCATAAACTTGATAGCGTCCTCTACAGGATTAAGAGATGGGGATTGCGAGGCGCCAGGAATTCCTATAGTGCTGGCGTCGTCGTTGCAAAAAACCATAAGGTCTTTGCCTACTTCTTTTGAGTATTGGGCGGCAAAACTTTGGCTCTTAGTAGGTTGCTTGTCGTAAGCAACGACTAGAGTTCCTTCTTCACCTTTTGCGTAATAGTGGTCTTCCACCAGGGCTTCAATATTTGCCCGAGTGCTTTCTCCACTACCCGCAACTAAAACGTAATAAGTCATGGGTCCTCCTTTGATGGAGGCACAGACTACACAGGTTTAGCGCTCTTTGCCAACTGCGTGGATAACCGCGGCTTGGTAGGTGTTGATGCGTTCTGCCACGATAACTAACAGAGAGCCAAAAAATGCTCCAGAAACAGAGTAAATAATAAAGTTCTTTACTCCGCCTACGTTACTAAGGCCAGTAGCTCCAGCAGAGGTAAGAAGGCATAAAAACGCCCGAATAAGGCGCATATCCATAAAAGCTTCTAAAACAGAAATAAGTTGGTTAATGACCGCAAAAACAAACGCGGTAAATCCAGAGATAAGAAGTAAGGTCAGCATGAACCTATCATACTATGTATTAGGTTGTGCAAAGAACAACTCAAAAGTGCTGCCTGACATTATCCAATCAGGGATTTTAGCGATAAGGCGACTTTCAATAGAAAATCGGTTTTTATAATAGTGGCTTCTGGAAGCGTCTGTAGTGCCTTCCCAGAATACGTCACTCAGTTCTGCTACGCCGTGTGACCCATCAAAGTACGTGTTCATACTAGAGCTTTTTTCAAAGAGGGCAGAGTCGACCACAACCTGATTTCCTGTTCCAGCACTTCCAGCAGCGGTGGCGGTCCAGGTTATTCCTACAACAGCAGTAGCTGCGGTATCGGGGGCAATATCAGTAACAAAAGGGCGAACAAAGTGGGTAGTCGCTGTCTGAGGCGTACCAGTAGCAGTACTGATTAACGAGTTACTGCTGTCATACCACTTAATAAACGCAGTGACTGGCGTCGGAGAATCTCCTGCATCAGTCGCACACGAATAAGCACTAAACGTGTAGTCGTTATTTGCAAGGATGTTCATAGGCGCTGAAGAAAGAGTCACCGTTCCAGCAGAGCTAGCATACATTTCCCCTGCTTCAGTACTGTTAACGACAGAACCCGCCAAACCCAAAATATCTCTAGGGTCTGTGGAGAGCGCAATAGTTCCGTTATCTACGGACCAAAATGTTTGAGGAAATGCAAAGTTTGGGTTAAGAATTTCGTTAATACGAGTGGCAATTAATGTGATTTCTATTTGACGAGCGTCTTGGAAAAAAGTAGCTGAAAAACCAGATTCAAACTGAAGCGCATCAAAGTAGTGCTTTTCTCCCAAAGATGGGCTGGCAATCTTAATGTTTGGAACGGCAAACGCTGCAGATGAAGGAGCTGTAACAGATGATGTTATACGAGTCCAAGAGCTAGTATTAGTTGTTGTAGTAGAACCGTAAGAAGATGCAGTTAGCGCGGCGCCTTTAATGTCGTACCAAAGTATTTGCGCATTAACCGCACGACCAGTGGAACCAGCTTTACTGTACGCGGTAAAAGTGTAACTAGAGCCTCCTGTTACGGGAATTCCGTAATGAAGCGGCGTATCCCCAGACAATCCAATGATTACGTTTGCGCTAGCAACAGCAGATACCTGCAACGTTGCCTTTTGTAGATTAGGGAACTGTGCCTGACTAGAAGATTCAATATAAGGTGTTATAGTAGGTGAGTCTGTAGACAAGTGTCTTATCAAAGTAGCGTTTGATACAGATACCCAATTACCAATAGTTTGTTCAAAGGAAGAATCGTTTTGGTCCAACATTAAATTTTTTCCTCTAACAATAGTGTTGTCGTATCCAGCATACGATTTAATAAAGTCTTTTAGTCCTAGTAAAGTTCCTTTAATAAGAAACAAGCGTGAGATATTACGCAAAAAGATTTTAGACTGCTTGATTCCTAGTGCAGGTTCGTATTTAAGTCCAAATTCTTGCATAAAGGTAGGAATAAGAAGCCCATTGAGATTGGTTACATCATAACGATTGGTGATATTTTCAGCAGAGCTTTTGTACACATCTAGTTGAAAAGCAAAGAGAGTGATAAAACGCTGTAAAAAAGTGTTTGTTGATTCTAATGAAGTGTCATTAGGAATCTGTGAGCTAAGAATTTCAGGCAAGTACCTAAACATTGCCGAAGAAGTTCCGTAATCTTTAACAGAAACTCCAATAGCGTCACCAGCACGCTGCCAGGTGTAGTGCACAGTTTCTCGTACAAATAAGCTGTAATAATATGGCTTAGCTGGGCCAAGCTTAACGTTATTTGGTACTTGACCCGAATCTAGATAGGAAGTTCGTGAGGCGCCGTTTTCATCCTCAAACAATACGTCGCCATCTTCAGCGTTTACAGCAAATCCGTATGGGCTGCGAACCAAGCGAATAAAGTCCCATGCTCCTGAAGGAGTAAACCACGAAAGCTGAACCTGTTGGTAGTAATAAGGCTTAGCTAGGAAGTTTCCCGCAACGTATTCTGTAAGATTATTGGCACCGTAATACGCGGTGTCATAATAATCAATTCCATATTTAGCCAATTACATTCCGCCTAATAGTAAGTTTTCTGTGTAGTCGGTTGCACCTAGCTGAGGGTTAGTTGCATACAAAATGCCATCTGGACCGATACGCGTCATCACCGTTCCGCTGGAGTTCTTCCATTGCATAAGGTCAGCGGTTTGGCCCGAGGCAGCAGTAATAGTAATACCTACTGTGCTGGCTGTAGGGGAAATAGTGCTTCCACCAGCCACTTTTACATACTGAGAGTGCGTATCAGCAACGATTCCTGCTTCAATATTTGCAAGACGAGCAATAACGGTGGAAAAATCACGTCCATCGTTGTACCAAGAAGATGATGCCGTTGGAGAAGTAGAGAGTGAAGGGGTAACTCCCAAAGTGGTTTCAATAGAAACTACCTCTACACGAAGTGTATTTGGGTCAGCTGCGTCAATAATGTCAACGTTGTTTTGCTTATTAGGCCCAAAGTTAACAACGCTAGCTGGATATGTAGGTGTGTATGAGGTCATTTTTATCCTTAACTTATGATTCCGCCGAGAGGAGTAATATCGAATACTCCGCGCATAGGGAGCTCGTTTAGTGCACAAGAAACAGTATTAACTCCAGTTAACGCTAATGAAGATGTCCAGATATTAGCGCTTGCGTTTGTTCCAGTGCCTCCAGCATTAGCAGACATAGTGATGGTTCCTGAGCCCTTGTTAATAGCTGTTATTGTCGTACCATCAGGAATAGTTACTGCGCTAGAGATACCTGCGACAAGAGACACATCTTGTCCCACAGCCACGTTTAAAAATGAAGATACGCTGCTAATGGTGGGTGAGCCCGCTGTAATGCTCCCTGTAAACGTTGCATCTGCTCGAGTAAGGAGGGTTACATCTACGTAGTCCACGCCAGGGACAGATGCAGAGATAACGTTGTGAATGTATTGAAGAGCAACCGTTTCTCCAAATACCACATTGTCAAAGTCAAGAAGAGATAGCAAAGCTGCGTTAATTCCCTTTGTTACATCGCTCTGTTTGTAGTTAGGAAGAATATGCGCGTTTAACGAAATGTTAATAGGTACATAGGTTGGGGGGTTAATAGTAATTGTCGTAGTAGCGGGAGCCTTATCCGTAATAAAAGTGATGACGTCACCAGATGCGTTAGTAAAGGTTGTTGTCTGACTTCCGTCAGCAGCTACGCCAGGAGTTCCTAGACTAGAGTCTCCAAAAGGCGCGATATACAGAACAATGCTGTTGTAAGCAGCGCCAGAATCCGCGATAGCTTTGGCTACGGATGGAACCTGCACAGCAAGCGCTCCAGCGTCAGCTAGTGATACTAGGCGGTTCAGAGCCGTGTACGCTAGGGGAGCATTGATACGAATGCTGTCTGTAGTCTCTGGGTCAGCTCCACCAGTAGCCGCAGATGCGTTGGTAACTCGTAGTCCTGCAACAACGTTGTTTAGTTGATAGGTCAGCGTTCCTGGACCAACGTTTCCTGAAGCTCCGCCACCTACGCGGTAAGTAACATAGATAGAGCTTGTAGGAGGAATTCGTCCGCTGATACCGTCGCCAAATGTAATATATGAAACGTTGTTGGCGTCTGTGGATACAGAGTACACAGGGTCGTTATAGCCAGCATCAATAAGGTAAGAGAGCTCTGTGTACGAAGAACCTGTTGGTACTCCACCGACTAGTGAACCGACAATGACGCTTGATGTGTTAGCAATTAAAGGGGACTTAGATAGAGAGAATACCTGGTTAGCATTTCCGTTTGAGTCACCTACATACTCGTAATTAATCGTAGTTCCTTGAGTAGCGGTAACAGAAACAGATGAGTTAGCTGCCACGCTTACAGGAGTTGTGTTATCTGTTTCAAAAACAATCTGAGTATTGACGCCGTTAACAGTAGTGGTAGTAGCCACTTGAGTCTTTGGTCCCACGTTTAGTGTAGAGCCCGTAGAGTTTGTAAATGTTAACGTTACCTTTGCAGGAGCTCCTGGGCTAGGAGTGTATCCAAGCATGTTAGCAATAGACAATACTGAGCTACGTTGTGTAGCTGTCTGGATAAAGCCTTCGTTGGCTGCTCGGTCGATATAGTAGTTCAGCATGTCACCCATGTAGGCAAACAGCTCAATAAGGGTGATACCAAAGTCTGAGGCATCTGTACTTGTCCACTCTGGCAAAAGAGACGGAATAAGGTTAATCATGTCGTCACGAATAGCAGCATAATCACGTGAGGTGTAGTCCACCTGCGGGATAAAGTTCGATGCCATTAGTACTCCTGAATAACGTCGCCAGAACGGGTAAGGGTTCCTGTCTTCAAAGAAGTTTGAGCTTTTTCTTTATTAGGCAGGGTATAGTCAATTGTAATGGTTAATATGCCTGATTGCTGGTCCATACTGACCGACACATTGTTAAGTACGAGGGCGTCTAAGTGCTTGGTGAATACTTCGCGCACGCTTGCAGCCGCTGTGTTAGCCGCGTCTTGTGGAGCCTGAAATAGAGCGCTTCGTATAGTGCCGCCGTATCCGTTTCTAAATACTCGTTCCCCAACGCCAGTCATAACGGCAGCAGTTACTCGGCTTTGCCAGATTGCTCGTTGGTCATTGGACGACAGAATTGAGCCCGAAGCATCCACAGAAAAAGGAAGAATTATTGCGCGTTCCATTTAGTACACTCCTACCCATAGAGGAAAGTTGGTATCTCCACCTTCAAACATAACCCATACACCTTGACCGATAGACGGAACTTTAATGTGGTCAGAATGTGCTGAGTTTAAAGTTACAGAATGCGTGTGGGACCCATAGCTTCCCACGCTAGCCGCCGTAGTCGTGTAAGAATCCGTATGGGGGTCGTGCGTAGAGTTTCCTGTAATTGGGTTTACTGGATAGGCCCAGGTTGTCCAATTTGTATTTAGCACCTGTGGGACCGTAAGGCGAATTTTATTTGCGTTATCAGGGTCCTGGTTATCCTGGCATACGCCTCGGTATATTCCGTAGTACATGTTATCGACCATGTGTGTTCACCATTTTTTTCATAACTGCTGCTGGCATCTTTTTCTCTGCAATAGTGGGGGCTTTTAAGTTCCCTCCAGCCCCTACCCATTGGTGCGTAGGAATGCCCTTGGCAGAGACCTTAGAAACGTTTTTTACTTTAGACACAGGAGCTTTGTATGACTCCTTTACTGTAACTCCGACCTTTTTTAGCGACGTAGTTGGCAAAGAGTTCTTTTGACGTACTCCAGGGGTGACAACTCTTTTTATAGTCTCGTTGGGAGACACGATGTTTTTGTTATCTGTCCACTGAGTAGATAGTCCTAAGGAATCCGCACCTACTGTTATAGTAGTTGTGTATTCAGCGTTGCCTTTAATGTTATGAGATACAGAGAGCACTGTCCAGTATCCAGAATACGTAGGGCCTATTCCATCAAGATATACAGGGCTATCAGGCAATAACGAGGGGTTTCCTAAAACAACTGCCTCGCCTCGGTAGGCATATCGGTTTCTTTCGTCAGCAGCGGTAGCCTCATACTGCGCAATTTCATAGGTAGGTGCTACTACTTTAGTGTGATAAGCGTCAAATATAGGAGCAACTTGCTTTGCTCTCGTATGGTTAATAGGGGTTTGGTTAACATGGGTATGCTCGGTAACAGACGACCTATCTACGCCACTAACAGCAACTGTAGTTTTAGTTGCATCTGCGTAAGGAATGGCTTCTCCCACCATAGGAGTGAAAGAGAATATACCTGTAAATTTTACGTCTAACCCTTTCATTATGAAATACGCAGCCTCTTGGCGAGTATCAGTAAACTCTTGGGTTAACGGTTGAAAGATGATAGTTGTGTTATCGGCTTTTAAGGAGTACCCGTTTTGTTTTGCTAGTTTTACCATGAACTCCCAGTCAGACAGACCTGCCTGTGAAATTTGGTCGTACATACGTGGCGTAGGCACTGCAATATACGAAAAGTTATTAGCATTAGCTATATCGGCTATTACTTGGTCCGCAGTTGTGTTTAACCACACTCTTTGAGATTGTTGCTTAAGTATCCTAGAGGCACCAATAAGGGTGATATCCACATAGTTTTTATCTGGAGCTAGGTCAGGGACAATATGATGAACATACCCATTAAAAACTCTGTTATTACCTACTCCGCGGATATTAACAGTGACGGGGGTTCCGTCTGAAATTGAGTCGTAAGGGACAGCCCAGTCGATAAATCTAACGGTTAAAAGCTCGTGCTCGTACCTAGCCCAAGACGAGTGCAGGCTGTATCCACGACTAGGCGGAATACTTAATGTAGGAAACTCTACGTTAAGGTAATTAAACACGAGGAACCTTAATGATTGTTCCAGGAGCGATATTAATAAAATCTACAATTGTAGGGTTGTACTCAGGTATGACCCACCACAACTCAGGACGTTTGTAGTACTGGTACGCAATTTGTTCCAGCCGCTCACCCTCGACGTATTGGTGCTCCCACCAGCTGATAAGGCCAGGGGCATCTACGTTGTAGTAAACAATAGGGTTGGCGTTGCCATCCTCAGTAATTGCAACAAAGTCAATCAGTTCGTTGTAGTAACGAGAGTTTTGGTAAATCAATTGCCCACCAACCCACTATTTGTGACCATCTGCGTATTAACACGAAGGTCAATAGTCACACTGACATCTGTTCTAATAGGAATCATATCCCTAGTGAACGCTAAATGCGTTACGTTTACGCCAGAAAGAACGCCTACAAATTTTTGCTGACCTAAGTCTACACGCACGTAGGCCATTTTTAAGTACCCAATATTAGCTGTAATTTTTCCACCGATACCGATAGCATCTTTTCCATTTGTAGACGCATACAGATACTCTAGGTCAGCCTCAGTACCATAAGTAAGAAGGTCAATAACTTTTTGCTCAATTTCAGTATCAGAACCGCTTGGAGTCCCAATATTGTAATAATCCAAATAGCTTTTTTTAATTACTGGCAGTGTATCTAATTTCTTTTTAGAAGAGCCAGCATTAGCAAGCTCAATAAGTTTATTGTTAGCGATACTAGCGCCAATATCCATATCGCCTTTCATAGACGCAAAGTCATTAGTGCGGTCTAACCGAAGAGTAAAGGTCAACGAAGAATTACCTGTTACAAATCCTGTAGATGCTGCAGAGGGGTCAGATGCGTTTGGAGTGATGTTAGAGTTCGTAGACGTATCTTGACTAAACGTTTCTGGGTTCCAAATAAACTGAAATCCATAATTATTTGTTGTTGGAGGAGGGGCTGCCTTTCCTTTTTTAGAAGATGCAGTTGTTGGAGTTCCCGTAGTTGTAGTTCCTAAATAAGGTTGGTACATCCAAATGCGCCCACGACGAGTTTGGTGAAAGTTATCTAACCTTTTATTAGTAGCGTCAGGCGCAATATCATAAGGGTCTACAGGTAGGCTCCATGCGTGAGGAGGCAAGTTCCACATAAAATTATCGGGTGGATTTTCTGGAGGTAACTCTTGAGTTTGAGGTTGCGCAGGAGGGACCTTCTTTGCTGATGTTCCCGAAAACAAAGTATTAGTGTTTTTATTAATTAGGCTATTATTTTTAGCGAGAGCGGACTTTAAGCTGTTTACCTTAGTTTGAATTTTTGACGTTTGGTTAAGCAGGTAAGTAATGTCGCTGTTCAACAACGCTTTGTCAGGAGAGCTTAATGTGCCACTATACGCAGAGGTTCCTACACGAGCGTGTATCTGTCTGTTATACGTGTTAGTTATAGTGGAGCTTGGGACAGGAGTAGCTAAGGTGTAGTTGGCGCCCCAGTCACTGTCGGTTACTATATTTTGCTCCCAAATGATTACTTTGTTGTAGGCAGCAATCTGTTCTTCCATAGTAGTAGCGCTAGCTCTATCACTAGGAAAAAGGTCATTAGAAGGAATTCCGTAGGTGCTTGTAAGCTGAGCATTGATAGAGTCGTTCGCTTTAATAAGCGTAGATAGTTTAGTATTAGCTTGTTGAGCTTCCAGCGCTAGTTTGTGTTGGGCGATAGCTTTATCAAGAGTAGTTTGAACGCTAACGGCGCCCTTTTTTGACGTGTTTATGCTTGACATTATGAACTAGCCACCTTTGAGTGTATACCTATAGACATAAGCTCTTTTTTAATAAGAGATGCAAGCTTTTGCTCGTCAAATTGTGAACCTTGTGGCACCGTAATAGGAATCGTTATATCCCCATATGTGATGGTTGTACCACCATTGTTTGAAGATGGGTCAAGTGTACCATTCTTAGGATTAATAGATAAGTATGATTTTGCCATTTTTGCAGAAGAGTAGTTGAGGGTTGACGAGCTAGCTCCCTGCCCAATACCAGAGCCACCTGCCATTCCACCGCTCATAGCGGAAGATGGTGAGTACCCCATAAGCTCATTCATGTTAAGGCCCTGGATGCCACCGCCAGTCATGCCACCCGACAAGCTAGCCATAAAGCTGTTTAGGTCTCCTACAGCTCCGTTGCTTCCTGAACCGTTGAGCAAGTTGCTGTTAATAGATGTTCCAGTCGCACCATTAATGACGCGTCGTGCAGCCACTACAGTACTGAGGTCTACACCGACGACTTCTACAGCACCGCCTGTATGAGGCGCCTGAATAATTTGGTTGTTACCCATGTAGATAGCTACGTGACCTGGTGCGTTAGCTGGGCCATCAAAGAACAACAGGTCACCAGGCTGTGCATTGCGAGGGTCAACCGCTGTACCACAATTTACCTGTGCGTAAGTAGTACGTGGAAGCATCACACCGACCTTGGCAAATGCGTACTGAACAAAAGATGAGCAGTCAAAACCTACTGTGTTAGAGCCCTGATTAGTTCCCCGTGTAGGGCCGCCAATACTTCCGCCTCCCCATGAATAAGGGGTGCCTACCGCAGATAGACCAGCACGTAGAGCGCCAGATACTCCAGACGAGCTTGAAACACTGGTAGTTTGTGGCTTTACTGTTGCGCCTAAACCAAGACCACCAGAAGCCGCTGCCCCTGCAGCACCAGCTACAGCTGAGGTTCCCGCTAAAATAGCGGCGTCAACGAGTAGGCCTCCGCCAGCAGGGTCAACAATTTCTCCTGCAATTCCTCCAGCAGCCAGTTCAACGTCTTTTATAATGCTCTTGCCTTTAAACAGGCTACCTATTTTAGAGAATAAACTTTGTCCAGTCTTGCTTCCAGCAAGAGCTTTTCCTGCGCCCAAAAATCCACCCAAAGCAGATGCAATTCCACCAGCAATTGACTGGCCAATATTATTGTTAAGACCTGTTTCTAGCTTAGCTAGCTGCTTAACAAGCCCTTGATTTGCGGTCACAATTTGCGCTAATTGATTCGTTGCCTTAACAAGAAGGTTGTTTGCTTCTGTAAATCCTTGAGCCATAGGATTCTGAGCAGCGGCAGTTAAACCAAACTGAGATTGATTAAGTGCACTTGCGGAGTTAAGAGCCGCGGTAGTCTGACCAGTTGCTGTCGTGCTTGCTTTACTTAGGCTACCTCCTTGAGCAAATTGAAGTGCTGCAGTCTGTAGTGCTTGGAATAGAGTAGGGTCTCCAGCTGAAGCGGCTTGAAGAAGGTTGTACAAACCGTTTCCAGGCTGAAGGGCAATAGCAATATTGCTTGCGTTTAGCTTTCCACCTGATTGAGAGACAGCCAAATTCCAAATATCTTTAAAGATAGCGGCTGGACTACGCTCAGCTCCGTTTGAACCTCGAACTTGAATGCCCATCATACGTAATGTGTTAACGGATTGAGCAGAGTTTAAAGAGGCTGTAGCTTTCATTGCGCTCTGGAAACTGCCCGTAAGGTTGGATACCTGAGCTACTCCAGGAAGAATCTGACTGTTGTAGCCAGGAAGTCCTGGAAGAACTCCATTGGCCGTTCCTTGCGCAATAGCCTGTTGTAAATCAGATGAGCTAGAAGAAGTTCCCATGCCCATAATATTTCGTACAGTGGCGTTTACGTTCCCCTGCATCCCTGAAAATTTTGCTTGGGAAGTTAATAGCTGTGAGGAAACTGCTTGTTGAACAGTAGGAAGGGCGTTAGCAAAAGAGGCTCCCATTCCCAAAGCAGCAGTTCCTAAAGATGAGACAACTCCACCAATAGTAGAGAGTGCACCCCCACCAGAGCCAAATCCACCAGTAAAGCTTCCTCCGCCAGCTGCTATCGAGGAACCACCACCGCCAAGAACACTACTAAGAAATCCAGAGGCGCCAGAAGTACCGCCAAGATTCTTAGCGATACTTTTGGTCTTGTCATCCATAGCCCCCAACATAGTAAGGGCTTTTTGCAACGCGGTATTAAGGTCGGCAACAGCCTTGCTCATAGTGCCAGAGTCCATATTAAACTCGTTAGCCATGGCTACCTACCTCGTCTCTTTATGGCTCTTTCAAGCCAGTTGTTACGCTCTCTAAAAGAAAGAGAACGTATGTCACTTAATGTCCAACCTGGAAACGCTCTAGTAAGCGCCTCAAAGGAATCTAATAAGTTTTCGTACTGTTCGCTGCTATAGGCGAAACAAAGCTACGAGACTAATAGGAGTATCAACAGATGCTCCACATGCCTCGCAGTTCTTCTTCACCTCCCCAAGGCGTGGGCCTGGGTTCTTTTCTAAAATTTCATTGATGATAGTTTCGCGGTCCTGCATGCCCAGCTTAAGAACTGTTGATGCTCCCAGTGAGCCCTTGCCGTTTACCGAAAGGACGCAACCTTCAAGAAGAATGGTATTCAGCTCAGCTGAAGTTTTATCTGCATTCTCTGTTAGTAGCCGTTGCACGTAGCCATTAGGCAAAGTAAGGACTGCTGTGCCGTTCTTTAACTGAACTTCCCAGTTACGGTCATCGATTGGGTTCTTTAAATAGATGGTTGGGATATCCTCGTTTAAATCAATAGGGACAACAGAGGTTACTCCGCAGTTACATGTAAACTGATAGTCTGCTGTATCTCCAAAGGTTACTCGACGAATAGCAAGAAGAATTGCATCGCGGTCTGCAGCAAGGATGTCATCTAGGTCCTCTTTGCGAACCTTTTCTCCACCAATGCTTACTAACCCTCTTTGAAGAATGGTAGTCAAGACACGTCCTAGACCGCCAGCTTTTGCAATAGCTTCTTCATCAGCACCATTAAGTTCTCGCACTTCTGCGTACTTAACTAGGGTGCCTTCCTGGGTAATAAAACCCCCAGGAAGGTTAACCTCACTATTTGATGGTGGTACCGTTGTTACCTGTGGTGCTGCTTCTTTTGTTACTTCCTCAATAGCAGCGCTAACTGCCTTGGGGTCTTGTGTTAATGTGCTCACGTATTATGCTCCTTAGAGTGTTAGTTAATTAGCGACTCCGCCAGAAGTACTGGCGTCATCGGCTCCTGCTGTAGACATAAAGCCAACAGATAGACCTTCGTGTACAAGCGTCATTTGCTCGAACAAGATGTTCTGGTCACCAGCGTTTAGGTCTGAGTACTGAAGGGTGGTAATCCAAGCGTTGTGCACCTTGAAGTGCATTTTTGCTGACTTTACTAAGTCGTCTTTATCGCCCACCTGTGCAGGATGGTCAAGAACGTAGATATCCACATCAACGCGGAAATCTCCACTACCTGCAGCGGTAGCGATTCCTTCTCCAGCAGCAGCTGCAAAAAGCCCGCGCATCCACTTGATGCCCTGGTAGTTACCTACAAGGGTACCGTGTTGGAAGGTGATAGGTGTGAAAGTCGTCATTCCTGGAATCTGGTGAATGGTGGTGTTGTATCCGCCTTCACGGTAAGGAATAGACTGAGTGTTAATTCCCAAACCAGTGATGCTGGTAAAACCAGCTACGGTTGTAGGGGTGATATCAGTGCTGAAGACTCCTGTGCTTCCGTTCTTAGTCGCCGCAGAAAACTCTGCAATGAACTTAAAGTTACGTAAGGGGTCTGTCGCAAGACTTGACCAACGTTGGATACTTGATGTTGGAGTTGGGGGTGTTGCCATTTATTGGGCTCCTTACGCCACAGTGACGGTTGCGCCGCCATCGAACTGACCGATATTGATTACTACGAACTCAGCTGGACGCTGCAACGCAACGCCTACCTGAATGTTGACCTGACCCGCCTCTACAGTAGACAAGGTGTTGTTTGAAGAGTCGCACAGCACAAAGAAAGCTTGCTGAGGAGTAGAGCCACGAAGTCCGCCTTGAGACCAGAAATTAGTCAAGAATCCATTAAGGATGCTGCTAATACGACGGTAAAGAACAGTGTCGTTTGGCTCAAAGATGGCAAAGTTGGTGAGGTCAACAAGCGCCTTCTCTAAGTAGATAAGCGAACGACGTACTGGTACGTACATACTTGCGTAACCAGACTCAAGTGTGCGAGCGCCCATAACAACGATTCCAGAACCGTTAATATAGCGAATCGCGTTCACTGGAGCTCCAGCGCTATTTAGAGCGTCCAAGTTAGCGTTAGTTAACGACGGAACTGAAACAGCTCCTGCAAGGCGCACAGAAAGTCCAGCTGGAGCTTTCCATACACCGCGTGCCTTATCCGTAGCAGCATACTTACCTACAATTGCTCCGCCTGGGTTTGCAGCCGTAATTACTGTTCCTGGCGTGCTATTTGTTGGGTCGTTGATAGTAATAGGTGGATAGTAAACTGCTCCGTACGAAGTTTGAGTGTATGCAGCTGACAACGTTAGTTGGTTAGTTACCGTGTCATTGATTGGGTCAATAACAACAAATACATCACCACGTGCTGAGGCATACGCCAATAGCTCGTTAACAGATGTTGAGTCGGTTACGCCTGGCGCGTTTAAAATAAGAGACTGTGTAACAGTATCAAACGCATTAACTCCGCCAGCAATATCAGATGCTCCAGGAGCCGTACCGTCAGCTCCAGATGTTAGGGCTGTCACTGATTGTGGAGAAGGGTTACGAAGAGCTCCAGAACCAGATGAACCTGCGTCTACAGCTACAATATACGCAGACTGTGAGTTAATCACAGAAGTAGCGTATCGAGCATCAGATGCTGTCATTGACAAGTTAGTATAGGTTTCTACCTTGTTTGATGCAGCAGTTCCGCCGTAGTACACGATAAGGTCAAAGGTGTTAGCTGAACCTGGTGAGTTCTGGATAAGGATGTTAATTCCATTCCCCCACGCACCAGGGTTATTAGCCTTGATAGTCAAAGTATTTGCTGGGGATTCTTGGTTATCTTGGAATGTACGGGTTGCCTGTGCAGTAGAGCCCTTAATTACGCGTGTAACGTACGCTTGGCTTCCACCGTTAGCAAAGTACAAGAACACGGCAAGAGCGAGGCTATTATTAGCTCCCCAACCGCCGAACTTGTTGAGGTAATCACTCCACGAGCTAACGAGAGTAGGTGTCAGAGGACCACGAGCGTTGACGCCAATAAAAGCGGCTACTGAATCGGAGTTTGCTCCAACAACAGGTGCGATTGGGTTCAGGGTTTCCTGAACGTACACTCCTGGGCGTTGATATGCAGTCATTATTTATCTCCTTGATTAGGGTTGAACGGGTGTAAAACCAGTTGGTATGTTCGTAGTAATCCGATTGATTTCAACAGTTTGTACGGTGGATAGGGCGCTATTAGCAGTCGATGGTGTCATCTCACTAATAACTCTTACGGTGAAGACGCTTCTAAAGAGGCGTCGTCCATCCTCAATCATGTCTCGCTTAACGAAACCATCGAGGAACATACTGCGGTATGCAGTCTCTGTACCAAGCTCATTAGGGACTTCTAGGCTTCCGTATTGGCTTGGAAATTTATTCTGTAGCTGGAAAAGTATGCCGCGGTCATGCCGTGGATGGCGCGAATATGCAGCTACTTGATAGGTAATGTCATAAGGCAACGGTGTTTGGTAGCGGTAGACAGAGCCTTCTGCAGGTGCGACTGTTCCACGATTGTCGTTGTCATAAATCATTCCTGACATCTGACGCTCTTTGGCAGCACGAATGTCAATAAGCTCAATAATAATATAAGGATAGCTTTGAACAGTAACTTCAACGTCTGGGTATCCAAACCACACTTTGACAGGTCGTACTGACGCCTTTTCATCAGAGACGTTAATTCCCTGAAGCAAGTTCTTCATGGCAGCGTCTTCAGCAAGGATAAAGCTCATTAGAACATCCTCATTTCTGCCATGATAGCTACAACGCTATCTTCAAGGATATTTCCTAGGTGTCCACCAACCCGAGCAACAAATGGGCGAATAACAGATGAGGAGGCTGAGTTAGGAGTTCCGTACTCTAAGTTGTTTACTTCGTCGTCCAGCTCTTCTGGGTAGGAGACATGTAGCTCTCCGTCCTGAGGCTTGATAGAAAGGCTAAGCGCAACATCCGCAGGCCATCCCGCAGCAAGAGCAAATTTTTGTAACATGGGGGTGAGTTGTTCAGACGCTTTTTCACTAGCGTCTTTGACGGCTGTGCTTACGGCCGCGTTCACTTGCGAAACAATCGCCACAAAGCAGCAGCGAGAATACCCTTAGCTAACACATGGTTGTCTGGAGCAGAGGGTGCAGAAAACGCGCCCTGTACAAACTCTTTCTCAGACGGCTTGTCAATTTCAGCCATAGCAAAACTCCATTCGGAGGGTATTACGCAAGGTACTGCCTGAAGCCCCGCACAGGACTTCCCTTAAAGTATAAAGGCCCCCCTATTTCTAGGAGGGCCTAACTACTAAGTCTTTTACTTAGACTTCTTTACCTTAGAGGCTAGTGCCTTGTCCATCTTGGCATCTGCCTTAGCCGATGGCTTCTTTGCATCCATCTTCTTGTCAGCCTTTTCAAAAGCTGACTTCTGCTTAGGAGACATGCCCTTCATTACCTTGGCATCTTGCTTCTTATCGGCCTTCTTAGACATAGGGCCCTTTTTACCGCATCCACATGTAGCGCACATTATTCGGCATCCTCTTCTTCGTCGTCAGAATCATCTTCTGAATCTTCTGAATCATCCCAGTCTTCGTCTGAATCGTCAGAGTCGTCTTCTGAATCATCAGCCTCAATAGCTGAGTCATCTTCTGAGGTTTCGTCCGCTTCTGGAGCGTCTACTGGGGCTGTTGTCACATCGTCTGCAGGAGCAGCGGCGTCAGCAACAGGAGCAGCGACGTCAGTTGCGTCTACTGGAGTTGTTGTATCGTCAGACATTTTTGTACCTTTTTTCCTGGCTAAGCGCCGTTGGTTTTTAGCAGCCCTCTTATGTCGGGCTAAGCTAATTTTAACATTATTCTTTTTCACTTCTTACCTTTAGCAGCCATTTTTTCCATCTTAGCCACGCCGTACTTTTTGATGCCAGCGGCAGCTGCTACAGCGGCTGGATTCTTGGCGCCAGACTTCTTAGCCTTCTTTTCAATCGCTTCAAAGCGCTCTCCTGAACCGAGCTTAGCCTTTTTTGCGGTCTTCTTTTCTGCCATTTTTCTTACCTACTTTCTTGGGCAACGTCTTGCCCTGAGGGGTTTCTTTCTGCCATTGTCGTGCCATCTTTGGGTGAGTAGCGTACATCCACCCTTTTTGCGCCTCTGATTTAAAAGGCATTAAGGCGTTCCTCCATCAATAACTGTTTCTGAAGGGGGAGGCAGCATAATTGTAGGAGAAGGATAAGGAGGGTAAGTGTTTGCTGGTGCTTCCCAATTGTCAGGTACATTTGAGGCGTAGTCAAGGAATTGAGTGGAGTTGACCATTTCTTCAGGGGCAAGCTGGATACAGTCAACTACTACAAGGGCAAATCGCTCACCGATAATTCCGCGCTGCTGAACACCATAAGGACGGAAGATTTCGCCCTTCCATAAGATGCGGCCACGGTTTTGGATATCGGGGTTGTTCAAGACATTAGAGTCAATCTTCTCAATGTCTCGAGAGTTTAAGGTTAGATGAAGAGTATCGGTGTTGTAGAAGCCGCGCTCATCCTGAGGAACTTGACCTTGAGAAATGACCGCCCGAACGATGGGAAGCTTGTAAGGGCCTTTCCATACGAGACCTTCTGTAGAGCTGCCCGTGTCATAAATAGGGTCTACCGTAGAGTGAACGTTGTCGTATACCCACCACAAGGCATGAGTTCCTACTGGGTTCTTGAGGTCCCAGTCAATGCCGTCTTGGATGGCATCAAATTCATAGTCGGCGTCAAAACGACCGCCAGGAGTATACCCGCGCATATAAGTATTATCTCCTACTTGCAGGTAGTTGTAAGGTCTTTCTAACGATTGTAGGCAGGAGGAATGTACCGCTCCATATATGGCCCATAAATAGGATGGACTTTGGCGTACTTGTAAAACCTATCAATTTTGTCTTTATTACTAGGGTCTTTAACAAAAGTTAAATAAGACTGCTTAATCTCATCAGCGTATTCCTTTTTAGAAAGCAGTTTGGGGTTGGCCCCACTAAGTCGGTAGCTATCTGATTCAACAACAAAGTTTACATTATTTAAGTACAGATGTGATATAGGGACTACTTGATTAGGAGAAACTAAAGAAAACCCTGCGTCTAGCAAATTCATGGTTTGAATGAGTTCTTCTTCCCAAAATATAGTTGTTTCAGGAAGACCTGAGTATTCATAGAAATGCTTATTTGAAAACGCGAACTGAGCACTGAACTTTACTGCAGGCAAAAACAGCTCACCTCTTAAAAATGAGGGTTCATGCACCAGGTCTTTATCTTCCCAACTAGGCAAACCACCAGCAAATTTAAAGTCTTTTATAAAAAAACAGTACTTAGCAACACGTGGTCGGTTGTAGTAATCACGCATCCCTGCGTCATCATGCTCGTAAGAAGGAAGATAAGACGTTAAAATCGTCTTCTCATTTTTAGTTTCCTTAACTGCATCTGTAAACATATCAACAAGTTTGGTATCCCAGTCCTTATCAAACATTGTGTGAGAGTCTATCTGCAGTATGTAATCCTCGTTATTGTACATAGATAAAGCAGTGTTTCTACCGAACCCAATGCTAGGTGTGTACTCTCCAACTTTAAAGTGTTTAATCTGTATTTGTGGGTACCTTTTTAACGGTAAAACTTTATTGTTAAAGAACTCACTTTCGGATAAACCATTGTTTGCAGGAACCTCCATGAATACAAGACCAATTGAAATGTCCTGCGGGTTACTGGCGTTCTCTATGGCTTCCTGAACGGTAAAGGGCAACTGATTGTCTAAAAAACTAGGTATAGCAATGTAGATAGACATTACTGCTCAACCTCAACAAAGGTGGGGTTGCTTAAAAATAACGCCGCTAAACGAGGAGTATTAACTTGAAACTTTTCAATAATGACGCCCTCTACAACAACTCCTAATGTTATGGGAGGAAACTCCACATACTCTGTTGGTGGAGGGGGTAAAAACTTAGCGGATTTTTTCACGAGTAGTCCTTTATCTTTCTCCATACTTTTTTATACATGGCTTTTCCTGACCGTGTTTTTGCCGCCAGTAGCGCTGTTTTTTCAGTGCTTGTCCAGTCTTGGGCATACGTCCAGCTATCACGTTTAATAGGTATTATTTGCGCGTACGGAGTTCCTGCAGGGATTACTCCTTCAAAACCAGATTTAATAAAAAATGGGATATTTCCCCAAGCGGGGTATACATCAGAGTCCACAATTGCAGACATGGTGGTAAAGGGGAGCTCAAAGCGATTTAGGGGATGAGTAACCAAACTGCTAAATCCTTTTGGTGTTTTCCATCCCCATTGACTTGGCCAAATTAAATGGTTGTCCTCATGCCCAGCAGGACGAGGAATAGTGGTTCCTGTCTGCCCTTTACGCTCACCCACTAAAGGTTCTTTTGATTCCCATTCAAGTTTTAAGTTGCCTTCAGAATCCCGTGAAACAAAAATATCTTCAGGAGTTACTAGCGCATAACCAGAAATAAGGCCGTCTAAAAATGGAGCACATGTTTTTAGCCCAGGTACTTCTTCCCCGTGAGGGGTCTTGTAATAACGTTCTGCACGGGTATACCATTCAGGAATAAGTCCCTTTATTGGTACAGGCCGTTTCCAACTTTTATCCACATTATGACTAGGTATGAACTTTACAAGCTTCATGTATGCTCCTTATTATTTAACCCGTTACTTGTGCCGTAAAGCTTCCTATAGTGTTTCCTTGGTTTTGCGGTGATTGGACAAGAATAATACCATGCAGGTTACCCGAAGGGGTAACGGAGGATGTTGTTGCAGAGCCTACTGATGTGGCAAGCGTGTTGTCGCTATACGCGGTTGCCGTAACCGTATTTCCACTTACTACGACTTTTAAAGCAGTAGAAATAGCTGTAAGGGCGGACGAAACTACTGTAGTGACCGTTCCTGCTACAGATTGGTACAAGTTAATCGCGTAGGAAGTTACTGCCTTTGAATCAGGCGCTGGATTAGCGTAGGCAGTATACGCGTAGTAGTAGTAGCTTGTAAACGCGCTATTGTATACATAGTATGTATAAGGGGAATAGTACGAGTACGTGTAGTAATAGTGAGGGGGAGTGTATCCTACGCCATGTATCCAAGCTGTACCGTTGTACGGTCCAGATGTTCCTGCTGGGTGATACGATGAGCCTGTTCCTGTAGCCGAGTAAGAGTAGGTATATGCGTAAGTGTATGTATCGTTTTCTACGCTAACAGCGGCCCACCAGTTGTTGGTGTCCTGAACCATAAAAGCAATACCAGTACCTAAAGAAGCATTTAGTGAGGTTACTGTAACAAGGGGGCTTTGTAGGTCAACAGCCGCTATGGATGCGCTTGTTGAGCTAACAGTATCGTCTGATTCCGCTAATCCACTTTTAGCGTACCAAACTCCTTTAATGGCTTGCCATAAAGTTCCCGATGTAGTTGTGCCCAAAGAACCAGAAGTAGTGCGATTAAAATCGTCCGTAACAATAGGAATAGGCGCCACCGAGTTAGATGCGGAAGAAGGCAAAGAAGAACCATTTGCATTAACAACAGTAACAGTAAACGTGTAAAAAATACTGGGCAAAAAGTTTCCAGTAACTGTGAGTGGGCTAGAGGAGCCCGATACAGTAAGGGGAATACTAGGAGAGCTTGTTACCGTGTAAGAGGTTATTGACGAACCTCCAGTAGCCCCTGGTGTAAAAGGAATAGAAACTGTCGTAGAGTTTGTAACAGATACAGTGCCAATAACTGGGGCATCAGGAACTGTTTTTATTGTTACAGAGGATGATGCGGAAGAGGCGTTTGATATTCCGTTGTCGTTTGTAGCCGTTACTGTAAAGGTATAAGAAGTATTTGAGTTTAGCCCTGTAACCGTAACAGGGGAGTTTCCCGTTGCAGTAACGCCGCCAGGACTAGATGTTACCGTGTACTGTGTTATTGCTTTTCCACCAGAAGCAGGAGAGGTAAAAGAAACTGTAGCCCGTCCATTATTAAATCCAGAGCCTGAGTTTACTGCGATAGCAGAGGTTATTGTTGGAGAGTCAGGCACAGATGTAGGGGTTACAGATGTAGTTGTAAAAGGCGATGATGAGCCTGCTCCACTTGTACCCCGAACGGAAAATGTGTAGGAAGTACCTGGAGTAAGTCCAGTAGCGATAAGTGGGTTTTGCGAACTACTTGATGTAACACTGTCTGGGGTAGAGGTAGCCGTAAGCCCTGTAGCTGTTCCTCCAGTAGAAGCAACAGTAATCGGGATAGATACTGCCGCGCTATTAAAAGGTCTATTTGTACCAATATCCGTAGGAGTTCCTACCGATAATAAATCAGGAACATCAGGTATCTTTACTGAAGGACGACTTATCTGGCCCTTTTGATACTGCTTATCTGAAGACGTTCTAGCAGAGGCAGACTCTTCGCTGACGTGTCTAGGACCCATGTGAACCCCTTAAGCGCTGATGTCGCCGTATAGTACCCAAGCATCTGTAGAGACTTGAATAAGCTCTGCTCGAGAGTATTGGGCGCGAGTTTTTAATCCAGGTGTTCCGTTGATAGTAACTCCAGAAGCACCAGCAAAAGTTACTTGTCCAGCACCGTACTGAATAACAGATACTTTGCTACCGACAGGGATTCCTGCCACAGAGTACAAGGGAACGGTAATAGTGTTTGAGCTGCTGCTCGTCGCCAAGATAACCTTAGAAGCATCTGTTGACGCTAAGGTGTATGAGGAAGATTGCGAGTTAATCGCGCTTGGTTGCCCGATGAGTCCGCTAACGTTGGAGACAGACATTAAGAGAGCTCACTTCCAAAGGCGCTAAATGACATGGTTGCACTAGAGCCGTATACCTGAATTTTATCGCCAGAAGCTAGAGTCAAACCAAGAGTCAGAACTGTAGAGTCAGAACCAGCAACAGTTGCGCCGTAGATAATCCAGTGTTTAGCGGCAGTAGAGCTGTCTGCTGACGGACGGACGGCAATGCGGTAGGTAGCTGGGGTTGAAGCTTGGTTACAGATGGTGACTGTAGAAACAATCGCCTGAGCACCTGCGGTGTAAAGGGTGCCTTCTGTAGTTGCCCCAAGGGTAGCTGTTGCTACTTGACCCAAGACCTTATATGTGGTTGCCATTGATACTCCTTAAATGCGGTAGTTAATTATCTCCATATGGCGCCTTTTTTGTGCGCTTAACTAATCTTGCTGAGGTTGTTTTCTACCGCTGTCTTATACATAGGGGCAAGGTCTTTTTCTAAAAGGTCATTAAAGAGCTGGATAGACTCGTCCTTGCGCCCAACCCACCATGCGGCAACGGCCTTTTGAAAAGTCAAAACGTACGGGTCTATATACCCTAAGGTGAGGGGTAGAAGGCCAAGCTCTTGGGTGGAAAAGTACAGGCCAACCTCAGCTGCTGTGTAGGACTCTTGCCACTTTTTATTGCGCTCATAGTATTGCGCCAACACAAACCATGCCTCTGGACGATTAGGTAGGTAAGCAATTGCTTTGTCTATTAAGTTCTTTACTGTATTGGTGCGATTTTTTTGGCGCTCAAAGCAGTTAGAGGATTCTAATAGTGCTGCGTAGACAAGCTCTGGGGTTGAATAGTATCCGTACTCAGCAGTGCGTAGGTAAAACGAGACGGCGCTCGCAGTCTGCCCAATCTTTTCGTACTCAACTGCAGTCATAAAGCTAAGAGCAGGATTAAATGGGTCGTTGGAAATGTCGACAATTAGTTTGTTAATAGCCTCATACATTGAGTGCCTCCTCGATGAGTTCATCTACCACTGTAGCTGGCACTTCTAGTACAAAGGCAGCGTTATCAACAAAACCAAAACTAATAATAAGAGAACTGTCATGTACTGCTGCTCCTGCCGCGAATTCAATTTGACCATCTAAGAATGACCATGACTGTGGGGATACTCCAATTAGGTTAAGCTCAGAATCCCACACACATAAACGATGGCGGTAAGTGCCATTTTTTTGCCCCAAGTAATTCTTAAAGAGAACTACCTCATGGGTAATAGCAATATAGTTATCGCCCCACTTGACGAGCTGGCTACCGCCACGTTGGTCAGCGTTGACTACTTTACCTGGTGTTACCTGTACCTGAGTGCACTTCTCTTCATTAGGGTAAGCCTGAACAACCTCAGTAGGAGAAGTCCACTTGATGTACTGGTATTCTTTATCAAGAATAGGCATCCAGTTTTTTTCGCAGTAAGACTCTGGATTAACAGGGGCAGGTATGCGAGTGCGCGAAATCTCTTTCGCTGTCCATGCATCCTTATCAATCTCTAGCTCAGAAAGCTCCATACGCCCCTGACCATTAGTGGTGGTGTCTCGGCGCACACCAGTTCCGTAATACCTGCCGTCCCATTTTACGAGTCGAGCATCTTCTAGACCAACAAATGTCCAGATAGGTTGAACGTCTAACAGGGTAGTGTCGATAAGGGTGTAGTTAATGACGTTGTAGTCTTTATCCAAACGGCAGAAATAGTTCGCTGTTACTAAGCGTTGGTCTTCTTCTGGATGCAGATAAGAAAGCGGGCCCCAGATGCTAGGAAAGCGCTGGTCGTTCTCAGCGTGATAAAGGGTGTAGTTGATATGGCGCAAGATACAAAGGATGTCCCCATCATCGTCTATAAAGATAGATGGGTTCATCAGCCCTGTACCCTGAGTAACCTCAGCGGGGATAATAAGCGGCTTTAATCTACCGCCAGCCTGTACCGATTTTTGCACCAAGTTCATGGATTAAGTGTAGCGTTTATTCCTCAGTACGTGTGTTCCACCACATCGTGTAGTAGTCATAATCAAAGTTAAAGCGCTTCATATGCTGAGCGATAGCCCCAGTATGGGCGTGGACAGGAACTCCAACAGCTTTTAATTTACGAAAAAAGACAATATCTTCGCTGACATATCGGCCCTCAAGACCCTCTTGCTCAGCAAACATTGATTGCTTGGGGTACGCCTCACGAAGCTTAGGGACGATAGATTTGTGCATAAGCACCAGTCCCATACCAGCGCAATCTACCTTGATAACTTGGTTTTCAGGAAGGGGATGAACATGCTGGATAGTGAACTCATCCACGTCATTAAAGATGACAGGCATTGGATTAGCTAGGGCTCCTTCATCGCTCTTAGAGATAAAGTAGATTCCACTAATCACAGGGCGCAAAACTTTATGGGCTTCAGCCCAAAGAGTTTTGAGGATGTCAATAGTCAAGACGACATCGCTATCTACCCAAAGTAACCAATCGGTCTGTAGGCTATCTGCCCAGCCATCAAAGACTACCTGGCGTTGGCGACCAATCTGGTTACCTGCACAACGAGCAAAATTCTTAATATTAATTCCTGCCGCCTGAGCGTCAAGAATCGTATAAACAAGGCCTTGAGTAAATTTGCCGTCCGTCATTCCCCCATCACACCAAGCGATGGTCAGAGTGTCCTTATTAGATGCCATATAGTAAAGTCCTTTGTTAAGGCGTTTACTATATCAGAATACGTTAGTTAGACTGGACAATCTGCCAGCTAGTACCGTCAGAGATAAGCTTGCACCATTTACCTGCTGTTGCAGAGAGGATGGCCGTAGTTGCAGAGCCTCCAGCAAGTGGAACGACGTTACTAGATGCGCTAATTATTGCAGCGGCTGCAGTATTTCTAAAGTTTAGCTCTCGTCCAGAATAGCTTGATGCTGTCGGTAGTGTTACTGTACATGCAGCTGTAAAAGTAACTGTGTAGTCCGAGCCTAGTACAGTGTACGTTGATGTGGATACGGATTTGTAGTTTACCCACAAAGAACCCCACATCTTTATGTATGTACCTGTTGCTGCAGCGTTTCCCGTGTTTGCTGCACTTCCAAGAGAAATTGTAGTAAGGTTTGCAGTTGCACTAGAACCAATATTAATTGTTTTACCCGAATTAGTTCTGGTGCCAATATTTATAGTCCCGTTAAAAGTGGTAGCGGTTGCAACGTTAATGGTGGCAGGCAGAGTTTGTGCAATGGTGTATAAATTGGCTGTGCCACCTGCAGTTATGGCCTGCCAACTATCGCTATACGCACCATTAAACTGCGGGGCTGTGCCATACACTAAAGGGCCGCTTCCAGTTGAAGACTGTGAGTTAAAAGTAGTAATCCAAGAATTTTGCGTATTTTGTGAATTATCAATACACGTTGCTGTTATTAAAGACGCCAAAGCAGAGCTCGGTGGGTTTCCTGCTCCACCTTGAAACTGTGGGTTGGAGGTAAAGCCAGCAAGTTGCGTTGTTTGGTCTGATAACAATACGTTGTATACGTTACCTGCGCTATTGTTCCAAAAAGTAAATGATTGACCTTTTTGCATAGTAGTTGCGTCAGGTAGGTAGTATGTTAAACCAGTTCCAGCCCCAGTTCCAGTTACTTCTTGCCAGTTTGTACTTGAACTAGTCAGTGTTACTGTTGAGATATTATCTGCGTTAGTTATGGTAACCGCCGTGGATGAGCCTCCACCACCACCGCTACCTGATGCACCTTGAACTCCTTGGATACCTTGAATTCCTTGAGTACCAGTTCCTGCTGGGCCTTGTGTGCCTGTGGCTCCTTGAGAGCCAGTAGTTCCTTGAGCACCAGTGGCAGTGCCAACAGATTGCCAGACAGTGCCTGTCCATACCCACGTACGACCACTGTAGGTATACGTGGTGACGTTAGGGGTTAATCCTGTGGTTGGGAAGCTAATTGCCATAGGTCTATTCTCTCACTATTCTTACTTTTGAGGTGCTATAGAAGGAAATAATAAGCGGCTTTAATTTCCTTATAGAGTAACTACTGTTTTTCTGGAAGCTTGACGTGTGTTCGACCTGTTATAGCAGCAGCCTCATATGAGGAAAGGTCCTTACCTGAGCTTTTAACAAGGTCAGACTCTAGCATTTTTTCAAGTGTTAAAATGCTTTCTTTTAAGTTTACGTAAGCCACAGTATATGAAGCGCTTCTTGGAATCCAGTTGTTGATAGCCGTAACCAAGCTATCCATGTGAGAGAACGCTTTATCCACAGGCGTTGTGGGGGTTGAATCTGCCATGCGTACCTCCAGGCTATTATGGTCTTAACAGCATCTATGGTACACTGAAATGTGGAAGAGACACTAGGTAAACACTACTGGGCTACGGAGTTTCCCTACCCCTTGGGCCCTTCCGACAGTAACGCGGAAGTATTTAAAGAAGAACTTCTGGAGGGAAGCACCCTTCTCTTAGGCTGTACAAGGAAATTAATGCCGTTGAGCGATGTTTACCTGGATATTGACCCTTGGTATGCTGGGCCCAAAGTACGTGTGGGAAACTGGGTGGATAATACGCAGTTTTATACAAATATTATTGGGGACGGGGTGTTTAACTTGACCCAAGATTTGTGTGATGGGGTGCTAGATATGGCGAGTAGATGCTCTAATAACTTTGTGGTTCGGTCCTTTAATTACAAACTAGAAACCATGAAAGTAGCCTCATATTTTCCAAAGCCAAAAGACTTTGATATCCCACCAAGCAAAACAATTTCTTTTGAAAAGTACAGTTTTTATATATGGAAATTTTAGCTGACGAAACAGTGGTTCAAGACCTGTTAAAGTTATTGGACTACCTAGATAAAAGCCAGTGGACACATGTTCCTAGTTTTGAACTTATAAAAGGAATACCTGTCATAACCAGGGCAGAGCTTAGGAATAAACCTATGAAAAAGGGGATTGCTCGCACCACTACATCGGGCTCCACAGGGGAGCCAGTAACCGTAGAAAAGACTTACTCCGACTATATTTGGCATTTGGCTACAAATATACGAGAGATTAGATGGCGTAAATGGGACGTTACCAAAACTCTAGCGTCTATAGCGCCGACCAACAAGCTCGGTGAGTTTAGCTCTTGGGGAATTCCAAAGGCTATAGAGGCTGAACAAGGTCCCTCTTACACTATAGGACTGGAGCCAATATCAGTTCTTCAAAAGTGGCTAGAAGAAATTAGTCCTCATTACATTCATACACGTCCAAGTATTTTAAATGCTTTAGACCTAACCAAACTTTCTAATCTTACGGACACTAAGGGTACAGGTGAGCTTGGAGGGACTATGTACTCCAGTGAAGAGTTTGGCACAATAGCCATTCAATGTCCCGATAACCCTTCAGTTATGCACGTTATGGAGAACCTTATTGTCGAAACAGACAAAGATGGTGGGGCTATTATTACTAGCCTTACTAATCCCTATACAAAACGGTATAAACTAGGGGACCACGTTACTTTGGGTGAGTGCACATGTGGACGAACTTTACAAACTATTACATCTATAAAAGGTCGAGTCCGTAATATGTTTGTAATGCCTAATGGGGATAAAAAATGGCCCCTTATAGGCTCTCTTGTTTACTACGAACAGTTTGGAATTAAACAGTATAAGGCTGTGCAAACTTCTTTATATAATCTAGACTTGTATATTATCTGTAGTCCTTTAGGTGAACGGGAAGAAGAACTTAAAAAAACAGTCCAAGAATGGCTGGGAGTTAAAATAAATGTAGCTATCAAATACGTTGAGGCATTTGATAGCTACAAATTTGAAGAGTTTATTTCTTTTATAGAATAGTTTGTATCATGCTAACATTTACTGCAGTTGTTCCCGCATCTGTCAAAACAATACTGAGGCTTCCATCAGTTCCTGTTGCTATAGTGTGATTTATTGTTCCACCTATTTCCACAACGCCAATTTCTGTATAACTACAGCTTGTTGCAACATCATTAGAAATAATTAAAAACTTCGAAATTCTTGAGTTTGAACCCTGCGACATTCTAACAGTTGTTTCAGTACCAGTGGATGCATATGAGCCTGCAATTTGAAAACTGTCTCCATCATTTGTATATGTTTGATAGACGCCAGACACTAACTTACCGTTACTTAAATGAACTGTACCATTAACATACGCATCACCAGAATCGAACCTACTATTAGTAGAAAGGCCTCCGTTGACGTATACGGTGCCATTAATATTTAGATGTTGAGGTGCATCGATTCGCATTCCACCTTCACCTAAAAAGGTGATGTACTCCTGAGGATTAGTAGATGCTCCTGTTGGGTCAACGTTTCCAATATAAGACGCTACTGATGAGTTGATTCCAGCTCCGCCAATAAACTGTCCCAAAGGACCGCCATAACTAGAGGCGCTTAAAGGGCCTTGCCAATACGTATTAACAGGGGCAGTGATTCCACGACCAGGAAGACCAAGAAATGAACGAACAGGTATAGCTGTAGCCGTATAATCTCCTTCTGTAGGGTCGCCATACAAGTAGTGGTCAATCCATGTTTGAATATTTGTCCAGTCTAATCCCGTGCTATACATGCCTTCATACGTATCCCATCTAATAACTTGTGTAGGGTCATTAGGGTTAACAACGCTTGTCCAACCACTAGAGTCCCAGCTGTTATTTGGAAAGTACCCATAACCGCTGCCAAAAACTCCCATGCCGTAATTAGCATACGTACCAACAGCAGTATCCCCACCAAGAGCGGCAAAAGCCTCCGCTAAATTAGGCAGTCTCCAGTCCGTGTACCCGTTCTGATTAAATGCTGCACAATATGCCTGCGCATCGGCCCACGTATAGTTTCCTTGGGTACTGAGGACACTAACATCGGCATACATTTCAGAAAAAAGACTTGTAGCAGGGTCGTAGTAAAAAACAACTCCACCACCAGGACCCGTGTCGCTATAGTTGTAGGTCTTTAGTGCCGCAGAACCGATAGAGCCATCGGTGTTTACTTTTACAACTTGATTAGGGTTGGAAGAAATAGAACCAACCGAAAGCCCGTTCTTTACTTGAAAGTTTTTATCTGACATATAAGTTCACTATCCCTTATGTAGTAGTTATTAGTTTATAAAGATACGCGCTGTACTTTTACAGTGGCGTTTGTATACGTTCCTGATTGAGCGATAGTCGCTGTAAGGGTCATATCAGAACCAGACACAACTGCCTCAATAACTGGCTCACCAGTTCCCGCGCCTACTATGTTAATAATTCCATACTCAACATAGTTGACAGACGTTCCATCTGTCTGTACAAGCACCTCAGAGCTTCTAATATCTGTACCATGTACGATAGAAACTACGTACTTAAGAGTAGTAAACGAGCTAAGAGCAACAGTGTCAATAACGGCTGTTGCAGAAGAGGTTACTGTAGTAGTAACTACGGTAGCTCCAGTAGCGCCCTGAGTTCCTTGAGCGCCTTGCGCTCCTTGAATACCTGCGGTGCCTTGGGTACCTATACCCGTAGTTCCTTGTAAACCCCGAGTTCCTTGAGCTCCAGTTGTACCAGTAGCTCCTTGCGCACCAGTTATGCCCTGAGCACCTGTAGAGCCAGTTGCGCCCTGAGCACCTGTTGTTCCTGTTGTTCCCTGAGCACCAGTTGAACCAATAGCTCCTTGTGTACCAGTTACTCCCTGAGCTCCAGTTGAACCTTGGGTACCAGTTGTGCCTTGTAAGCCTGTGGTTCCCTGTGCGCCAGTTGTGCCTTGGATACCTACCGCACCATCAAGGTTTACTGTCCAAGAAGCGTATGTTCCAGAGCCGACAATTCTGTCATTAGTAAAGGTAAGAGAGCCTGTACCTGAGTTGTACGCACTAACAGTTCCGTAGACAAGGTTAGAGATAGTGTTAGCTACTACGATGTTTTGACCAACAGAGTAATTAAGTGCAGTACCTACTGTGATAGTAGTTGTACCAGTTCCTGTTAAAGTAAAGGATGTAGTAGATGAGGTAGCGTACTTATCGCTAGCAGTTCCTTGAATACCTTGCGTTCCTTGAGAACCTTGGGTACCATTTGAGCCGTTAGTACCTTGAGCACCAGTTGCTCCTTGAGCACCAGTGGTTCCCGTGGTTCCTTGCGTACCTGTTGAGCCTGTAGAACCCTGAGCTCCAGTAGTTCCTTGCGCACCTGTCGAACCCGTAGAACCCGTATAGCCTTGTGTACCAGTAGCGCCTTGAGTTCCTTGAGCACCCTGAAGCCCTGTTAAGTTATCGTACGGCTCAAACCACTCTGTACCGTCATAAATATATAGGCGACCATCCGTAGTGTTAAGCCAAGTAGTTCCTGTTGCAGGAGTAGCAGGAACTGTGGCAGAGACAATGTAGACACCTTGTGCGCCTTGAACGCCCTGGAGTCCTTGTGTTCCCTGGGTGCCTTGTGCACCTGTTGCACCAGTTGTGCCCTGAGAGCCTGTTGTACCTTGTGTTCCCTGCGCTCCAGTAGTTCCTTGAGAGCCAGTAGAACCAGTACTTCCTTGAGCACCTGTGTTTCCTGTGGTTCCTTGAGCACCTGTAAATCCTTGAGTACCTTGAGTACCTTGAGTACCTTGAGAACCAGTAGTTCCTTGTGCTCCTGTAGAGCCTTGGATACCTGTAGTTCCTTGGATACCTTGGGTTCCTTGGATACCTTGGTAATTAACTTGAGTGACGCGAACAAATGCTCCCGCTGATGCAGGAACTGGAGATGCTGCAGTCGCGTAGTTTAGGTACACGTTTGTGGAATCGGCGTTCCAATACACTTCGTAGTAATCGCCAGCAGTTGCGTTAACTTGCCATACCCAGTTAGTGATTGTTGGGGTAGTGCTAGATACTTCAGAGTCAAAAGCTGTAGATGCTGCAGTGGCGCCGTTTTTAACAAGCCAGAAGTTTGCTACGTGATTTCCTGCGCCAGTTAAAACGAGTTGACCAGCAAAATCAATCATGTATGTGCCAGTTACTGGCATTGTTACACGAGTAAGGGCAGAACCATTTGATACTAGAGTTACACCGTTGTTAATATTGGTAGTGTCAAAAATAACTGCTGCTCCGCCAGTTGTGGCGGTTTGGTCTGCAGTTGAGTAGAAAGAGCCGTAGTTAGAGATGGCTCCACCAGCACCAGTGGCACCAGTTGCTCCTTGAACACCTACACCAGATGTTTGGGTAAAGACAATATTATCTGTTCCAATACGGATAGTTCCATCTGAGTTAGAACCGTTTCCAATTTCTAACCAAACGGTTTGTCCGTAAGATGTTCCATCAGTTACGAAGATGTAGTCGCCCTCTTCAACCTGACCAACAACATGGTTGTCATAGTCAGTGGCTCGGGTAATCTTCCAAGGCCTACCACCAGGGTTGTTCTTACCAGTATCAGTTACTGTGTAGACACCATTTTGTTTTTGGTCAGCCTGACCAACAATAAGGAGGCGGTCACCAACAGCTAGATTTGGGGTTGTATATCCGTCTACAGAAAGAACCGCGTTAGCTCCAGCCTGAATGTAAGCCCCTACGCCCGTTCCGTTTTCGGCATCAGCAGAGCCTGCATAATATGTGCAAGAGTTATCAAGAGGCGTTGTTTGTACAGCCTCTACTGATTGGTGGGCATTCTGTGAAGATACAGGTCCAACAGCTCCCTGCACACCTTGAGTACCTTGAGTACCTTGAGTGCCCTGGGTTCCTTGCAGACCTTGTGTGCCCTGAATACCCTGAGCACCAGTACTGCCCTGTGTGCCAACATAGCCTTGGGTACCCGTTGCTCCTTGAGAGCCAGTAGTTCCTTGCGTACCGTTAACACCTTGTGTGCCCTGAGAGCCTGTGTTTCCATTAGCTCCTTGCGCACCAGTATTTCCTTGAGTTCCTTGAAGTCCTTGAAGCCCTTGAGAACCAGTATAACCTTGAGTGCCAGTTAAACCCTGAACTCCTGTGTATCCCTGAGCACCCTGAGTTCCTTGGATACCTTGGGCACCAGTGGTTCCTTGAACAGTAGGAACATTGACATCAATAGTATTTTGCGCTGAATGGTAAGTAAAGTTAATGTTTGTGTGGGTGCCGCTATTGAGGGCATCTGCAACTAATTCGGTGTGAAAGTACTTATTTGTAGCGCCTTCAAGAAGGTCATCTGTAGAGCCTAAAGCTGCGCCCGAAACAGCATTAGCAATCTCTGTAGCTAAATCTGTGGGTGTAACTGTCGCATAGTCAAGGTCTCGCCAAGAGTGAATTCCATCGCCAATTTTAAATTTGCCTGTGTTAGTCTCAAAACCAATTTCGCCTTGAGCAAGCTCTGGGTTACTATCGTGCCAAGTGGTGGAGATACCACGACGTACTTGAATCTTTGTTGCCATTTAAGCATTTCCTCCATCAATTGGTTCAGTCCCACCAAAATTTGTGTCTACCATTCCACCGTCCATGTTGCCCGTATTTAAGGCGCTCCATGCGCTGCCGTCGTATACGTAAACAGTGTTCTCAGTAGTATTGTAATACAGTTCGCCTGCAGATGTGCCCGTAGGGTCGCTCGCAGCCGCTAGGAGACCTAGCGGTACGAGGAAGCTACGGGCCATCTACTTATATCCTTAAGCTATTACTACTACTCGGTAGGTATCTACGAGTTGAGGTGCTACGGCAAAACCAACTGAAGCTGTAGTTGAGTTTACAGTAATATCGGTTTCAACCTTAGCTCCTGAAGCGTCGTAAACAGATATTTCAACATCTGCAGTTCCCAAATTGTGAGTGATTGGGAAGCTTGTTGTAGACGCGTTTCCAGTGATAGTTGTTGCGTACTTCTTGCCATCAACATAGCCACGGGTAGCAACTTCGTTACCTGCAGCAGCTGAGCCAACATACGCGTTACCGTCAGCGTTAAGAACTATGTCTCCGCCGTTCGAGGTAACGTTTACATCGCTCTGAGCAATAAGGTTCAACTTGTAGGCATTTGACTCTACAGTCATGTCACCTGTTGAGTTGTCTACCGAGATGTGGTTATTTGTTGAACCAGCACCACCAGCAGATTGGAAGGTAACATCACCTGTGAATGTTGGGGCAGCCTTAGGCGCCTTAGCATCCAACTGTGTCTGGATGTTAGAGGTCACACCATCAAGGTATGAAATCTCTGTCGAAGAAACAGTTACTGAGTTTACATACGTGAGTGTGTAACTCTGAGAAGGACTCTCATAATTTCCACCCGAAATGTTTGTTGCAGGTAAAGAAATGGTGTCTATAAAGTTGGTTGTAGGTGTACCATTTTTAGTAAAGGTAACTACGTGGCCATTATTGCCTGTGAACGTTAGTACTGTTCCGTTAGGAATAGACGACAAAGTAGAAATGTCGTTTAGTGTCTTAGGGCCAGTTCCAAACTCAACAGTTCCTGAACCACTTGTGTAGAAGTAGGTTGAAGTAGAATCACTCCACCAATTGCTTCTGTCAACCGTTACGGTAGAACCAACTGTTACTGTTGGGTTATTGAAGGTAGGAGCATCACTAACGGAGATTGTATTTCCGCTAAATGAGATGTTTGTACCTGCAGTGTATTCACCAGCAGCAGAGAACTGTGTCCATGTTCCAGCGGTTGCATCAGAAAGAATCCAACCTTGTGCGGCATGAGTTCCTTCTTCTACGAATACGAAGTCTCCCTTTGCAGGAGTTCCTTCGTCTGTTGCACGAGATAGGCTAACTCCGCCAGCAATATCAGATGCAACATAGATGCCGTTTTCAGAAGAGGTTGACTGGTCTTTAAGAAGAGCACGGTCTCCATCTGCAAGAGTGACCCCATCAAGAGTGAATACTCCTAACAGGTTAGATACGTTTGCAGAGGAAGCAACTCGTACAGAGTTCTTAACATTGAGCCCCTGAGCGACACCATCTACGTATGTCTTGGTAGCGATTACTGATGTATCAACAACGAGCTTAGTGGCGTCTGTGCCATCTGCAGTAAGTCCTGAACCGTAGTTAACAGCAAGACCAGTACCATCAGTTGTAAGGCCGAAGCCCTTGGCTACACCAAGCTGTGTTCCGTCTCCAGCTGATGTGGAAAGGGTTGAGTCTGGATTAACAACCAAGTTGTTGCTTGAAAGTCCAAGACCATTACCGTAGTTAAGGCTAAGGGCTCCTGAACCACCATCTACTGCTAGTGGACCATTAACAGAGAGGATTCCAGCGTTATAGCCTTGTGCACCCTGCATACCGTCGGCGCCTTGAGCACCGTCATTACCATTGTAACCTTGAGCACCTTGTGCTCCGTCATTACCATTGTAACCTTGAGCACCTTGAACGCCTTGAAGCATAGCGTTGTTGATGTCAAGGATGGTTGCAATCTGGTTATCTGAAGATACTGAGCCAACGTATGCGTGGTCTCCTGAAGCAGGATTAAGAACAATGTTGTTAGAGGCTGTTACAGTGAAGTCACCAGAGCCGCCAACGTTTACTGTTGAATCGCCACTCTTGAAGAAACCATCAGTAGATAGCTGTGACTCTACGTTAGAGTAATTAAGGGTAAGGTTGCTTGAGCCATCGATAGTAAAGTCACTATTAACGCCAAGAATACCTGCGTTGTAACCTTGAGCACCCTGGGCACCATCGTTACCTGCTGCACCTTGGATACCCTGTGTTCCTTGGGAACCATCATTGCCGTTGGCGCCTTGGATACCCTGAGTACCTTGTGCTCCATCATTACCGATAGATGCGTTGAGCCAAGATGTTCCGTTCCATGAACGAAGATAGCCAAGCGTTGTGTCAAAGTAAATCTGACCAATAGCTGGGCTAGATGGCGCGGAAGCCAGATTCTGGATTACCGCATTTTGCAGTTCGAGCTGCGTTAAATCAATTGGGGTTAAAAACTTACGTGCCACTCTGTTATCTCCTTTAAGATAGGTAAGCGTTGCCTGCGAATTGGTTTGAGAAGGTGAGAGTTAATGAGTCCAGAGTGGTGTACGAAATCTCTCCTTCGTAAATTGTACCGCCTGAATCACGAACTGTAACGTTAGGGTAGAACCCTAAGTTATGATTAACGACCCAAGTACTAGCCGCCACCGACTGAGTGTGTACGTAAGACACTCGGGAAGTAGTGAAGTACTTGTTTACAGTTCCTTCAGGAAGGTCGTCTGTTGATGCAAGGGAAATTCCAGCAATAGCATCAGCTAGTTGCTGGGCAGAAATACCCCCACCTTGTAGACCTTGAATACCTTGAGCACCTTGTGCGCCCTGAGTACCCGTACCTGTCGTTCCCTGTAAACCTTGTGTTCCTTGGGTGCCATTTGCACCTTGGATGCCTTGTGCTCCTTGTGAGCCATTAGCTCCTTGAATACCTGCGGCTCCTTGCACACCTGTAGCGCCTTGAATTCCGCCAGCACCTTGAATACCCTGAGCTCCTACGGGACCAACTGCTCCCTGAATACCTTGAGTTCCGCCAGCACCTTGAACTCCTGCAGCACCCTGAATTCCTTGAGCGCCTTGTGCTCCCGAACCAGTAGCACCTTGAATGCCTTGAGCACCTGAGATGCTTCCTACGTTCTCCCAAGCGCTGCCATTCCATACATAAAGCAAACCAGATACTAAGTAAGCATCCCCAGAGTTTCCTGTAGGATGTGCGGCAACAAGTTCAGCTTGAGATGAGTACGAACCAAGAATAGAAACAGATTTTCCTGCAATACCTTGTGCACCCTGAATACCAGTACCTGTTGCGCCCTGTATGCCTTGTGCACCCTGCATACCTTGTGCGCCTTGTACACCGCGTGCGCCACCCTGTCCTACAACAACAACATTAGGTCCCTGTGGATTAACATTTTGGATGCCGCAGGTGTGACGCGTGCCCACGCAACGACATCTAGTCAAGGGTCACCTGCTGAGTGGTGAAGACCTGCCCACGAAGATAGGTGTTTTCATAGCTACTGTCGTCTGTGGCTGTTGCCTGCAGGTCCCAAAATGCGCGAGGAGGAATGTAGGCCGTAGAGCTACGGTCTAGTGACAAACGAAGTTTGCTTAGGCTTTCAGATGTAGAGATAACTTCAATATTAAATGAGGCGTACAAAGAAGGGGCATTGGGATATGTGCGAATTTGCGCTTTCCAAGTAAGGCCCGTGATATCAAACGGAAAGTCTATTTCTTCTGCATAAGAGTCACCTTGGTACAAAACAATATCTTGAATCTCTACATAGCTTGGGAAAGGTTCTCGTCCCATAAGGTCATTCTGAATATATACGCGTTCTGGGGCACGAGAATCGTCAATTTCTTGAGCCATGTACACAGGAACAAGCTTGTTGGTAGTACGAGAAACGCGTCGAAGCGTTCCCATCTCCGTACGCCATAAACCAATATTAAGCTGAGCACATAGCTGGTGGTACTGGTCCCATCGGTTTTGGATAGTCTCAGTTAGCTGGCGGTACCGTTCAGAGCGCGGAATACTTACGCCATCTGGTGCAGCGATATCAATATCAAAAGAGGCGTCTGTAGCAAGTGCCCATAGAGCCTCAATAGTTGCAAGAATAGCAATTGGGTATTCCTCGACAGGAGGAATAAGTCCGATAGTCATTTGACTACCTAAACCATTTGTTCGTTGATACGTGTGCTGAGTAACAGCGGTATTAACAAAAGTGCATATATCGTCATCTGTAAAGTAACGAAAAACATTTCCTGTAATAACAACAGAAGAGTTTGCTGGGGGAGCGGTAATAAAGTGAATGACACCGACGTCAGGTTCTGCGGTGTAGCCTGTCGGGTAGGCTACTGGGGACCCATTAACGGATACTACTAAGGTATTCAGGTCAATAGGGTGAATAGCTAAAGGGTAGTCTTTAGTAGACCCATCTCCCGTAAAGCTAAGAGCAAACTGTTTTGGCTGGTCACCTAGCTCTAAGCGTACGCGTGAGGTCAAATCGTACAAGTTTGCCACGTACACTCCTTACTACGGTATATCCAATGATGACGCTAAATCTCAAAAAAATCTCTACATACGAAGAAGGCGCCCCGAAAGGCGCCCACTCCAACCGCATAACGTTTTAGATAACGTTTGCTAGGTAACCTTTTTCTTGAAGGTGCTGAGCAACGTGCTTAGTAACCTTATACTTTTGGCCCTTTTTAAAGTTGTAGTTATTACCCGAGCCAAGGGTCATATTCTCGATATCCTCAACTACACGAATAACAACATCTGCGTCATTACTCAATACGGTTGGCTCATCTACGATAACTGTCTGACGGTCTGGAACAGTCGCGTCAACAACTTCTGTTTCTAGCTTAATCTGTGCCTCGGCTGTTGCCATAGACATAGAACTTGCACGTCCTTGCATCTCTTCGAGGTTAGCTTCGACCATAGCTTCACGCACACGGCCAGTAACGTCGGAGGGCTTTGCTTTTGCTGCCATTGTATTTTTCTCCAATTTAATGTCTCGGTTAGATAAGACGGGCCCCGAAGGGCCCGCCCTTTAAGCTATTTAATTAATTGGTCTCCGCAATGACTACGGCCTGGTCTGTGATTAGGCCAAGTCCGAAGATTGAGTACCAAGCAAGTGCGTGCTCACGACCGAAGTCCAAGATACCGCCATCGCGGAGCTCGACTGGAAGTGAGATTGCGTGACCGAATGCGTTATCTCCAATGAAGATAGCTGAGTAGCGGTCAGATGAACCATTACCTGTGTAGGTAGCTGGAGTTGTGTAGCCTCCACCAGGAGTTACTGTTGGGTTAGCAACAGCTGTATCAGTGGTGTAGCTAGTACCTGCGCCACCAGCAACCTTGAGAACCTGTGTGGTCTCAATGAATACTGTGTCGTACAAGCGGCCGATTTCACCGAGCATGAAGTTACCTGGAGCTGCGTACTTGGTGACTTCGATGAACTCAGGATTGTCACGGAGCTTGCGGCTCTGGTGTGGGTGAACGAAGGCAACGTAGGTCTCGCCCAACCGAGGGATGTTCTTGGTTGAGAGTGTCTCAACTGCATCCTTAACAGTGTGGGTGGTGAGGTTGAAGTTACCTGTCATAGAAGCACGTGAGGTGCCCTTTGTACCGTCTGCGTACCAGTTGTTGACAGCTGACAAACCAGAACGGTCTTCACCGTAGATGGTTGAGGTAGCTGCGTAGAGGGTATCGCGTGAAAGCTGGTCAAGATAGACAGCCATGTTGCGACCCAAGAGACGTGAAGCAGAGGCCATAACATCATCGAATGATGCGTTGAGCAAGAGCTCAGACACTGCAAGTGCGTAGCCGTGTTCAGCAACAGTGATTGAGAACTGTTGTGCGGTCAACGCGTTGGTCTGCATGCGGACACCTTCGACAAGCGGTGAAGCGAAGCCGAGGTTGTTGTAACGCATGAAGTTGATTTGAAGACCAGGAGCAACACCGAGTTCAGTCTTCTTGACTGCGAACTGCTCGAAGCGAAGGATAGGCATAGCCTGGAACAAGATTTCCTTGGACCAGATTGTCTGAATCGCTTGAGTCAGCTGGGTGTTGGTACCTGAGTATGCTGTAGGTGCTGCGGCAAGATTGCCTGTACCTGTAATACTTGATGCCATTTAGCTTTGACTCCTTGATTGGATTGGATTGGGGGGTTTAGGGTTATCCGAACAAGCCCTTTGTCTTCCCCTGAGCACCAGGGCTCAAAAGACGACTTCTGTATTTAGCGTATTCTTGGACAGACATTGACTGAATGTCTTCAGCCGTAAACTGACGATTCTCCGAATTAGTTTCCAGTGGTCCAGCTGCAGGAAGAGTTGTGCTCGTTCCACGCATTTCTTTACGGGCATTTTGCATTGCTGCTTGTGCCGATTCGAGAATTCTTGCAGAACGCTCCTTAAGATTATCCACACTAGCTTGAAGTTCTTCGCGGGTATTGCCTGCGATGAGGTCAACAAGTTCAGGAATAATATTGTCGCGTTCTTGGTCTAACACTTGCTGCCGATATTGCTGCAAGTCTGCATACGTTCTTTCACGCTCCAGAAGAGCGAAGGCACGTTCGCGTTCCTGACGCTCACGCTCCAACTGCTCTGTCCACTCGGCTTCTTTAAGCTTGATTAAGTCCTTGGCGTCCAAGTCGTTTTCAAGCTTAGCTTTCTGCTTAGCTTCCTTTTCAGCAGCTTCCGCCGCTTCCTTTTCAGCCTTACGAGCGGCCTTTTCTTCTTTTTCTTTCTTTAGCGCTGCAACTTCTGCCTTCAGTTGGTCTACAACAGGATAAAGCTTATCCTTTTCTTGTGAACGAACTTTTGCAAGGTCGTCCTCAGTGTAGAACTTCTGTGTAGAAGTCGGTGCTTCCTCAGTAACAGTAGGTGCGTCAACACCCGACACGTTAACTACTGGAGCGGTATTAGCTTCTGCTTCAAAAGCAGACGCCATGTTCTCTGCAGTACTCATAGCTATATCCTTTGATTCTAGGGGTCGTTGTCCGAAGTGAGAGCTCATATGACCAAACGGTTGTCTTGCTATATTTAATTTTTCTCTAACAGCACGAAAAAATCAGGCTAAACCCTTATCTTTCGTACTCTTCTGGATTACGACGTTGAGGCAACATCGTTCCATAAGCTTCAGTGACTAACTTGTTGCGCAAGTCAGCTTCGCCCATATTTGCTTCCGCAAGGGCCTCATCCATAACAGGTGCTACTGGCTGCATAGGTGCTTGTGCTCCAGCGCTAGAACCAGGTGTAGGTGCTCCTGGCTGACCCATAGGGGCGCCACCAGTACCAACAAGAGAACCTGTCAATTCTGCAATTTCGGTTTCAATTTGAGTCTGGAGAAGCTTGAGAGCACCATCTGCTGTAGCGTCGTCCAAGAGCTCTTGACGGATTTCATTGAGCTTCTCAGCAGGAAATTCCTCGCCCAAGGTACGAAGTGCGCCTTCCTTAGACTCCAGACCAAGGGAAAGAAGGGTCTGGATTTCGTTAAGCGCGATTAATTTATCTAGTGGCAGTGGCTGTGGGAACTGTACATAGGAACGATAGGTAAGTGGGTCTTGTGGGTCTAGCTTGTCCAGCTGACCCTTCTTAAGCTTCACATCAGTGGTTGGGTCCCAGGTGAAGGTCTCAGGCTCTTTGACTGCAAGGCTGAGGAGGATGAGCTCATTAACGCGCTCTAATCCATGTGCGTACTGAATAATCTTCTGGTGATAGCGATTCATCAGCGGTTGAAATTGGATAGAGAGTGCTACACCAGAAGTATTTGAAATAGGCTGTGCTTGTCCCAAAGCTGTTTCAGGGACACCAATCATTTCGTGCATGGCCTTCTTAAGCATTGCTAGGTATTCCATAGCGCCTTTGAGACCCTGTGAACCGCCTTCAAGGTTTTCTACACGAGCGTCTTTAGGAAGACCTCCCCAGACCTTGTTAGCGCCCTTCTCTAGCTGAGAGGCCTTTGCGCCAATAATGACAGTAACAGGAGCAGCGTGATAATTAACAATATCCGCAATGTCCGTCGCCGTTTCATTATAGGTTCGGTTAATGTTGATAATATCGTTGCAGTCCGAGAGACCCCAAGGTGAACCAGAGATACGCACATTAGGAATGTGCACAACAGGGATAACACCAAGAGGGTTCGGGCGAGAGTCAATAAGTTCATCGTTGATGTACTCCTCAATCATGTCATCCGTCAAGATTTCGGTGTACGTAAATACCTGACGCGTGCCTTCAAGCGACGTACCCCAGAAGCGATACTTAAGCTTAAAACGAATAAGACGCTCACGGTCGTGAGGATGGAATTCTGGAAAAGCGAACGACGAGTTAAGAGGTAGGATACGGACACGTCCAGGGTGAGTGCGCCCAGCAGAATCCACATAAGCTTCTTCATACGCCACCTTAATAAAGCAGTCGCCTGACACTGAGCCTTGCTGTCCGATTTCCCACAGAACAGTGGCTTTGTTGTTGTCTACTTCCCATACCCTCTCAAGCAGGTCTGGCACGATTGCTTCCGTTTCTTTCGGGGAACGGAAGGAGACCCCTTTGCCGAAAGTGAAGTTAATAACAAAATCAGTAAAGGCGCGATAATAATTAAGGGCAATTTGAGACTCGCCTACTTGACGGCGATAAGAATAGTGATGGCCTAAGTACATAGCCCAGTTGAGGCTATAACGGTTTAGACGAGGGCCGTGAACTTCAAATTCTTCATCCGCTAGCTCTACGAGTCCTAACGGGGAGATGGAGATTGTTAAGTCGCTTGACGCCGCTCTATACGAGGGGGGTGAAAAGTCAATCGAACTCACTTAATTCCCTCCGACAAATCTAGTGGGTAAACCATAGCACAATTATCGACAAATCGTTAAAAAGATTAATTTAGAAACGCTTAAAGCTTTCGCCATTAATGTTGTTTTTTCCGATTGGCTTGGTTACTTTTTTCTTTTGCTGCTCTTCTTGTTTATCTTTTGCTTCTTGCACATAATCACGGAATCGAGGGTCTACTTGGCCCTTGTTCTTTACGAACTGTCCGCCCATTTGAGAGTACTTAGCATGGACCCAGTGGGCCGCTGCAGGGGACGGATACTTAGCGAATTTAGTGCGAGCTTGCATAGTAATCATGTTCCAAAGTTTTGGATTCGCAGGCGTTTGGTCTGGCGATTCCTTTACTTCTTTACCTCGGATGAGGGCCATGAAAACTCCTTAGATACCTCAAATCCCAGCCCCTAAATAGAGGCTGGGTTCGAGTAGTTAAATTAGTCTTGGACGACTGATGGGTTAAGACGCTGCTGATGTGAACCGTTGCGAACAACTTCTTCGATGCGGTTATCACCATGGTCAGCAAATGCACCGTTTGAGAACTCAGTAAGAGTATCTGGTGCTTCTACCCAAGCTGCTGAACCGACGTGAGCGCGCTCGCGCATTGTCTCCTCAGCTGGCTTTTCAAATACGTTTGCATTACGGTTTGGACGACCTGCTGCTGGGATATAACCCTGCATTGCGCCCTTTGAGAATTCGTTTGGAACATCGGTGTCTGTTGCGATACCTTCTTCAAAACGAAGTGGGCCGCGCTGTCCTGGTGTTGCTGGGGACATCTTGCGGTCGTATACGTTGCCAGGACGTTCTGGCATCTTTGGTGCTGGTGCAATTGTCATTAATGACTCCTTGTTAGGTTGAGGACCTCGTATAAAAGTGTCCTACAAAACAAGCCAATAATCTGGATAAAATACCTTTTATCTAAAGAACGGGCTTGAGGACACTTCTACAGAGGGCATCGTTAAGTCCATAGTTAACGAGCACGCAATCGCCAAAGAGTCGGCAAAGTCATCGTGGGCATGCGCTTCATCAGGGGCATGAGCCAAAAAGTTTGGGCCCTGAAACTTCGTCTCTAGGTCAGACATCTGCTGATAGAAGCGCTTCCACGTACGTAAACGGCGAGTTTTTGCATGAGCAGGCCATCCCACCATACGACGGTCGATAAGGGCTTTCAGGTGCTTCCAGCGCTTTGACTGCTCAGACTGGCTACTACCAAGTGAATGAACTTCAGCTCTAGGAAGAAGAATCTTTAGGCGTTGGGCAACTGCGTCACCTACACCGTTGGCATCTACTCCTACCGCAAGAACGTCATAGCTAGATAGAAACTGAACTATCTGGAAGTATTGGTCTTCCCAGTCATCACCTTGTAGTTCTAGCCAGTTTAAGATTCTATGGTCAAAATACCCAAACTCATCTGGGCGGTCCCAATCCACCCACACTACGGTTACTACTGTGGAGTCAACCTTACGTGCAGGGTCAATACCTACAACAACAGGGGAACGATGCCACGCCTTTACTGTTTCTTGAGACGTGTCTCCGAGCTCATCAAGAACGTTAGAGGTGACGAACATACCTCTATCGAGTAACCACTTACAGTTGTATGACATCTGGAACTCATCTGAGTCCTCACCAATGCGCAGCATTTCTTTTTTAATGTACTTGCCGTAGTTAGGGCTTACCTTAGCGACATCTTTGTAATCCCACTGAAAATGGTTTTGACGACCACGAGCGGTTTGACGGCGCCTATTTAACTGGATAGCTCGGTAAAAATTATTCTTATGAGTAGTCGGAGTACCTGTCTTAATCATGGTTCCGTTATACGCCGCGAGCATAGGAGAGATAGATTTAGAGACTACGAAGTCATCTGCCTCTTGGCACTCATCAATAACAATAAGATGGAACGACTTAGATTCAATCTTTGCACGAGGGTTAGCAGTCATCATCATAAGAGATGAGCCAGACTTACGAAGTTTAATCTGTCGAGTAACACCAGCTACTTTACCGATAGAGTCATCAATCTCAGGGTCGCCCAAAATCTCTAGGGCACGCTCAGAAGTCAACCGATTGACGGTACGACCAAATAACGTTTCTACCTGTGTCTCTACAGGAGCAAACATACCTACCCATAAACCGTGCTTAAATTTGCCCAAGAGGTCTGGGTAGTGAGGGGCTAGGTGAGGAAGTAGCACCATAAGCGCAGCTACAGTGTTAGCGATAGTCTCTGATTTGCCTGACTGACGGGCCGCAAGAGCGGTGATTTCTTCACCGTCATTGATAATTACGGACTCGATAATACGTCGCGCTAAAGGTAGCTGGTAAGGGCGAAGGGCGTGGTCATCCCCTGGCTCAACGCCTACAAGGGCATCCATAAATTGGATAGTGCGGTCGATAAACCGCTGAACAAATTCTTTAGAAAGTTCATCAAGCTCTTCTTCCTCATCTTCAGGAGGGGGCGACTCGAACTCGTCTAGCTCTTCGTCTTCGTCAAAAAACTCTTGCTCGCTCATATCATCCTTATATTAAAAGCGGTAAGCCTGGGTCAGAAACCCAGGCCGACCGTTGCCACACGGGGAGAAGGAAGAGGCAAGCATTAGCATACACTATTTGTCGACAAAACCATAAATAGATACTAGCGTGTCGAACGGCGATGTAACTCGTCTACTACAGCGTGAAGTGCTTCTGCCCCTGCCAATGCTTCGTCAAGAAACTGCTGACTACGATGCTTAGAGAACATAGACATGCAGCGACCTATTTCGTACAAAGAGTTTTCTACCCACATCTCTAGTTCTGTAGTAGGTATCTTAGCTACTCTCTTAGCTACTTTTTCAGGGAACGGTTTTACCCATGGTTCAGCCTGTTTCTTAAAAATCAATTCCTGGCGCCCCTTCTTCTCGGTGCTCATCCCTAGCTCCCATAGCCCTAATAAGCAGCAAGTCAACGTCTTCATCTGTTAATAAATGAGGGTCGTCCACTGTCTTGAAGAGGATGCCTGCATAGTAACCAGGCTTGGTAAAGGGCACTCTAAACACTAGGCAGTGACCCTTACGGAAGGGGATATCTGTTTCTTGAGTATGTCCAATTTCTACAATAGGCAAAAAGTGCCGATGGTAGTAGTACAGCTTTCCGCCGTATAGTGGTCCGAATGTTTTCATAACTCTCCTTAAGAGTTAAATAGTACCCTAGTTTGCTCAGGCATCATATTAGGGTCAAAGGGCCCCATGTCGTCGTGGCTATCTAGTCCAGAGGCTGCAAGATAGCGCCCCGTAGAATTGCTGGCTTTTAAATCGTTCCACATATCGACAGGGATATCGTTGTACTCCCACCAAGTCCCGTCACGAAACTTAACAACGAGCTTCTCTGCTTCTTTGCTATAAGCAAGTTTTAACGCTCTCGGGCGACTGGGATTACTCGTAGGAGCGGTCATGTTGTTATAGGTAGGGGGAGTGCCGTAAGTATCTTGGTCTTCGGTAATGAATGTAGTCGGCTCTTGAGGGTCCATGATTTCAAAGTCTGCGTACACCTTTTCATACGCACGCATGGCAATATTCTGCACACGGTTCAACCTGTCTTGAGAACCTGTGTAGTAGTTCTTTTGCTTTTTAAACTTGGTCATTATCCCTCGCAGGTATGAAAGTCAGTCTCTGTCTCTAGTACTCGCTCAAAGCATGAAGCGCATCGTAACCATTTAGGGGGCACATAATTATTTTGAGCCGTTCCGCCTAGAGGTATATCATCCCCATATTCAGTGGAATCGTAAGCATCAACAATCTCTGGTTCACGAAAGAGCTCGCGTGGAAATGGGCCTCGAGGGTTTGCTACCTTATCTGGTACAGGATGAACTTGAACCGCGTTATGGCGGGTCACTTTCATTTTGGGCTCTTAGGCGCTGTCTTTGGTTTTGTTTGTGTTGGTTCTACCAAAGGGAAGTGACCAGCAGATGCGCGGTCACGAAGCCACACAGGAAGGCAAGAGGCGCAATAATTAGCTGGGCTAACGCCTTTATCTGCGTGTGTGTAGTCCGCAGGATTGTCGCAGTTATCGCATTTCATAAGATGAGTATAGCAAAAAAGCGGGCACGAATGCCCGCTTTCCTGTTAAGTAAGTTTACGCCTTTGGAGCGTTAGCGTTAATGGTCTTAACCGCGTCAGCTTCTGCAGTAGCGATGCCCTGAGCTACAAGTGCCTCTGGGACGCCAGTCTTCTTAGAGATAGCGTTTGCTACGGAGCTGGGGTTGAGCTTTGCAAGGGCTGGTACTACCAAACCTGCTGCCAAGGCCCAAAGGACAGACTTATAGTCGTGGTGTCCAGGGGTCTTAAGGGTGACACCAACAATACCTACTGCGGTACCTGCGGTGCCGTAAATGTAGTGCTCTACATATGCAAGATACTTCTTGTTCATAGTTCTCCTTGATAGACGGAAAGGCCGTGGGCCTGTTCCAATCGTACCATTAAAGACTGTCGTCGATATGCTGCTCGAATCGACCTTCCAGCTTTGCTACCTTCTCCCCAATAGCAATCTGGTCAGTACGAAGCTCTTTAAGCATAGGGATAATCTCTTTATTAATCTTATCGTGGATGGAACCGCCACCATTAGGGCGCAGCTCTGAAAGGTACTTTTTAACGAGCCATTTGATACCCGCTGCCGCAGATACGACTATTGCGATTTCAGCTGAGGTAACGCCAATCCATGCGTCAATGCTCACAAAACAACCACTCTCTATAGTAATTTTATTATAGAAGTATAGTTGTCCGTGTAAATTTCACATTTAATAGTATCTATTTATACATTATTATCGGCGTGTTTGTATGCGTTAAAATAATATTTGTTGTTCAACTTGACTTAACCTGTAACTCTCGTGCTACTGTTGAGTACGACAGAGGTGCTAGCGATAGCGCCTTCGCCAACTGAGAGGAGCAGCGATGCTCAATATCAGACTTAATCTCACGATTAATCTAAGAAAGGTGTTTGCAGCGGGGTTGGCAGGATTTATATTCTTCGCCCACTTGTTGACACCAGCGTACGCACTGACAGTATCGGTCAAGGAGTCGTTACGGGAAAAGCCTGTAACAGTAAATCTCGCCTATCTGACAGTAACTACGACCAAGACGCAAGCAAAGCTGGATATTGCCAGCTCTTCGGTCAAGTACTTTGACCCACAGACGCTCGCCTTCCTCACCGTGTATGCCAAGGGATGGAAACTTAGCGAGTGGTCCTGCCTTAATAACCTCTGGAACTCTGAGAGCCACTTCAATCCAAAAGCATTGAATATGGGGTCTCGCGCATTTGGTATCGCGCAGTTCTTGCCAACAACCTGGGAAAACTATAAGGTTGTCAAGACATCAAGTGCGAAGCTACAAATCCAATACGGACTACGATACATTCAAATGAGATATGGGAGAGCATATGACCCAGCAGGTGCATGCGTTGCATGGAAGTTCCACCAAAAGAACGGATGGTATTAAGGCGCCATATTTTGATGGCACCCAACCATGTGCACAAACAGACCCCGAATTGTTTTTCCCCGAACGAGGCCTAGACGCAATCAAATCTAAAAAGATGGTCAGAGTCATTTGTGGAAGCTGTGACTTTACGGCTGAATGTTTGGAATACTCTTTAACAACAGATGTGCTCGGTACGTGGGGCGGCCTCCTAGAAAAGGAGCGTCGCGCCATTAAACGAATGAGGCGTAAAGCGTCATAAATAAAAAGCCCCTGATTGCTCAGGGGCTTTTTTGTATTCGCTATTAGGAAGCGAAGTATGGTGTGATGGTAATTGCAGAACCTGCAGATACCGAAGCAGTTCCACCAGCAACTGATTGGGTCTTGATGGTGTTTGCACGAGCAGCAACCTTTGCGGTAACTCCTGTGATACCAGAGTGAGCTGTGATATCCGCGTGAGTCTTAGCAAAGCGGAAGTTGTTAGCGTCTGGAACAACGGTGATGGTGTAGGTACCGTTAAGGTCAGCATCGTATGCTGCTGAACCTGAACCGTTTGTAAAGCCAGCGATTGTTACTACGTCACCAACTGCGTATCCGTGACCTGTTGATGTAACGGAGGCTACGTTAGAAGCAAGTGATGCGCCAGTAATTGCTGGGGTAACTGCAGAGGCGGTTGTGACAACAAGCTCTGCATCGTTAAGGGCCTTTTGAGCATTAGCCAAAGGAGCACCAAGAACGCTAGGAACCTTTACATAGTCAACGCCAGCAACAAAAGCACCGTCGTTTGCGGTCAACTCGTCCGCATAGCGAACGCGACCTGAGATGTTGATGTAGCTACCCGTTCCTGAAGCAGAAACTGTAAAGGTGTAGCGGTTTGCAGAAGCAACAGTCAAGTTAGTTCCGTCAAGACCAGTGCCAGTAATGTTTACTGTGTCGCCTGCCTTAAGGAAGTTATTTGGAGCTGTGTAAGTCTGTGTGCTGCCATCGCCAGAAGCTTGGGTGATGATGTATACGCCCTGGTCTGAAGATGTGAAAGATGGGTATGATGCGTAGCCAGACTCTGCAATAACATGGTTATCCATGTGTACAGAGCGTGTTGGGTTGTTACCAACGGTTACTGCAACATCTCCATAAGCAAGGCTTGAGCTTGCAACCTGAGTAGTTGCTGACCACTGACGGTCGTAGTCTGAGCCACCGATGTTTGATACTGAGCCGTTACGCTCATCGTTTGGCTGAATTGGGAAGCTACGCCATACGAAGTCTACTGCAAGGTTACCAGCTGAATCTGTAGCGTGGCCATCTGCGTTTGTTCCGCCAGCCTGTGCTGCAATAGCAACGGAGTAAGCTCCTGTGCCTTGTGCAGAACCCACAGCTGCGGGTGAAGAATAGCTTGACATTAAATTACCTCTCTAGAGTTGGTTATAACCCCATGCGCGTTGGGGCATATTAAGTTTACTGTTGGGTGTTTTAGGCGTCCCCCTAGACTAGGAGGAACTTTCTCCGTTAGCGCCTCTACCAGGAGTGGCATAAACGCCTTTTTTAGCACGAGTATTGGGATTCTTTTCGACAAAGAACTTTCTAATGCCAAACCGAGAGTCAGAGACCGTAATTGGTTTAGCAATACTGGTTTTGAACTCGGAACGTCGCTTCATACTGACCATCGGTTCCATTGAGCGGATTGAGTCTTAACACCTGTTACTGAGCCATTAGCACGAGTAAGGGCATCTCTGAATTCCCTATCACTCATCTTGGTACGTTGAATATTCATTTGAGTCATGGACTCAGTAGCCAAGTCTTCCTTGGGCGCCAAATTTTTTCTTTTAGCCATTTTCTTCTGATGCTTTTGGAGCATCTCCAAAGTTTGCACTAACGCCATTTCCAAGAGAAATAGAATTAAATTGTCGTGGCCCAGCGTGGTCTTTAAGAACACGAGAGGAGTAGTCCATTGTTTCATGTTGACGCTGCTGCGCGTTTGAAGCAGCTTCCTCTGCTTGAGAGTGCTTAAGCTTTGCCATCTTAGTCTCTTGCTTGCGAGTTAAAGAGCTTACTTTTAAGTTGCGTTCGTGGGCTTTGTCGGCCGCACCCTCTGCCATTGCACTCTTGATTGCGTGTACACCGATGTCAACTTGTCCTTGGTGCGTAATAAGAGCGGCTCTATCTGCGGCACTAAGACCACCAGAGTTTTTATTTCCGCCAAATACTGCCTTTGCTGTTTTACCTATTGCAGCAAGTTTTCCAAATTGACGGGCGCCACCTGTAGAAGGGGCCTGATTAAAATTAAATGCTGATTCGGTCATATCTAATGGTCTCCTAAAGTCTGACCTTTTTCTGCGTAATCAAAGTGTTTTTCTTCGCATTCACGTGCCAATGACGGGACGACATACATCGTCCCGCACAGGCCACAGGACCAGCGGTTAAAAGCTGGCTTATGCGTGATTGAAGATTTCCTGCCATGTCTTAGGGCCAACAATTCCATTGGAATCAAGGCCTGGGTGACCATCTTGGATAGCAAGAATTGCCTTCTTAGTTGCTGGGCCATATTGACCATCAGCGTCAAGGTCCAAAGCTTCTTGAATAAGCTTAACGGCATCTCCAGTATCACCAGGCTTTACTTGTCCTGGGAATGGAGGAACTTGCTTTACTACAGGTGTAGCGGGGTCAGCATGAACGCCGTCCTTATAGACTGGGCGACCAAAGCCAACAACAGAAGCCCATAGATGGCGCTTGTTATCAACCTTGTATCCACGGACGTTCATGGCGCACTCGCCACCGTTGTTTGGTGAGCCTTTAGGCTTTGAGTCAGGGGTAGTGTTTCCCTCAACAGTTGTGATAGTTCCATCGCCATTGTCTTTGACCACAATGCCAACATGTTGGATTGGGCTGTCAGGCTTAGCTGCTGGGATAAAAGAGAAGTAAACGAGGTCGCCTGGTTGTGGGTGTGCGTTAGCTGCATCTGCCCAAGCCCCTGCCTTCTTAAACGCTGCTGCACCTGCTGGGGTGTAAACAGTATTAGGAAGCTTTACTCCTGCCTTATCCGCGCACCACATCATCAAACTTCCGCACCATGCTTGGAAGTTTGCGCCCGTGAAAGCGCCATAAAGTGTTTCGTTATCCTTAGGGCCCTCAATAACACCAACCTGTGATTTAGCGACTTCAAGCATACGAGCTGCTGTCCCTGGTTGAGCGGTTGTTACTGGAGGAACTGGATTTCCTACGTTTCCTAGTGCCATGTTATTCCTTAGTTGTAGTGTGGGTCGTTTTCTGAAGCTGATTCTACAGCTGCGGCAACAGGTGCTGCAGGGGCAACTACAGGTGCAATAGAGCCATCAGCTGCAGAAACAGTGATGTCGTTTCCTGCTTGACGTGCCTGTACCTGTAGGTCAGCTGCAGTTGTTGCTTGAGTATCAACAGCGGCAAACGCTGCGTTAATCTCATCAAGAGACAGCTTTCCGTCATCCATGAATCCACGAGCTAGCTTTTCTACAACAGTTGCACAAGCGGTCAAACCTGCAACAGTCATTGCCTTAAGAGTTGAGATGTGTGCGATTGCACCAGCACCAATAACTCCAAGAGCACTAGCGGTAAACGCTGCAACAATGCGCATAAGCACATTCCAAAACAGCTTAATATTGTCTTTCATTTACTTCTCCTTAGGGTTTCTTAGACGAAATGATGTAATCCAGAGAAAAGTCGAAATAAGAATCGCCTCTCCGATTACTTTTTTTGCCGAACCTGTCAGAACCAGCCAACCGACAAAGAGACCAAGGAAGGTCCAAATTTGATTAGCTAGGTCTCGTATAAGCTCTCTAATGAATTTCATTAGAATCTCCTTCTCAGTTGAGCTATCTGACCAACAACGAGTGTTGCGACCAGAATCTTCTTTGCCTTCTTGCGTGTGACGGGGCTCATATCGTTTCCGATGTTCTCTACAGAGACCAAGGCGTGGTTAAGTGCCTGTACCCCTGGAACGGCCGCCAGAGCCCCTTTAACGGGTGTTTCCACCACGGGGACGGCAATATCGGGGGCATTGAAAGTTGTGCCTCCAGGTTGACCTATAAAGGTCGCTACAGTAGTTATAGCTTCTGGTGGAATCGGGAGACCAGAGCCTGGAGGCGGCGGTGGAGGCGTTAATTTGCCGTCCTCGCCTACTACTTGTGGCTGAGACTTAGTACCAAAGAACTGAATACCGCCGTTCTCAACACCTGGCTTGTCCTCTTGCACGTGAGCCACAAGAACCTCAGCAGGAGGTACACTTGGGACAGTATCCGACAAGCTATTAGGATTATCAGGAACGAGGGTTGAAGATGAAGATTCTGGGGTTGGTTCTACCACTGGTGGGGTCGGTTGTGGTGTCGGAGTTGTGGCGGGTGAAGGCTCGGGCGTTGGCTGTGGTGCTGGGGTTGGTTGTGGCGTCGGTGACGGTGCTGGCGTGGGTTCTGGTGAAGGCGGTGGCGTAGGTGCGATATCAGTTGGCGTCGGTGCTGGCTCAGGTGAAGCACTTGAAGAGGGTTCAGGTGTTGGAGCAGGGCTTGGTGCAGGAGTGGGTTCTGCGCTTGGAGCGGGAGCTGGAGTTGGCGTTGGAGGAGCTGCAACTGGCTCAGGGCTTGGGGCGGGTTGTGGGACAGGGACAGGTTCCACAGGAACAGCGGGCTCTGGTGCTGGCTGAGGAGTCGGTTGAGGTGTGGGAGTCGGGTCAACTGTTGGACTGGCATCAATCACCGTCACAGAATCAGTTACCGTTGATGTATGAACAACAGGAACAGGTGGAGGAGTAATTGTCACAGAATTTGAATCCTGGGACTGACCCTGAGACGTTGAAGTATCTACAGTCGGCTGCGGAGAAGGCGTTAATGAAGTTTCGGGAGTCGGAGTTGAATCGGGAGTCGGAACGACAGGAGGCGGAGAGGGTACGATGGGTGAAGCTATCAGAACATCAACAGGGCTAGAAAACTCAGAGTACATTTGCGCACTGTCGTTATCTGAACGAATTTTAAAGGCATAAGTTTTATCCATTCCATCTTGCGCAATAACATCTGCCCCTAAAGTAATAGATGTTGTCGTAGACGCTACACCCCAACCAGCGTTTGATGGGTCTGACCAAAACACTGCATAGCGTTCTACAGGTACTCCGCCGTCTACAGGGGCGTCCCACGTTAAAGTGATACTTCCATCGCTATTAGTAACAGCAGATAGGTTTTGGGGCGCATTTATCGTAGGCATAGGAATAGCGTTAAGGGCCGCTATATCAGCATCTAAAGTGGCTTGGTCACTTCCTAGTTGTGCTCTAGCTAGGTCTAAAGCGGCTTGTGCGTCAGTAACAGCCGTGTTTAGTGAGGCTTCGTTATCTTGTGCAGTTTGAATTGCGGGAAGTAGAGAGTCGTCTTTTTGATAGGTAATCGTAGATGTCTGACCAAACCACGAAGATGGAACAACATTGAGGTTAGTTCCCTGCGTAGCGTAATAGAGCGTAGAACACGCACCTCCGCCATTTTCGTAGTACCAAGCATCTAATGCGTAAGCTGTACCAGCGGTTAACTGGGTGTATTGGCTCCAAGAACCGTTACAGCCTTTATCACGCCAATCGTTAATAATAAGCTGCCCGTTAAGAGTCATATAAAACCCATCGTCAGCAATATTCATAAACCTATACTGACCAGTGGTAGGAACTGTGATAGTTCCTTGATAATGAACAACTACATGGTCGTTGTTACATCCAGCAACGCTTCCGCTACCCCAGTTGTTATTAATCTGTGAAAATATCGTAGAGCGACAAAAGGAGCTGTCTGCGGGCGTTCTGGTGGCATAGCTATTGTAAACCGTTACGGTCAAACCAGAGCCTGACGAGGTAACTACTGGCACTGAGCTGTTGTCGTACGCAGCTTGTGCGGTAGACACTGCTGTTGCGCCATCTACGGCCGCTTGAGTAGCTGCAGCTAAGGCGTCAGTTAACGAGGTTACGTTTGCACTATCCGTGGCAACGGTTGCTTGGTCTTGGGCCACTAATGCGGTGGCAGCGCTAACAGCGGCATGGTACTCATCTAGAGTCATGCCTTTTGCAGGTTCAGCGATTAGTGCAGGAAAAAAAGCGGCGAATAGTACGACGGATAATGCTGCGAGTACACGCAGAGCTCTCAATCAATCTCCCATTGACTAGAGCTTAATTATACTAAGGCGAGTTCACCTTCTGGGTCGTGAATGCCTGTTGACTTTTCACGCAGGTTAACAATCATCTCTCGTCCGTGATGCCCGCAAAAGATTAGCTCACCTGTAGAAAATGTAACGACAATCTTTCCAGCAGCGCTGCAGTAGTCACATCGGTCTTGAAGCGTTAATTCGCGTTCAATAGTCTCTACCATTATGGCTTCTTTGCTTTAATACCGTGCGATTCAAACATTTTACGATTTTCTTTTTTATCATCGTAAGCTTTTTTAACTTTAAATTGACGTGAAATCTTTGTGCTTAGTTCGTGTTCTTTTTCCTTGGGGTCGCTTTCTGTATCCCCTGTAGGACGAACATCAAGCTCAGCTTTTCCTAAGCCCTCTTTTTTTAACCATGCTTCAGTAGAGCCTTTTTTATTTGCCCCTTCAGCACTAAGAACAATCAGATGCTCTTTATCTTCATCCTTACGAGCTTTTTTGACCATGTGTTTAATCGGCTTGCCGCTATCTTTTTTTAGCGTACCGTTAAAGTCAAAAATGACAGCTTTCTCTTTACTCATTGTTTTTTGCTCGGTTAGCCTTTATCTCGTCAATCTCTTTAAGGTATTGATTGGCAGCCTGGAGGTAGCCTGCAAATAGGGGGTGTGGCGCTTCTTCATTAGGCACACGAGCTGGGTCGTTTGCGCGGTCTTCTGGATTACTCACTTTGCCTTCTTTCCTGCTCGGCGCTTATTTTCTTTAGCAACATTCTTAGAGTGGCTCATAGCCTGTAGGTTACTTTGTCCATCATGTCCTTTACGACCACCGTTATCTTTATGGTCTACATCGGTATCACGAGAAAGCTTCTTGCCTGTCTTGCTTTCATAGTCTACGCGTGCCTTATTAGAAGACGTGGTATGCCACTTTCCGTCCTTACCTTTTGTCTTAAAGACATAGATAGGGCGACCACCATTTTCTTTAGAGCCTTTATAAGGCCCAAACCTCTTTGTCTCAGCCATTATTTCTTCTTTTTTCTAGATACCGCTATATTATCGACAGCGTTTGGATAAGGACGACCAGCAGCCTTAGCGCGTGCCTTAGCCTCAGACACCTTCTCTGGTGACATCTTTGTTGACTTCTTCTTTGGGTTTGGGGTGTCCCATACTTGCTTGGCCATTAACAATCCCACTTTCTTAGAGCTAGTGCTTTACGGGTTGGCTTTCCGCCTGGACCAATCATAGGCCCTGGCATACCGCCCATGCGAGCACAGAACGACTTGCGGCGTGATGCAGCTTTAGGAGAGTGCTTAGCCTCTTTAGCAGATACTGGCGGCTTAAGGTGGTGACCTTCACGAGCAGCAGAAGCACGGCCCTTGGCGTTTAATCCGCCCTCTGGGTTCTTTCCTTCTTTACGTTGCCAAGCTGGAGATGCCATTTACTTTCCCGTCGTACGGTGGTACTTCTTAACAGAAGCCACGCCTTGCTTTACAGTCTTGGCGCCAGCCTTTTTTGTTAAATCAATCTTGTCCCACTTAGGGTCATTTTTTCCTGCATGGTTGACAATAACGTCACCCTTTTTATCTTTGTAGACCTTGTGAACAGCTCCACTGCCTTTATGTGAACCTTTAACTACAACGGTAGCTGGCTTATCTTTTTTCATCGGTTGTACGTCCTTAACTGCTTATTGAGAATGTCTTGTGCTTGTTCAGAAACTTCATAACGACCCTTTTGGTCTTTGACTGCTCCCATAGGACCGTAGCCCACAGAGCGAAATTCCATAACACGAGAGCGGTTAGAAGGAAATAAGCCTGAACGCATAGCCTTTGTTTTTCCTAAAGCTCTATCCAACATTATTCATCGCCTCATCTATTTGTCGCTTAAGTGGCACACGGAATGCTGGATGCTTATTGCCTGGATGAGACATGGGCTCATCAAGCGCTTCTTCCATAGCATTTTTGGCGCCAGATAGGTCTACTACCCGTGCAGGGTCATTGGACTTATCTTCAACGCTCATGTCTTTATTCTCCCGCGTTTTTACTCTTTATCGGGGTTAAAAGCGACTTGATACTCCAGAGTGGCGTTTTCTAGTAAGCCAACGAGGACATACCCCATTTTTCTATGTTTGAGGGCAAAGTGAGCTTTCCACTCCGATGGCTCAGTAAAGCGCAAAGCACAGCCATTATTAATATCTTGGTAGACGACAGTGGCAAAGAGGCCCAAATCGCCTGGCTCTTCTTGCTGTTCTAGTACCCAATTAAGGAAGTGCATTGGATAAAAGTACAGGCTGAAATAAAGCTAGTCTTGCTTTAAGTAGTTAACTTCTTCCCTCAAGTACATGACTTCATTCCAGAGCATCTCCATGTTGTGCTCTAGGATTTCGATGCGCTCTTCGCTAGTCACAGACCGTTAGCCTTCTTAAATACCTCAACAAAATTTTTGCGCTCTGCAATCTGAGCCTCGGCTTCTTCTACCTGCTCAGGAGTCAACTTATCCTTACTGGACTCAAAGAGGGACTTGGTAGCCTCTAAAGCGGCATCAAACATGGCGGCTTGCACCATACGGCGCTCTTTAATGAACTCTGCTGTGGCAGCGGCTCTAGCGGCGCGCTTCTCGGATGTTTTACTCATAGCTCAATTCCAATCCAAAAGAAGAGAAAGTCAAGGCTTATTGCAAATCGGTCAATAGAGATACCTAGAGCGAATCGGCGCCAAGAACATCCCCAAGATAGGTAAAGGCGTTTTTCAGTAATATGAATGCAAGTTTCTTTATGAACCATGGGGAAAGAGTAGCACAGATTAAAAAATCTCTAGGTCGTCCGTGTAATCCTCAGGGTTACGACAATGAGAGAACTCGTATACATATCTGAATAGAGGGGGCACGCTGGTCAACTTGGACTCGAACCAAGAACCTGCCGATTAACAGTCGGCTGCTCTGCCAATTGAGCTATAGACCACGGAACCCCAGCCGTGTGGTCTGCTTGCGCTTCAGGGACGGTTCTGGGGTGTTCAGGATAAGTATATATCTTTGTGCACCAAGTAGGAGTCGAACCTACAAC